GTGCAACGCGCTTGTTATGAGGACCAAGATATTAAGGCTGCACTCTCACAGCCTAAGAGCGAGTGAACGTTGTCAGTAAGACCCGGCAGCGGCATGGCAGCTCTCGCTAAAGTCTTTACTGAGAGCAGATCACGACCGGTGCATCTTGGATCTGGCCCAAATCGCGATAGAGCTGCTCATGCAGGAAGCGGCGCTCAGTCATAGTCAAACACCTCTATGAGTGAGCAGTGCTGGGGCGCAAAACCAATTCATAACCCTGGGCCTCTGCCATAGCACGAGCAATGGCCCACAAGTCCTGACCCTCGATCAAAACAAAGTGAGTGCTCGCCACTCCATTCTCGCCATAAACTCGCTCAGAGACATCAACAAGGCCGTGGTCGCCTATTCTGGGATGGAGCTTTGCTTCTCTGTTATGGACAAACTTATGAGTACCACCAGAATTGGGCTTCTCGATACTGTAATCGTAAACATCAATGATGTATTTACCGTCAGATTTCATGGGCCACCTGCCTTTCTCCTCGCCTCCAAGTCCTTCTTCACCATCTCTTTCATCTCAACCCAAGAGGTACGCTCCTCCTCGGCAAACATTTCCTGAAGGGTTGGATCTGTTGACATCTGGCACCAGAATGCCCAACTGAATACTTTCCGAGCCTGGGTAGGGGTTAGGTCAAGACTGGTCTGCTCGATGAACCCGTGCTTGAGATGGGTTAAAGTCCCCCTTCCCGAGATTTGCTCGATCCGCCATGTCACGCTTTTCATCTCGGGAATCCAGGAACCGGCTTCCCACCGAGACCACGGGTGTCGTTGCCATCGTTGCTGACGGTACGTTGTCGCAGATTCTCGGCTGCCAAGCACGACGACGCCGATTGTCCCTCCGGGCCCACCCACCTCGATCACATCGGCAATGGGTTCAAGTTCATCCGTAGCTCCCGGTAACTCAGTCTGAACGTAGTCCGTCTTGTAAGGCCAGAACGGCCATTGTTGCTTTTGCCAAAGGAGCTGTGCGACCAATAGGCCGAACGCGGAGATAGTACCTGCAATCATAAAGTGGGGAATCACGCAATCACCTGCCCCGGCAACGACGGCGGCTCAAACCGCGACGCCCAACGGTCGATGTAGGATGTTTCGATTCTCCCTTTCCGATCCCGCCACGACTGCAGAATCCGCACCGCCTGCTTTTCGCTCATCCCGGCGAAATCGGCCATGTCAACAATCCGGAACTTGGCGTCTTGACGGCTGCTTTCGCTCATCACGTAGGCGAGGCGGACACTCGCCGACTCGTAGGAAAGATCAGCCAACCGGGCCTGCATCGCCTTCAGCTCCGCAGAGACGAGCTTCGACATCGTGATGCCCAGCGCCGGGTGCCACGCCATAAGGCTTCGTATGGTCCAGTAGGGAACCAAGCAGACGGTCATGTCCGTAACCGCCCGCCCGAAGGTGGTCAGGTCGTTGGGCGAGGCCGCGTACTCCATGTTGCTGGTGTGGCCCGGCCCGATGAACTTGACGATCATGTTGTGGCCGGTGCGGTGAGGCACGATCACCTTCCCCCATCCGGACTCGACAAGCAGCAAGCCGAGATTCCAATCGTTGCCCAGGATGTAGTCCCCCGCCTCGACCTCCACGCGCTCGGCCTCGAACTCGGCTTCGGCCAAGTGCTCCGCGTCGAGATCGTGATCGACAAACGGATGGAACGTCGTAATAGATGTCTCAGTCGTCTCGATTTCGCATGACATGGACAATCGCAGAGAGCGAGTAGTCGGCGTCGCGACCGGAGAGGCAGATGCCCGCCGATCGCACAAACTCGTCGCGTCCGATTTGGGTGGAGAACTCTTCCCCGTCGACTTGCCAGCGAACGCGGAACCCGTTGCCCTCCTCATCCCAAGAGCGAAGTTCGGCCCCGCTGTAGGCGAGCGCGTCCTGCAACCGGGTCTCGATCGACGCCTGCCGCTGCCGTTCGCGCTCCTGCTTCTCCATTTCCCAACGTGCTCGATGCAAGCTCGTTGCTGCCCCAAACGACTGGGGGAGGCCCCCGCTGTCCCCGGCGTCCTGTCCCCAAACCTTCTCCGACGCAAGGTTGTCTTGTGAGCGACGGGCCAGCGGGGGCCACACCGTCCGATGGTCGTATTGGTCGTACAACAGTTGCCCGTTCAGGTCGCGAGCCACGATCACGTCAAAGGGACGGATCGTCGGTGCTGTCACCAGATGCATGGGGCGTGGCACCGGTGTTCCCGAACGGGTAACGGTTGCCTCCGTGGTCGGCCATCCGCGCTGTCGGGCATCGCCCGCGTTCCAGGGATAGACCAGCCAGGAGTGCCGACCAAGCCGATAGACGGCAATCACGCGAAATGCCGGTAGCTGGTAGAGGTAGTCAACGACACGAGCCGGTAACGGTTGCCCAACGATCCGGGCCTGTCGATCGTCAAGTGGCCGCAGCTCCCACCAGCCCGGCGCCGCATCGACCACGTCCAAGTGGTAAGGCGTCTGTTCAATCAGCGTGGAGATGCGGACCTCTCCGGCCTCGAGGACCGGGGCCACAATGGTGTGCTCGGCCAGCCGGTCGGCCCGCTGTTCCAGTCGGTCGATCAGGTCAAAGGCACTCTGTGCCATTAATCCTCCAAGGAGGGGCGCGGCAGGGTGCGCAGTCAATCCCTGCCGCGCCGTGCTCCAACGCCTAGCAAGACACTGGCCGTGCCGGCATTGGCACGTCCAGAATCCGGTCAATCAAGTGCATCCGCGTCGTAGATCACCCAAGCCGTCTTCGTCGGACCGGGGTCAACGCCGAGAATCTTCACGGTTTGTCCCTTGCAGGAAAGATTGGGCCTTTTGCTCAAGCCGTGCCGCGTGCCCCCGCTCAGCCTCATTCGGCTCTCGCAGATAAACGACTGCCCGTTCATAGTGGATTTCATGGGCTGCTTGGCCGTGGAAAGGGCAAGTTGCTCGTCCCAGCGATGTCAGCCAATAGCAACCACACCGCGCATGGCATAAAGGCATCCGGATCCAATCGGTTGGGCTCATTCAGATCACGACGTTCCCATTCAAGCTCGGCATCGGCTCCGCAAGTCGAGACAGAGGGGTGCGGTTAAGGACCTCGACCGTGCCATCGTCCCGGTCCACAGTGACACAGCCCCGCTCGTGAAACTCCATCCTAGTGAATCGTAGAGGGCGCAACCGAAGCAACTTGGGGATCGACTCACTCCTTGGCATCACTGATCCCTTCAAGCGCTTCAATCTTGGGCACGTCGAGCTTTTTCTCGACCTCGTCAATGTCCTCCTTGACCCACACGGAGGGGTACACGCCGCTGTGTAGGTAAAGGTACGAGCCTTCATCGGCAGCCGGTCGCGCAAAGAGGACGTGTTGCGCCGCCACAACTGTCTTCCTTCCCCCCGCGTCAGAGAACGTGGCCATTATGGGCATCATAGCTAACCTCCTAGCCCTCCTTGTGCTCGGCCCGGTAGAACCGAATCACGTGGGCATACATCTGCTCGTAAGCGTTCTGGAACGCAGCTGATGGCTCGGAATTCTTCTGATCGGCGGCGTATCGCCCCGCCTCCATCGCGGCCTCATGGGCCTGCTTACTGGCAAGTTTCGGGTCAGTTCCGAGCGACATGGTGATCCCACCTTCCTTCAGTCCGAATCCTTCTCGAAAACGCCGTCCTTGACCGATCCGGTTCGGTCCTTGATCTGTTGCCACGCATAGTCAACGCACTCGTCTAAGCTGAGATCGTGGGCCATCGCCACGCCGACCAGTGTGACGAACACGTCGCCGATCGCGTCCTGGAGATCGTCGGGATCCCCACTGACATTCGCCTCAGCCAGCTCGCCCACCTCCTCGACGAGCTTCTGGAACGCTTTGTCGGAACTGACGGGGATGCCCCGGTCAACGTGCCAGTTCTCGATCTGCGTTTGGAGCTCTTGAAGTGTCATCATCGTGAATGGTGGGGCTGGCAGGGCTCGAACCTGCAACCTCCCGATTAAAAGTCGGGAACTCTGCCATTTGAGTTACAGCCCCTCTGGCGAGCCGAGAATTCAGCCAGAAGAAGGAGGGTTGTCACCTCTCAATGCAAAGATGGATTCGGCTCGCCAACCGGACCCTACACGATCCTGCAGTAAGTGTCAACCCCTCAAGCAAAGGCGGCGGAGTCAGAAACATGTGGAAATCCGGCAGGCAGGGGGTCCGCCGGGCAGGATTCGAACCTGCGAAGGCCCAGGCCAGCGAGGCTACAACCCGCCCGGTTTGCCCGCTTCCGTACCGGCGGATGGAATGGAAGACGAAGAGGGTATGGCCGACGGCGGCGGGTCGATTAGAGGTGATCCATGCGAACGTTGATGCCGTCGGCCATGCTCAGCCCCTCATGGTAACTTGGCCTACAAAGGTCGTCCGAGCGTGAGAAGCTATGAGACACCTGTCTCTCGGTTATTGAGCCGAGTGCTTTGCCGTTAAGCTACTCGCGCATGCTGCGCAAGGCAGGATTCGAACCTGCAATCGGGTTTGTAAGCCTCGCACTAAGGACGACCCGCAGGCGTGGTTGCGGGGGCCGGAGTTGAACCGGCACGCTGCGGATATGAGCCGCACGCTCTGCCGTTGAGCTACCCCGCACGTTAGAGAAAAGGCTGTTCGTCCGAGCGCAAGAAGCATCTTGGGACGACCTTTGGCGGGACTTGAACCCGCAACTGACCGCTCCGATGCGGTAGCTCTTCCTGTTGAGCTACGAAGGTTTGTAAGCCTCATGCTAAGGACGGCGCCTCTCTCTCCCTCGAAAGGAGGAATTATCCGTAGATCGGCTGCGGCATCAAGACTGCCCGATCGCCGTCTTGCTCGAAGACGTGGTTGTCCAGATCGCCGCGGTCAAGGTCCAACCGATCCTCGACGGCCTCATGCAGCTCGGCAAGGTCCGGCTGTTCGGGCAGATCACGCGCGTCGATCTCGTGCTCTTGCCCGTCGGCCACGACCTTCAACCGGCTGAACCGCATCTGCTCGAGAGCCGTCATGGTTGAACTCCTTTCTCCTTGCTAGCACTCAGCGCGACCTCCTGAGGTGGCGAATGTAACACGGCGTCGCGGGATTGTCAATACTGGCAGGATCGTCAAGGGGGCTAACCGCCCATCTCGTCCAGGCGGCGACGATCGACGACCCACAAACCGGACACACCCCGTTCCCGCCGCACGATACCTGATTTCTTGAATCGGGCGATAAGGCCGTTGACCGTCCCCAGCGGGATGCCCAACTCGTCAGCAATCTCATCGGACGAGTAATTGACGTGGCCCTCGGCATCACACTGCGCCAACAGAAAGTCCGCGATCTCGCGTTTGCGCGGCTTCTTGCCCCCGTGATCAGGTGCTGTATCGGGCGCAGGTTCGTTGTCGACAGCAGCGATCGCGGTCAACTCCCGCTCGTTGAGCACCTGGATTCTGCCGCCGCGGAAGCGGATGGCGTTGCGATCGGCCAGCATGTCGAGAGCGTCAGAGATGACAGGGCGGGCGACTTGGGAAAGATCGGCCATCTCGCTGCGGGCGTAGGCGGGCAGCGTTCCATCATAGAGCGCCGACTGGTGGAGCAGCCAACGGGCGAAGATCGCTACCGGGTCGCGCATTTCCAACCCCTCCACATTCGGGGTATTATCCTGGGCCAGCGCTTCCTTATCGTCTCCGTCGAGGGGCGAGGGTTCGCCCCACCCTCGCCCCTCCCACCCCTCGAGATCATTTCTCGTAGCGCACAGCCAACCCGCGATCCAGCAGGTCGCGATTGACGTTGATCCAGTCGCCGCCGTGCTTAACGTGGATCGTTGCAAGGTAGCGGCCGAAGCTGCCCTCACCTTCCTTGTGCGTCTGGACCATCACATCGTCCGCGTCCCGAATCATGCGCTGCAGGTGGTCGCGGGCGGCGACCGCCTCGTCGTGGCGGTCGCCGTGCAGCTCCGGGGTGTCGATGCCGTCCAGGCGCAGGTCGGTCGCCTTCAACCACATGTGGAACCCGAGGTCGATGTCGACATCGGTGATCGTGTCGCCGTCGTAGACCTTGTTGACGTGGGCACGGAAGTAGTAGGGCGCGGCTTCGATTGAGACCATGTGGAGCTTACCCAGCTGGCCGGTCAAGAGCTTTGTTGTGCTCAGCTCTGCCATAACGGTCAACCGTTGCCCTTCCTTTTCATGAATTCGTGAAGCGACTGGTCCCCGCTGCCCTTCGGCGGCTCGAACTGGCCGGTTTGCAGCCACTCGGCCTTGGTCAAGACCCACCAATCGCGGGCCAAGCCCTCGAGGACGTAGCGGTAGGGCATCCAGCCGTAGCCTCGATTGCCCCACGACGTGCCCCAGGAGTTGCGGATCATCAGCGCGCCCTTCTCGGACTTGCCGTTGATCGGGTTGCGGACTTCCCTCTGGTCGTCGAACCCGATGGCGACAACAGCGTGGCCGCCCTTCTGCTTCTCGTTGTTGGCGGGGAAGGGGATGTGGCCTTCACTCGCCGCTCCCTGGTTGGCCCGATACAGGCTCTCGTAGACGGGGAAGCCGAACATCGCTGGGGTCTTCGAGGCGAGGTGGGCTTTGATGCGACGAAGCTGCTGTTCCGGGCCGGTGTTGGGCGGGTCGAGGCGCTGATACTTGAGCCCCTGGAAGGCTTGGGCGTAGTTGTAGAGGAACGGCGTCGGCTCCTGGTCGAACTTGTCGGTGTTGTACGGCCAGTAATCCTCCGGCGGCGCGCCGAAGACGACGAGCGCTTGTAATGCCGAGCGGCAGAAGGCGCCCGTGTCGCCGGTCCAGCCGAGCAGGTTGCGCGTCACCTTGTAGACGAACAGGCGCGAGGCGTTGATGAACGTCCCGCGCGCCTGTTGCTCACAGAACTCCAGCAACCCAACAGCGGCCTGGGCCGTGCAACTGCCGATCTCGCCCTGATCCTCGATCGGCGAATCCCACTGCCGCAGGTCGATTTGAGGCGGAAGCTCATCTTGGCTTACATCTTCGGGAGATTTCCCGCTAGGTGAGTTAAGGCGGACGCCCGCCTCGTCATCTTCCGGCGTGAAGTCGCGGTTGTCGGGGAAATCGGGCAACCAGCCCATGTAGCGTGTCTGCATGTTGACTCAGCCCCTTCTGTTGAGAATCTAGCTTGACGACTTGCGAAAGCCGTCGCCGTTGTAGCGAATGCCCGCAATGCGGGGCGGTTCCCACTTGGGTTCGAACTCCATGCACCCGCATACCGAGCAGCGACCGTCCTCCGAATGAACTCGACGATGATGGTCACACCGACAGTAGTCGTCCCGCACCGGCATCAGACCACCTTGGCTCCACAGTGGGGACACGTCTCATCGTCCGTCACGCCCCGGTGACAATATGGGCACTTGAACGTGATGGGGACTTGCTGCTGTGCCTTCTGCCGCTGCGGCCGGATAGGCATGTTCGGATGGAATCGCTTACGCATAGCACCTCCTGGCGGTCACGTTTTCTGTTCGTAGGTTTCCTGCACCCGTTCGGCCAGCCAAAGCATCTGGTTGATTGTCTCTTGGTAAGGGACGTCTGACGAGTGGTCGATGACCTGTTGAGCGGATTCCGAAATCCACTTGCGATCGGACTCCGGCAAGTGGCGCCAGTAGCCGGCGATATGCTTCCAGCCGTCACAGATCCGTTGCGGTTCGCTCTTGCTTGCCAAACTCAGCCCCTTTGTCGAGACACCTTAGACGTTCATCGCCTCCCGCATCTTTCGCAATGCCTGACGATTCAAGTCGGACACCCGCGAGCCGGTGACGCCCAAAACCTCACCGGTCTGATCCACCGTTCGCAGATAGAACATGGACCACGTCTCATTGTCCCCCAGCCGGTCCAGGCCGAGCCGGTACCAGATCGACTCGTACTCACGCTGGGTCCAGATGTCGGGGCGGTGGCGGATGTGGTAGATGGCGTCGTTCACGATCTGTTGGCTGAACTGCTTGACGGTGCGTGGATCGGGGGCATAATTGCGCGGCACGAAGGACTGGCCGGCTTCGGCCTGCATGCCGCGCTGCATAATGCGGTTGATGACCTCTTGGGGGTCGCCGTCCAAGTCATTCAGAAACTCGGACTCGGCTTGGGAGAACTGGCCGCGGAACAGCCAGAGGCCGTTCCGCTGCTCGACGGTGACATACATGGTGGTGCCTCCTGCCATTAAGCCCCTCAACTGCCGACTGTCGTTACAAGAGCGGGTCCATGTCCAACGATAGCACACGTTCGCGAATGGCGGCGCGTTGGTCGGGATCGCGTAACGAGTCTATCAGCGCCGACGCCTCTTGCGTCGACATGTCCTCGAGGTTGTCGCAGCCATGATAGCGTGCCAACAGGCCGAGCGGAATCCGGTGCGCCCCTTGGTGGTGGCCGCACAGATCCTCGATAAACTTGACCTGCTTCGGCGTCGCCATCACGCCTCGTCCTCTTCAGGCTCGCCGGGCAAGGGGAAATAACGCTCGTCGGGTCGGAAGCCCCACTCCGCACCGCATGTCGCTCGGTGCGGTCCGTCGTGCCCGTAAGGCATCTGGCAGAAGCACATGGCGCATCCGTCCTCATAGATCGTGCGACACAACCCGCGCATGCGAGCGCGGTCGGCTTGGATCAAGGTCGCTTCGTATGCCTGCTTCCGTTGCTCCAACTCGGGCTCGGGCATGGTGGAAGGGTACGCGTTCTCGTAGTGATTCTCAACCCCCACGGTCATCACTGCGGCAACGAGTAGACGTGCCAGCCACCCAGCGTGGCCTCATCCATCGCGGCCCACCCCGTTGCACTTCGAGCGGCTCACCCACATGTCGCGGGTCACGTCGGGCCGACAGGCGCCGCACTCCTGCGTGGGCATGTCGTAGAGATGACCATCCGTGCAGCGGTGCCCGATCACTTCGTCACCCGGCGGCCCTTGGTTGAGCGCATAGAGGCTCGTCTCCCACGCGAGCCGGGCCTTGGCCGACAGACGCGAGATGTAGACCCACATGACGGCCACGGCGAACGCGAGGAGCGAGAACGTGCCTGCCGCCCACAACCCTGCCGTGCGCCCCGTCTGAATCAGGAGTCCCGCCAATCCGATCAGAACGACGGTTTGTATTAAACGCTGTATCATAGTGGCACCCTACGCGGAGTCTTTGAGATCGTCAACCCCTTGTTGCACAATGATCGTGACTGGCATCTTCCAAGGGGTGATCTTTCATGAAACGACTGCGACCGCTTCTGATCGGTGTCGCTGCGGGCCTTCTCATCGCCGCAGCGGTGGTGATGATCCAGTCACAGAATGAGCCCAGCCCGGAGGAGGAGGCGATTCATGCGGCGAAGACATTCCTGTATCGGCGGCTCGAGGCCGGTCGCGCCTCCGTGGAGAAATTCGAGCGGGTCGAAGTCGTCTACTACGGCGAGAAGGTTTGTGTGAAAGGCCATTATCTGACGGAGTGGAACCGTGGTCGCTTTACAGCCCACATGACCGACTTGGGTACCGAATATCGGTTGGAGATGTTCGACTGGTATTTGAGTTGTCCGAGGGGTTGACCAAAGCAGAACGGAGCCTCGACGTTTGCCGAGACCCCGTTCTGAGCCGATTGCCGAATGGTCAGGGGTGTGCTTAGGTTGCCCGTAGGGTAAACGATCTAGGAGGGATTGTCAACCCTCCAAGGCTCGACGCCTTGCCACTCGCCCGTCCCTTGAGACTCCAGCAGGTTTGCGTCATAGCTCGTCCATTCATACGAGAAGGAACGTAGGGCCGGTATCTGATTGTGGCGCTTGATCCCCTGACGGATCGACTTGGCGCAACGATCGCAGAGGACGAACTCAATGGGCCCCAACCGCAGCTTCCAGGCCGGGTCATTCGGGCACCGGTGTAGTCGTTGACGCCAGTCGCGGACGTCGGCCTGACACTCCGCGCACTCGGTCGGCAGATATTGCGTCTCTAGAACCGGATCTTCGTTCCGTGACGGCCAGGACTTATGCACGACATATGGGGGTGCTGTGCGACAAGTGGATCTCAGAGATCGCCGGATCGTCGTGGACGGTGAAGATAACGTTACCCAACGTCACTCTCCCAGTCCCCCTCTTTTTTAATGTTGTACTGACGGCGCAGCTCTGCCTGCTCGTCCTCGGTGAGGCCGCGCAACACGTCCCGGTCCTCGATCGCAAACTCCCGCGTCTCACGATGTCGGTAGACGAGATAGCCGTTCACCACGGTGACCGGCTTCCACACGTCGTCGTGGCTTGTCCTACTGTGACCCATAGCTATCAAGCGTAAGTTAATGCCGGGTCCAAATCGGCCAATCGTGTTCGGATGCTCTCCCGAAGCTCGGCCAGCGACCCGTCGTTGGCGATCATGTCGTCGAAGGGGTAGTTCTCAGGATGGAGCGAGTTCTCGCTCACATGGCCCTGTCCGGTCCCGGCTCCGGCATCCGGGCGGTCCACCCACCAGACCTGACCGCCGAGGTCATGCCGGATCATCTCGGCCTCGTTGACGAAGCGCAGATCGCTCACCACCCAGCTGAGGGCGGCGTTGGCGACGATGCGGCGTTGGGTCCAATAGATCCACGTCTCGGTGTGGATCTGGCGGGCGACCTCGGTGCCGAAGCGTTGGGCGATGACGCGGGGCGAGAGCCCCCAGCGCGGATCGACGACCTCTTTCAGGTCGCCGTACATCTGCTCGTAGGTGAGATCATAGATGAGCATGAGGGACCGTTTGAGCGGATCGGCAAATTCGGTCTTGTTCCAGCGAGCCCATCCATCCGTGACGCCCTCGAGGACCACGTCCTGCCCGACCGTGTCCTTACCGGCGCGAGCGAGCCCGGCGATGCCGATCACGATCTGGCGACTCATAAGGAATCAGCCCCTCTGTGACAACGACTCAACGCCCTCCAGACTATGGAGGGTACGGAACGCCAACCGCAGCACCGTGCCGTCCTTGGTGGTGCCGTGCTGCCACTCCACGTCGCTCACCACCACCGGTCCCTTGACACGGCCGTTGCAGAGCAGGGAGAGATCGATAGACTCGCCGCGTAGCAACTGACCGCGATAGGCCACGAATGTGGTGACGTCCGTGATCTCAAGCGTGCCAGACCACATGACCTCCTGATCGACAGACTCGCCGATCGGGTGCTCCTGAACCGCTTTTCCGTGACCCATCTCCCGCCCGCACTCGCGGCAGTAGTAGGCGGTGGAGGGCGAGCCCTCGGCATCCAAAACATTCGACATGTAGGGCTCATGGAAACGGGGATCGAAGTCGTGGTCCTCTGAATCGTCCTCGAAAAAGCCTGTCGGCAAAGGCGTGGCCCGCAGCTCGGATTGGCCGACGAGCGCGTATTGGGTATGGCCAATCTTGCAGGACGGGCACGCCCAGTAGTAGTCAGCCAACGGCGGGCGCTCGTAGTAGTCAGTGATGTGCTTGATCAGGTGGAGGCGAGAGAACGGATCGTCCGCCTCCCCTTTGACAATTATGTCCTGTTGCGTTGTGTGGGCAAACGTCCCGAACGAGGCTCCTGTGATCAAGTCTCCTCGTCCTCCTCGAGCAAGACGAACTCCTCGATCTGGCCTATCTGCATGGAGTCCTCGCCGCACTCGCCGCACGTCGGCCACTCGAAGTCGGGATCCTCGCAGCCGTTGTCGCAGTAGACGCTTTTCACGGCGGCGATGTAGCCGCTACCTCGCGAGTTGACCCCAAACAGGCCGTTGATCAGCCCGAGCAAGCCGACCATGTAGTGCTTCGGGGAATCGGTTGCCCCGACCTGAATCGTCGGATGCTCGGCCATCGACTCGTTCGTCGGCACACGGGTTTCGACAAGCTGGGTGACCGCCTCGGGGTCGGCCGCCACAGCCTCGTTTAACAAGTGGATGGCGTCGAAGGCGTCAATTGTCTCGCTCATGGTCAATAACCTCCCCGCGTTCGCTCAACCAGATGTCTTCGTAGACACAGTAGAGAACCATTTCGTCCGCAACCGGGAAGAACCCGGCGCCCAACACAAGCGCAGCATCTACGCGACGAATGCTGGCCAACTCCGTGCCGCAATATGGACAGAACACCATGGCCGCCGCTGTCGCCGGCATCGTCGTCACCCCTTGACGATACAAGTGAGATCGTCAAGGGTAACCCTAACATGATCGCCCAGGGTGGGCAAGGACGGGGAAGGGCGATGCGTTCTGTTGTATATCACGACAGTTTGCCCTTCCCCGCCTGTGCCTCCTCTTACGCCGCGACGGTTGCCGGTGCTTCGGCCTCGACACGCGGCAACAGCTCGCGGATTTCGTCGTCGTCCACGTCCGATGTCCGGTCGGACTCCATAAAGCGCCAGCGCTGCCACAGCGCCCTTATCAGGCGCGAGGATGTGTTGCGGGAGGCGGTGTTGCGGACGTGGTCCGGGTTGCCGAAGAGGCTCTTGCAGTGCTCGCAGCGCCACACCGGATACGCCTTGCCGGTCTCCTCGTCGGTGTGACCGAGGTAGGCCCACCCTCCGGCATAGTTACTCTCACACTGGCGACACTTCTTCTGGCGACAGGTCGCACAGACGGCAGGCGGCTCGTCGGTGTAGCGATCGAGCCGATCCAGGCGCACCCGCTCCTTCTCCGCGTCGAGCAGATCCTTGAACGGCCCCATCTTGCCCCGCCCGTGTGAGCCTCTGCCGACGGACTGCATCCAGTCCTGAAGGACGAGGGCCTTGCGCATCTGGTTGATGTTGACGTTCCCGCCGCGCTGCACGCGCTCGGCCACGACCTCCCCGTTGATGGTGTTGGTGGTGACGCCGAGCCACGCTTGCAGCGCCTCGGGGGTAGGGAAGCAGTCGATGCCGCGAGCCTCTTGCACCGTGGTCCGCTGCGTGCCGAAGGCGATCGCTTCGTCGACGGGCTCCTCGTCGCACGGGCAGCTTTCGTAAGGCTTATCGTGCTGCACGCACATCAGCTTGCGCTGCCCGCCGATTTCGCCGATCAGCGCCGCCGGGATGTAGAGGTCGCCGGAGGTGCCGAACATGGCGCTGAAGAAGCCGTCCCACAGCGGATCGTCCTTGACAAACGCCTTCATCCGCTTGACGAGATAGCTTTTGCGCTCCTCCTCGATCCGATTACGGATCTCGGCGTGCATGCCGGAGAGCACGTCGCCGTCCTCGAGCGAGAGCAGCAGGGCCGACCGATCGCTGAACGAGCGGTCCAGTGCCACACGGCTTTGCACCCATTTCTTCGCGGCCCGCGAATACTGGCGCATCTTGAGCCGATGGCGCAGAAGCGGGTCTTCCGGGAAGCCGGAGAAGTCGCCTCGGAGGAAGGCATTGAAGAACGTCTTGGGATCGTTTTGCCAGTGATCCGGGTGGAGGTTGATGGCCCAGATCCACTCAGTGTAGTGGGCGGCGCACAGCGTCGCCGCCTTCGGCATCACTTTGCTCGTCTGGTAGCTGTTGGTCTTGCTGGCCGAGCACTGCATCCGATCGCACCCCATGTGGGTGACTCTCCTTTCTCGGCGAGGCCGGGTGACATTGTTGCTTATAGATCCCATCGGTTCACCCGGCCTGCCGATCAACCTGCAAGGGTGCGGCGATAAGGATCGTTGTAGACACAAATAATTAGCCGCACCCTCGCAATCCTCGCGGTGGGAGCGATCCGTAAAATTGTAGATCCGAGCAATTCACTCCCACAGCCGTACAACGACGCGGGCGTGGCGATGACGCGACTTATGGACCGAGCTCTTTTGCCACGCCCGCAATCTCCGACGGGGCGATCCTATAACTTTTGTATGGAGGGGTTCGCCCCCCCGCCGCTGGCACCGTCCGACAACGCACCGGGCCGGTGGGACACGTTGTATGGGCGACCTCTGGAATAACCGGCCCGGAATCTCGAAGGGGCGGTGTGTACCTCGTTTGTTTTGGATCGCTTCCATTCAAACCGCCCCTCCCATCGCTCGGCGGGGAGGGATGGCGAATATTTTGGATAGAGCAGGTTCCCTCCCCGCCGGCATCGCCGAGGGGAGGACGATGGAGTCGGTAAGCCACCATGCCAGTTTGCCCTCCCCTCGAATCGCGGCGGCGCGGCGGATGCCGCCAGTTCTCGACAGACCTAATTGCCGCGCCGCGCATATCGCATCGACGGATGGGAGGGGACGAGGGTACTTTTAGATACATTGCATATCCCTCCCATCCGTCGCATCTCCTTTCGTCGGCGGAGCCGGGTCGATCAGGCCGTTTTTGGACGCTCCCTTTTCGACCCGGCTCCGTCCGCTTCGATCGCAGGGCCGGTGGGCGGCAATACCACCTGTTCTGGATTCGGATCGTCTGCCGCCCACCGACCCGCCTATCACCGGGCGGGGTGGTGATTGCTAACGTTATAGATAAGCTCATTTTACCAACCCGCCCGACATGCCTATTTCCGATCGGGGAAGTCGAGCCCGCGCAGGTGGCGGGCTGCGGTCTTCGCATCGTTGGTGTCGAGCCAACCGCTTTGCGACAGCTCGTCCGCGGTGGCGGCGTAGCGGCGAGCCGTATCGAGGTCGTTGTCCTTGGCGTGGCGGGCGGCACTGTCGGCCAGCCGTTCCACGCGCCCGACAATCTCCTGCGAGATCGACGTGCGCATCACGTCGTCAAAGGTCTCGAGCGGCAGGTCTGCCATCTCCTCGTCGATAAATCGCTGCAACAACCGGTCAAAGCCCTTTACGTCATCGGCCTCTGGCTGGCTGGTGAACATGTGCTCGGCTGCGGCGGGGATGAACGGTCGTGCGAGGGAGCCAAGGGCGTACTGCTTCATCCCGACCAGCTGCGCACGCTCCTTGGCCACGGCCTGCCAGTTCTCGCGGCGCGGACCGAGCCTCTCCATCCACTCCTGGGTCAGCCGACTGTGGCTGATGAGCCAACCCGGATAGATCAGGTTGCGCAGCGCGTACTTGGGCGTGATCTGGTAAGGCAACGAGGTGTTGGCGATCGCTTCGCCAAGGTTGTTGCCGGCGTAAAAGAACCACGATCGGAACAGCCAGTACGATTCGTTGGCCCGGGCAAAGTAACCGTTGCTCGCCCCGGCGTTGTCGATGGCGAGATGGGCCATCGCCTCTTCCTTGCTGTAGCCCGACATCTTGAACGCATTGACATGGGTGATCCCCGCCTGATCCAAGATGTAGATGCGGCTCTCCCCGGTCTCGACGATCTTGGTCCCGTCCGGCAGCTCCAATATGGTCGGCGGGTTGATCCACGCCCGCCCGATGCGCTGCTCGTTCGCAAGGTTGCGCAGCTGCCGTTCATCCTTCACCAGCGCGTTGATGTTGAGCGGGTTGTAGATGAGCTCAGCTATTGGATAGTTCGTGAGGTCATGGAACCGCAAGTGTGACTCAGCCCCTTTCGTGAATGGTCTCCTGCTACCTATCCCACCCCCCCCGCCTGCGTCGGCGGTTGACGATCACGATAACATCGTCAAGCCCCAAGTGTCAACATCTTTGTCATGCTCTCACATGTGATAGTGTAGCACGGTTAATAAAGGGCAGCGGTCAGTCTGCGCCTCGGAGTCCCTAGCCTTGCCCGGGAAAGGCGGTGTCAATCAATTAATGGCCCCTGAATAGGCTCCGTCAAGCCGCTCGGCAGACGCCCTCAGCACGACACGACTGAGGGCATTGACACAGGATAGTTGGAGTGATACCCTCTGGGTCACTATGCACATCTCGGCGCGTTGTCAACACGGAGAGAACCTGATGGGGTTCGTCAGCCTGAACAGCCGGGAAGCCAGACTGTTGGGGGAGACGCCAGAGGACCGGCGGCTGGCCCTCGAAAACCTGCTGCACGAGCACTTGCAGCACTTGGAGCGGGAGAGCCGTGCGCGCTCCGAACCGCTCTCCGGATACACTCCCGAGACGATCGAGGCCGTCCGCCACCAACTCGCCACCGACGGCGCCGCGGTCTCGGAGTCCCTCCGCCGCTTGCTCGATCTGCGCTTCAATCAAGAGCTTTCCTTGAAAGCCACTGGCGAGCAGATCGGCTTCTCCGCCCAAACCGTCAAGAAACACGAACGCAAAGCCCTGACCGCCCTCGGCATCAAACCCGAATAAAACAGGCAGGTAGGTGACCGGTCAAACCCGGCCGCAGCCTACCTGCCCTATCCCTGCCGAGAAAATGCAATGGTGAGAGCAAACAGCCTAGCAGGGCCGTCCCTCCTAAAGCAACTGATGCAATAGATTTAAGTGGGAAGCGGATGAGGGCGTGCGTGTCGAGACGTCGCCCGCCAATAAATAGACCCCTCCCTTCTAGCAGATTGGAAGAAAGGTTACTAGAGGAGGAGGGGATGGAAGGCAGGGTTTGGCGTGCCTAAAAAGTGAAAGCATGCCCACATCCCCCCCTGGGGGTATTGATACAGCCTAGTCGGTGTGTTAGTATTGGGGTAGATGACCAAGATAGGGTCAAGATGGAGGATGATAGGCTCAAGATAACCTGAGAGAAGCTGTGACGTATTAGCAAGGTGACGGGGAGAGCGCGTCGCGTGAGCACGTGCACCCCCGGATTGCCGCGAGACGCCCCGGCAACCGACCGTGACCGGTGCTGCGGGCAAGGGACGGGAGTACGTCTTGCGGGATAAGGGGAGCGGACACACGTCCGCCAGAGCTCCCACGCCCATACATACCGGACAGCCACACGGTCTGCACGTCCCGTGCGAGTCCTCTGCCACCCGTGCATCCTCTAGCGGGACACCGTGAGAAACGGCTGGCACACGTACCGAATGGCTCTGCGTGTGTGGTGGACCTTGGGACACGCCCACACCTATGTCCTCACTATAGATGACCGGATTGCACTCCGACACTCGCGCGCACATCTCTGGACACATGGCTACACCCCCAGTGTAACCCGTAAAGGAGTGAGTGTGCTATGCCCCGCAACAGTGTATGGGTGCAGGAGATGTGCAATGACTGTAAGACGCCCCGTTACAACGTGAGTCGCTACACCATTGACACTCAAGTGGCAGACGCTACGCCGATATGTGCGGTATTGTGCAGCGTTCCAGCCGGGACTTATGCCCTGAGTGTGCCGATGGGTACGACGTCAAGGGACGTCTGTTATATCCCTTGACGTTGAAGCAAGCGGCGATCTTGACAGGCTGACACGGACGACGGACACGCCATGTGTCCAGAGACGTGCGTGCGAGTGACCCCGCAATCCCGCCTCTGACCGTCACGGTTGGGTGCCCCATCTCTCCAACGCCCAACGAATGGAGGGATACGATGTCAGAGAACGGTGCCCCGACTGTGACGACCGACCCCATCGACGTGCGCAACAGCCGTCTCGAAGACGAATCTGACGGCGAGTTCGAGAGCGGCGAGCAGTTCCGTCAGTACGCCGAGCAATCGGCCACGATGAGCGTGTCGGACGACGACGTGCTGGCCCTCTTCCAGGAGTTCGAGAAGATCGTCCTTGAAGGGATGGGCAAGCTACCGACCGGGTGTGTCGGCATCAACACTCGGTTCGACACGCTGCGCTTGTCCGACGACGTGGGCGATCGAGCACGGGGCTTTGAGAAGATCGCCCCGTTCATCGCCCCCAAGAGTCGCAAGCTCGGCCTCAAGTTGACGAACGCCCCGTTCAGCGACGGCGGGCGCAACATGTCGTTGCGCCGCAATCAGAAGAAGAACGGCGCGTACTCCGACGGCGCCGTGGTCAGCATCAAGTCCTGGATTCAGAACTCGTCTCCGCTCCAAGACGGCAAGCGGATCAAGGACTGGTTTCAGGATAACCTGCCGCAACAGGGGCCGTGCTTCTACAGCACCGAGTTCCTGCAAGACGGCCACGGCAACGACTGGCTTGTCGTGGACCTGGACGACCCTGTGCAGTAAGTAACGCCCACGATGGGGCACCCACCCGTGACGGTCAGCGGCCTAGGAGTGATCCAATCCATGTCCCGCAACATCCGAGTGCCCCGCTTCTACGACGTGCCCGATCACGTCGGGTATTGGGATCTGCCGAAGCCGTCGTTCTTCGTGACGGCGGGATCGCACCGCCGCCTCGTTGACGCGGACGCCGACATTCCCGGCATCCCCGACATGCAGCGCGTCAATGACATGCGCTTCCCCATCGGCGACATCATGCGCCCCGATCCCAGACGGCGCAAAAGCAAGCTGGGCACGTATGCCAAGCGCGACCCGGTAGCCAAGTTGGCGGACACGATACGCCGCCAAAACTACCGAACCGGCAACACGCATGAACAATGGAAGACGCGCGTTATCCAACGCATGGAGCGCCGTGCGCAAAAGCGCCGCACGCTCCAACGGCGAAAGAACGGACATAACACGACCGAGGAGTGCAACGCCGCCAAAGTCAACGCTATCTAGGGCCGGTGTGCCCAAGGGAGATTCGCCCCGCTCGCCGCTCCGGTGGGCGGGGCTTTTTTATTGGATCGGCGGGCCGCAAGCGGACACGGCCATACGCCCGCGATTACGCCCGCCCCATCACTTCACGCGAAAGGAGGCACCATGAAGCTCGCCCGCCAACTGTCCCGCGAGGAACGGGACAAACTCAAGCAGATCGCGGACGACACCCCGCCCCAAAAGCACATTCCGCTCACTCGCGCCGAGCGCGACGAACTGGCCGAGGAGATGGCGAGCCAGAGCGGGGCCAACCGTTGACCCCGCTCTGGCTCGACCTGCTCGCCACGCTCGTCGGCTACATCGTCACCGGCGGCCTCATCGTGCTGCCGGTCCTGCTCGACGCGCTCAAGGACTAACCCTGGCAAGCGGGCGTGGAACACCGCCCGCCTGTCGTCACCTATCCCACAGCGAAAGGAGGACACCCAACATGAACGAAGTCACACTGGCCGAGCCCACTCGGGACGTGGGCACGTTCGAGGCCATCCGCAAGGTGCGTGACGAGATGCGCCGCAAGGGCGAGCGCTACCTCTCGTCAACGGAGTTCCGTCGCCGGTACAACCGGTACCGCTCGCGCTAAAGCCACGCCCTACACGACCAGCACTGCGGCGCAGACGGGAGGACGGCCACACCACAACTCGGACAAGCCGACTCGCCACTTGTTTCACTACGCGGTCGAGTTGTTTCACTACGCCCAACGGGCTCCGACCCGATAGCGCTTAGGATTTCCTGCTTCACCTTGCCGTCCTCCCGATACGTGCGGGCCCAATACTTGTGGACCCGCTGACCGCGCCGTACTCGCTTCACAAATGCCATTGTTTCACTACAGTACCCAACTGTTTCACTACAAACAAGGACTGTTTCACTACAAGGGAAGGAGGCCCTCCATGAAGCGACTTTCCCGATTGCTGCTGGGCCGTCATAAGCCAGAACCCACCGGAGCAGCTAGGTGGGAATGGCACGACGGACGGTACTTGCGGGTGTGGTGACGCGCCCACGCGGGCGCGCACGCATGCGGGAGACCGGCTCTGTCTAGAGAAACGTGCTGGGGTCGACCGACCCCGAACGGAGGTGCCACATGGATCTATCCCTCGTCCAAGCACCGCGACGCCTGGATTACGAACGCCGCTCCCATCAGGAACTCGCCGTGCGTGCGTTGCGGCGAGTCGAGCGGGACGCGCATGAGGTTGAGACGGCGGAGACGATCGGCCTGGCGCTCCTCGCGGCGCAGTGGAGTGGCTACTGGTACGCCAAGGCGCTCCATCACGCCATGGTGGTGGAGGACATGGACCGGCGGCGGAGCGACTGCCCGGTAGCGCGCACCCGCTTTCGGCGGCGGGTGGAAGAGCGGCTGACGGCGGCGTGGCGACGGGTGGACATGGTGAGCGACGAGCACGCTGCCGACTGCACTTGGCAACCGGAGACGCGGGAGGTGCCATGCCGACAACCGCAACCGAGCTGACGGATGCGCAGGAGGTCGCGTTGGAGGAGCTGTACCGGCGTGACCCGGACGGGGCACGATCGCTCGACGAGTTTGTGGGGGCGGTGTTACACGATCCCGTTGTTGGCCCCGGTTTTCGTGGACTGGAACGGGATGACGGTCGGGATCGAGTCTGACGGCTACTGCCACACGTAATGGAGAGGAGTGGACAGACATGGCTGCGGGACCGAGGCAGGTATTGGGCGAGATGCAGGAGCGGGTCGGTCGGATGCAGAAGGACTTGGCAATGAACAAGCATGCGATCGGGCATGCGCCGGCGTTTGCGGCGCCCCATGCGTTGAGCGTGGCGGAGATGGGGGAGTTGGAGCGCCTTCACTCGGAGGCGCAGGCCGCCCTTCGGGCATTGGAGGGTCGGCTGGAGGAGAAGCGAGCGGACATGCCGACGGGCACGGCGGAGGAATTGATCGAGGCGGCGGAAGAAGAAGATAAGGTCGCCGCTCCGTAGGGGGCGGCGGGGCACACACTCCTCAGGGACGCCCACGGGCATGGCTTGAACGCGCCATGTCCGTGGCCACGACGCCGGACGATATTTCCGAAGAAGGGAGGGTTTCGACATGACGACAGCGACGGCCGACGAGGCGATCGAGGTGCCGGAGAGACCGGCATGCCAGAAGCGGGTGGCGCCGGAGTTTGCCCCGCCACCTAGTCGGAAGCAGATCGGGCCACAGAGTGCGGTCCGTTTCAACCTGCTGCTGGCGTTGCGATCGCTGCGACGTTTCCGCCGGACAAGCGACCCGTCGGAGATCTGGCGGGCGAGCTTCTGTTGGCGGGACGCGCTGGGTGACGCGGAGCGGGACGACGAATACCGCATGGCCCTGCGGGTCTACGTGCGGATCAACAACCGGATGGAGGCGATGCGCAAGGAGCGGCGGCATGAGCCGTCTTGCTGAGGAGTCGGATCTCGTCGAGGAGATGGTGAGCATTGCCATTCACCACCCCGAAGCGACGTGGGGCAACGTGTTCTTCGACCTCGGCCAATAACCCCACGCGCGTAGACGGCCACACGCGGTCTACAAGACGGACGTTGTGTCTTAGACTCGACGCCACGCAAAGGAGACGGAAAGGGGCTGAGTCTATGTCGAGCACCACAGCGGCCCCGCCTGTCCTCGCCGCCACCAACCCAGAGTGGAAGGCGAAGATCGGGGCGGCGCTGCACCAATGCACCGAGTTCATGGACGCTTACGGCGCGACCACCGACCTTCCGCCCGAGGAAGCGCCCGACCCGATTTACATCCGCCTGCTCTGGCGACTCGCCATCGCCGCCGGCCGGTACGACAACGTGCGACGGCTGAGCGACAACGAGCGCGAGCAGGTCTGGTCCGCAAACGAGGACGCCCGTGACCCCCGCATCGTCGAGCACACCCGGTACGGAACCGGCATCGGCCAGTCCGACCAACTCCAGCGACTCGAAGGCAAGGAAGAAGGCGTGCGCCTGCACCTCGAAGACTTGCTCACCATCGCCGAAGACCTCGGCGTCCTCGAATGGGACGCCGACAAGCAACGGTGGACAATCGTTGCCCCTTACAAGAAGGAGGCGACAGAAGAAAATGACCCTTGACGAATTCTTGAACGCCTTAGCGGAAGCGGCGCAACGTGACGACGTCGAACCCCGACCGGCCTCGCCGATCGCCTCTTCACACGGCTTCAGCTCTCACCACTTCATGCTCCGGTTCAGCATCCACGGAGACGCAGAATGCTACTGCCCCATCACACTCGTCTGCTTTGACCAGACGGGGGAGAGCTACGGCTCCGGTTTTTGGGACGCCGCCGCCGACAAACTCGGATTGGACCAAGAGATCGCATCCGAGATTGTGGGTGCGGCCGACCACGAAGCCGACAGAGATCCCGATCTAAGAGAGCAACTCAAGTCGGCAGTGGGAAAGGAGTGATTCGATGCACCTGCTTACCGAAGGCGTAAGCGAGCCGGCGCTGTGCTTCACAGTCGAAATGACGGAACTGGACGAGACGGACTACAACATCCTCCTCCATCGCTTCAAACGGTTCCAAGCGATGCCGGGCGCCCGGACGGGCGACTGGCTCATCATGCCGAGCGGACGGTTCCGGCGCATTGCCCACCATTGGGGCGACCGCGTGCAACCCACATCCGGACGGGGATCGTTCCACCTCACCGACGGCGGCGAGCTCGATCACAGCGGCGGATTGCAGTCGCCGATCCCGAGGGAACAGCTCGTCGACACCGGGCGGCGCAAGCCCGGCCAGGTCTGGTTCTTCCACCACAACAGGTGGCTGGCGCACAACGGGGTCACGACCACGATCCCGCTGCGCATCTTCCAGGTCGAGGGCGAGGTTCAGGAGGATCGGCCCTACGGGGAGGACTTATGATGCTCACCTTCCTAGCCGTTGACTACGACGGCAGCCACACCGACCTGTTTGTGGAAGCTGAGAATATCATCGGCTTCCGCGAACCGCTGCCGCTCGATCCACCGGGGAGCGAGCACGCCAATGCCGTCTTGCTCTTGCGAGGCGGCCACCAGGCGTTTGTCGAAGACTACACCAGCGACGTGCTGGTCCGATTGGAGGGCTGAGATGCATCCCTACATCATGGTGTTCTCACCCGAGCACGGGCTTGCCTACCGCATCGAGAGAGACAAGCTGCTCTACGCCGACATCGGGACGATCCCCGAATGGAGCGAACTGGAGAACGCGCCTGCCAAGTTTCGGCATACCCATCAGATCGTGCTGGACAAGCTGGGCGTCAGTCTCGTCAGACGCCAGCAGATCCTCGGCCAAATCGACTACGAATCGGTGAGCTTTGCCGAAGCTGAAACGTTCGACAAACTGACCGACAACCAGCTGATCAGCGAATACACGCGCCTCTTCTTCTACAAAGAGCTCATCGACGAGCCTGAGTCTCAGTACATGATCGACATCGCCTTGGAACTCAAAGGGCGAGGCTACCGGATAGGAGAACTAGCTTGAACATCTCGCCACGCCACGCCCATGAAGTCCGCGCCCGCATCCAGGCGTTCCGACTCCAGTGCCAGAACGCAGACGGGTCCAACGAGAAAGGAGAACCCATGCCAAAGAAACTCGAACAATCCGAAATGACGGATTCTGAGAAGCAACTTCTGGGCGAGCATGTGCCCGCCAACCCTCAACAGGTGATCGGGCGACAGATCGCCCGATACATGCGGAAGGCCGAACTTCATCGGCACATCGTGAATACCAACGAGGACGAGCGGGATGAGCACAGCAGACTAGCTGATGAGTGCGAACGCTTGATGCACGAACTGGACGATCTATGGGACAAACTGGACAAAGGGGAGGTATCTGTCAATCCATGACTGTTGGCCAACTACGCAAACAACTGGAGCGATTCGATGACAAGGCGATCGTCTGTATTCAGCAGCCACTCCACGACTATGTGGGGCGGGTAATGGCAGCCGACGCTTCGTACATCCAGCGCCTTCCCGTAGAGGTTGAAGACGATGGCCGGTTCAAGCGACGCATCATTCAAGACGAGGACGACAATCCGTTCAACACGGATCGACACACCGTAATCGTAATATGTTCTCTATAGGAGGCAACGATGGCAGGAGACGTTCAAACGCTGTTCGACTACGGCACCGACGACGAGTTGAAGCAGTCGTTCCATCGGACCCGTGCCCAACTGCGCAATGCGAGCTTGTGGTCGGATCTGTTCGACCAATTCCGTGCCATCAAGCGGGAGCTGATGTGTCGAGGCTACGAGGTTCGTGACGACCGCCCCGGACCGGACGAGATCATTCCCGTGGACCGGGCCAAGCTGGCCGAACGAGCGAGCTCCCGCCAATGGGAGGCGGATGACGTCGTGCGCTACCACGGAACCGACGTGGTGCGGAAAGTCTTCGCCGGCCTGTTCTGGTACAGCGGCCTCGGCTGCGGCCACTACTACTCGACCGACAGCTGGTGCTACGCCTGCGACGCCGATCAGGCAGCTGTGTTGTCGATGCAGGACGGCGTGGAGTTCAAGCGGATCGACTCGTTCGATCTGTTCCGGCCGACAGCAGTCCATGACTGATCTTCCCGAACCACCCGATCGGTTCCTCTTGATCCCGCCCCGACAGCAGGAGGATCGACCGAGCTGCGACACGAAGGGTTGCATGCGCGCCGCCGAAGCCTTCATCAATGCCGGGGCGGACCGAGATAAGCTGTGCCGCAAGTGCTGGTGGGAGAACGCAGATAGGGCGTTCTCCACCCACAACGATCTGAGCAAGGCCGATTACCTGGAGGAGTAGGGGCAACCGTTGCCCCAGTGAAAGGGGCTGAGTCCATGGAGGAGCACTCGCTGTTCGATGAGTCGCCCTCCCGTACCACACCCACCAAGAACGGAACCGTGCCCGAACCCAATACCTGCCGCGTCTGTGGCGAATCCAAACACTACGACGGGAACCTGACCATTCTGAATCAAGTCGTGTGCGCCCTGTGCCGCATGAAAGGACACGACAAGGCTTAACTTGAAGGAGGGGCTGAAATGCAACTGATCGGATACTCCACCCGTTTCCCCGGCGACGGGGTGACGGTTCCCTACCGGATCGTGCTCTGTCGCCGAGACGAGGGCGACTACTGCACCCACTTCTACAACGAACAACAGGGTGCCCTGGCCTACGGGCACTACGACATGAGCTTCGACCAAGCCCTCGCCGATTTCGTCCGTCGGATCGGGCGGACGCAGAAGATGGCGGAGAAACTTCGTGTCGAGGCCGTCAACTTCGGCGGTCTTGTCGAGTGGGAGCTGATCTCTCATGCCGCATGACTACGAGTTCATCGACCTCCATCCGAACCCGGCCCAAAACGTCTGCGACGCCCGCTATGTGTTGCCAAACGGCCCCGGTCCTGGCGAGTTCCTGCGCATCTCGCTCGACGAGGACGGCGTCTACGTCGCCATCGAGGACAGAGACGGTGGCGAGGTCTGGGGATACGGCATTGAGGCTGGCCAGCTCCTCAACATCGCTGCTTCGTGGGAGCGGGCCAAGACAGGAGGCTAAATTGAACATCTCACTGTCCGCCAAGAACGAACCCGACGCGGAGAAGATCCGTGCCCTGCATCAGAAGTGGGGCATGGGCAAAATATACGACCTCACGCGACACAAGCTCTGCTACGTCTACATCTACGACATCACCCCGGATAAGCTCAACCTGATCGCCGAAGAGTTGGAGCAAATGGAGATGGAGGAGGTGAGGGTTGACACGACTGCAACAGGGGCTTGAGGCGATCATCGAGCACTGCCAAGACCCCGACCCGGACACGATTCCGTTCTGTGAGCAAGAGGCAACCCAACTTCTCGAATACCTATCGGAAGAGAGGCAATCTATGAAAAAGTATCGCGCAACTGCCATCGGCTGGTTGCCCGTTGAACTCTCCTTTGAATTCGATCTTGACGAAAGCGACGAGACCGAAGAGCCAGGGTATCAAGCCTTGGATCAGGCCGAAGATACTGACGGCGAGCAGTGGACTGTTACCGATTACGATGTTGAGTCCATTGAGGTCACCAATGTTGAGCCAGTCGAGGAGGGCTGAATGGACTACCAATTTCTCCACATTTTTACAATTGGACACAGACCGGAATGGTCCGCCGAGACGGCCGAGAGCCTACGGGAGCGGATGAAAACCCCTGCTTACTCCCAATCGAATCAGGACATGGTCGAGGACTTCATCCAACACGCTGTTCCCGGCGATCACACCGTTCTGACCGATCATCTTAAAGACGGGTCCATGCATCAAGTGATCATCGTCCGTGGGAGGGATGACTAGAGTGGCACAAGAGACGACAACAACGCTCGAACTGAACGCCGAGGAAGCGGCGGCCGTCGGCACAGCGCTGTCCGTGCTCGCCGAAAACCAAAGATTGCTGGCCACGTTCGGGCCGGACGGCATCACCGCCATGCAATCCGTCCCCACGGTCGAGGGCGTGCTCGCCCGACTGGACGAGCAGGCGCCCGGCCTCGTTCCGGTGCCGAAGGACGGCGTGGCCTGGAAGGAGCGTGTTCAGTCGTGACCACGGCCGACCGGGTCGAGAAAGCCGATCGAGTCGAGAAGTTGAGGGAACAAAAGGAAACCCTTGAAGCCCTGCAAAGCGAGATCCAGTCCAACTTTCAGGACATCGTCTTCTGGCAGGACGAAGGGCTGCCAGAGGACGTAGACGATGCCGTCGGGCGCGTTAATGACGAGCTTAGCGGCCTCGAAGGCGAGATCACTGAAGCTCTCGGTGACATTGAAGAGAAGATCGCCGAGGCGGAGGAGCCGAGCATCAACTGGGAGCCGGGGATGATTGTTCGAGACACAAACGCGATCAGCCTCGGAACCGGAAGCATCTTGGCCGTTGACCACGAGCAAAAGACGATCTGGATCGGGGTCCACCGAACCGATAACCCTGAGGTCCTTTCATTCGACTTCGGATACGCTGAAAACCGTTTCGAGATCGTGCACAACCCCGGTGCGGAGTAGGCTTTCGCTCCGACCCAACTTCTGATTGAATAGCGATTCCGACGCGACGGGGCGGCGTGGGACCGACAACCGGCTGAACTGTTGACAAGCGTCAGTGGTGACAGCCGGGCGTCCACAGAAGACAGAGACCGGACCCAAAACCATCGAGCTGCTGCCACAGACGATCGAGCACACCCCACCGCAATCGTTGTGGCAAGCCACGCCGCCCGGTGTCGGCCCATTTCCAAATCGGTGTCCGACCAACACCCCTATCTAACAACGGAAGGAGTGAAGCAAGCATGACCGACGTGCTCAATAAGCTTCAAGAGAACTTGGGCCTGGACAATGACGAGATGGCCCAGCTCGGCGAAAAGATCCTCACCGAGTATGGGGAGAACGGTCACGCCGACAACGGCGACGGGAACGGAGCCAGTGTCGACGGGATCTCCATCGGCCCCGACACCGAGGAAAGCGAGAACGGCCACAAGCCGGAGCCGGTCACGCCCTCGGCAACGATCCCGGCCTCGGTCATCCGGGCCCATTCGGTCCACGACGGCTTGCATGAGCTGGTGGTCGAGGGCGACACCGCCCGCCTCATCACCGGCACGCTTGTCAGCTACCTCAAGACCTGCCAAGGCGAGGCCAACGTCGTTCTGCCCAACCTGGGCGAGTTCGTCAACGGTCACGACGAGCCGGTCACGATCAACGTCCTCGGCGACGGGATCGTTTGTGCGCAGGGCGAGAATGAGCTGCACAGGCCGATGTCCTATGGCAGTGATCCGAATGACCGCCCCGACCTCGCCATGCCGAGCCGGGCTGTGACCGTGCAAAACCCCAGCCTGATCGCCACCTATCTCCGGCAAGCCCGTGAGATGCTGCGCATACCGGACGAAGAGGAGGACGACTCGGTGACGATGGCCGATCGGCCGCTCCTCTACGCCAGCGAGAACGGCTTGTGCATCGTCGGCACCGACGGCCACCAGCTGTTCCAGGGCACCGTGCCGATGGGCACAAGCGCCTTGACAAGCGACGTGGCGATCGCCGCTGACGCCGCCGACCGGATCGCCCCATTCCTCGACTGCATCGACGGCGGGAGCACGACCCTGGCCTGTACCAAGCATGGCCTTTGGCTGCAACAGGGCGACTCCATCCTGAACATTCCGTCTGTCGAGCTGACCCACATGCCACCATTGGAGAAGATCGAAGCGCTGGTGCCGGACAGCGATCATGTCGCCAGCCTCACTCGCCCGTCGGCTGTGCTCGACAGCGCCTTGCGCCAAACCCGCTACGGACTGGCCGAAGACGCCCACGCCACCCCCTGCAACCTGACGATCGACAACGAGGGGGCTACCCTCCACGCTCGAAGCGAGGTCGGCCGTGCCGACATCTATCTCGGCCAAGGCAACTGTGCTGTGGATGGCGACCCGTTCACCATCCGGCCCTCGATCACCCGATTGCTCAACATCACCGCCCGGACGAGCGGCGCCCTCCACATCTACTGCTACGGCGACGCGAAGCCGATTGCGATCGAGACGGCCGATCCGAACGTCCGCTACGTCGTGATGCCGTTCGCCAACGACAAGAGCGACAACTAGCCACCGCTGACAGCAATTTCCCTCCACGCACCGTTTGTTGGGTGTCAACGAGACGGGGCCAGCCGGGACTGTCCCGCCCGGCGGCCCCGCTCTCCCCTCTATCAAATAGCGAGGTGATGGAGTCAACTACCCGATGCCTAAAGGCATCGGGCTTGTAACTGCCCTCAAGCGGTCGCGCAGTTGCCAGAGTTGGCCTTTGCGACCTCGGGCGTTACTTCGGGGCGCGTTGACGAGCGCCCGTCCGCCGACGCCAAACTCGCTCGGCGGATTAGGTTGTGGCAGGCGTTGTAATCAGCGTTATTGGAGTGACCGCAATGCTCGCAAACGAAGCGATGGCCCTGACGAGTCCCGCGCTCTCCACATCGAGAGCAGTCCTGAGAGGGCGACTTTGTTGTAGCAACGGTGTTCGTGCGCGATGCCCGAAATGTAGTTGCACGCCTGACCGAACGTGCACATCGTCTTCTCGAAAGCGTGCTTCGCCTTCGAGTCTGGTGCCAGCTTGATCTTCAACGTCTTCTTCTGAACGGGCATCGCATCACCCAGTCTCTCATATAGGAGGTGTCAGTCAAGCTCTTACGAGCTTGCGGCTGCTTCCTCCCACCGCCTGAAGGCGGCGGGTCTCCGCAGCCGATTTTCTATGACAAAAGCAACCCCCCGCATGAAACGATCCCACCTCGAAGCCGAGGACCACCGGGAACAGATCGAAGACCTCTCCAACAGCCACAACCGGACGAAGGCTGCCGGGCTGCAACAGTGGTTTACCCCGCTGTCCCTGGCGAGCACGCTGGCCCGGACGTTCCGCCGCACGCCGACGTGGGTCGCCGACCTGACCGCCGGCGGCGGCAACCTGCTCAAGCCGCTGACCCACGCCAAGCGTGTGGCGTTCGAGATCGACCACCAATGGATCCAGCAGTTGGCGGAGGAGATCGACGCCTACACCGTCCACATGGGTGAGTTCTGGCCGTATCTACAGAAATCGGGCTTCCGGCCCGAGGCGGTCGTGCTCAACCCGCCTTACGGCGTGACGTGGAAGGGCACGCCCTGGGGCAACGTGGACGCTCAGATCGCCTGTCTGCACATGGCGTGCACTTGGCGCTGTCCCGGCTACGCGCTCATCTCCGACGCCATCTGGCCCCACCTACCGGACTCGATTGCCGAACGGATCACCGCCCACGCCACGCTGGACAACGTCTGGAGCGGCGCGGACGTGACCGTGCGACTGATCTGGTGGGATACGGTTGCGGCGCCGTCCACCAAGGATCTCGGCCACTTCGACTTCGCCGGCAACGGACTGGCCAAGCTGAACGATGCGATCAAGCGGAACTACGTCGAGACCCCGACCGGCCGACAGATCATCGACGCGGCCGACAACCGGAACCGGCTGCGCGCCGCGTATCGGCAGTACCGCCGGGACCGCGACCGGCCTCACGACGCGAGCGTCGAGGTCTTCGGATCGAACACGATCTCGGTCCACCCGACGCCTTATGAGAAGTACGCCTTGCAGGACACGCTCGACGATGCCGACGCCCACAGCATCCTCAACCTGGGCAAGACAACGCAAGGGTATCTCATCATGAACCCGCGCGTCCGCAAGCTGCTGATGCGCGACGACGTGCGCAAGGTGCTCTCCATCTCCGACGACGCCCTGGCCGTCATCCGCGACGCGCAGAATCTGAACAACGCGGAGATCGCTCCCATCCGACCGCTGCCCGCCCAACAGCGGCTCGGCTTCCTGGAGAGTCTGGATGAGATCGGCTGCCACACGGACTGGCCCGAGTACGGCTTCCGCGCCGGGTTCAAATACCCGTTGCGCGTGCGCGTCCAGCCGAACGCCGACTCGTTCAAAAAGACCGTGCAGCGCAAAGGCGAGCCCACGGACGTGACTTTCGTCCGCGTCAGCAAGTCGCTCGAGATCACCATCACCAACCCGGACGACGACACCCACGCCATCTTGCACGAAACGCCTGACGACGTGGCCACGCTCGAACAGTATTTCGACGTGCCCGAAGTCGCCGACATCGCCCAACTCGATCCGGGCTACGGACGGAACCTCGACAGCTTGGCCGAGGCCGGGCTGGTCTCGACCGAGCAACTTAGCCGATTGAAGGGAGGCAACGATGGAGCCACTGGATCAACATGAGTCCGACTCACAATACACGCAGCTGCGCCCTAGCTCACTAGCCGAGTTCACCGGTCAGGCGAACGCCAAGGAACAGCTGCGCACGCAGATCGAAGCCGCCCGCAAGCGGGGCGAGTCGCTGCGCCATATCCTGCTCGGCGGCCCGCCGGGCTTGGGCAAAACGTCGCTGGCCAGCATCGTCGCCGAGGAGACCGGGCGCGATTTCCACATCGCCAGCGGCCCCCACATCGCCAGCGCCACCGACCTGATGTGGATGCCCTTCGCCCTCGAGGAGGGCGACATCGTCTTCATCGACGAGATCCACGCCGTCAAACGGAGCATGGCCGAAATCCTCCACGGCATCATGGAGGACTACATCATCGAGTATAAGCGCAAGGAAAGCGGCATCGCCCACCAGGAACGCGAACAGCTGCCGCCGTTCACCATCATGGGCGCGACCACCGAGGTCGGCAGCCTGAGCAAGCCGCTGCGCGATCGCTTCGAAGTCCAGATCGACCTCGGCTTCTACAACGAGGACGAACTTGCAGCGATCGTGGAGCGCACCGCCCAGCTGCTCGGCAACCAACTGGACAGCGAGGCCGCCGCCGACCTCGCCCAACGCGCCCGTGGCGTGCCCCGCATCGCCAACCGGCTGACCAAGCTGGCCAGCGATCACGCGCTAGCCGAACACAACAGCCGCGAGATCACGTCCGAGGTCGTAGCCGCCGCCATGCATCGCATCGGCGTCGACTCGATGGGGCTCGACCAACTGGACCGGCAAATCATCGCGACCCTGGTGGAGCAGTTCGAGTCCGGCCCGGCCGGGCTCCAAACACTCGCCGGAGCGATCGCCGAGTCCGCGGATACGGTCGAAAGCCATGAGCCGTATCTCACCCAGATCCGCTTTCTCGAACGGACGGCCAAGGGCCGACTCGCCACGGATCGCGCTCGGCGCTACGTCAAGTCACAGCGTCGGGCCGAGGCCAATGCCGAGCGTGCGGAACCGGCGACGATCGGCTCGCTCTTTGGATAGGAAGGAGGGCAACGATTGCCACCGCTGGCATTGAACCCCGCCGACGACCTGGGACTGTTCGACTTCCAAGCAGAAGACCTGTCACGAATCGCTTGCCGTGACGCGGCGATCCTGTCATGGGAACAAGGACTGGGAAAGACGTTTGGCGGGCTGATCTACGCCACCCTCAAGGGCGGACACCGTAACCTCATCATCGCCCCGCAATCGCTCTACTCGCAGTGGGAAGCGGATGCCGCCAAGCTCGGCATCCGCCTCCACCGCATCCAGAACATGGAGGACGCCCTGCACGTGGGCCGGACCCAGCCCGAAGGCTGGTACTTCATCCACTACGAGCTCTTGAAGGGCAACGGCCGCCCGAATCGGCGTGTCAAGGGCGGGCCCGAGGGCATGACCGGCCTACCGCCGAAGCTCAACGACGGCGAGGTCTGGCGGCAAGGGCCGATGTGGGAGGAACTGGGCGGCGGTGCGACGAAGAAGTCTGCCGCCTACGCCTACGCCCACTACGGCCCCACCTGCCCGGCGTGCGGCGCCCGCTGGCGCGGGGCGGGGGAGCTGCCGCCCGCCCAATGCCGGTGCGGCCACGTCAACGCCTACGCCGACCTGCGCACCGACGAGGACGAGGAACAATCCTTCATCACATGGTGTGTGAACTGCGGCGAGGTTGTGGACTGGAACGGCGTCAGCTGTGCGAGCTGCGGCCATCACCGCTACCGCGCCCGGCCCCGCTCGATCTATCAGCTGTTGAAGCACTACGCCGACACGATCGTGGTGGACGAGGGCGTGAAGCTCAAGAACATCGAGTCGCTGCAAGCGCAGAGCGTCCATGCGCTGCACGCCGACCACAAGCTGATCCTGTCCGGCTCGCCGATCAAGAACACGCTCGCGGACATCTTCTGGCTGTTGCATTGGGCGTTCGGCGAGGGGTCCGCGATCTTCCCGTACCGCTATCACGGCGGGCAGGCGAAGTTTATGGAGGACTTCTGCGTCTACTACCAAGAGGGAACGGATTACGAGCGTGGGAATACGAGCGGCAAGCGCTTCCAGCCCGAGATCACCAACGTGTCGATGTTGTGGCGCCTGCTCGGCCCGGCGATCTGCCGGCGGCGCAAGCGGGACGTGGAGGGGCTGGAGATGGTGGACCGCACCACGCACTTCGTCGCCCTGCCGCCCGCCAAGGAGCAGCAGCAAGCGTACACATGGTGGATGCAGAACTTCGCCGAGTGGTTTCGATCCGTTCACGGCGGCGACGAGCGCATGATCGAGCTGCGCCAGAAGCTACTCGGCCAGCTGAACAAGCTCAAGCTCGTCACCACGATTCCGTCCTCTCAGAAGCTCGAAACCGAACTGGACGAGGACGGGCTGACCAAGGCTGGCTACAAGCTCGGCGACGGGCTGACGCCGAAGTCCGTGTGGGTCTTGGAGTCGTGCCTGCAGTGGACACATGAGGGGCACCAGACGGTGCTGTTCACGACGCTGCAGGACAACGCCAACTTCCTGTGGGCCGAGCTCAACCGGCTCGGCTTGCGCGCCACGATCGCCAACGGCAACGTGCCGCCGAAGCAGCGCCAAAACGTGATCGACGACTTCAAGAAGGGCGACTACGACATCCTGATCGCCGGCACCGAGGCGGTTAATTTGGGGCATAACCTGGAAAACGCCAGCCGGGTCATCATGACAGACTTTCCTTGGGAGCACTCAACTCTAAGACAAGCGATCGAGCGTGTCCACCGGCTCACGTCTCAGTACGATGTGCACATCTACATGCTGTATCACGAGGACATGATCGACGCCTACCACCTCGAGATGATCCGGCGCAAGGCCGACTCCAGCGACATCGCTCTCGAGGGCGAGGTCAACGACCAGCAGGAGCAGCGCGTCGATCTGTTCAAGATGGCGCAGCAGATGATGTCGGACTGGACGGGCTTCATGGAGAACGGGGTGCCGCACCAGAAGGACTTGCGGGGCCAAGTCGCCAAGCTCGAACCTTACGATGTGACGAGCCTGCGCGAGCCGAGCCAGGACTCTCCAACCCACACTGGTGCCACCGATCTGCAAGTGCAAGAGACCGTGTCCGAGGAAAACGAACTAGTCGAGCTGTCGTTGTTCTGAGATCCCACCCGAAGGCGATAAGTTCACTTTTGGATGGCCACAATTCGCCTCTGGGTGGAAATCTCAATCTCGTCGGCCCGCGCCGAAGGCGATGCATAGCATTTTGGATTGGTGGATTTCGCCTTCGGGCGAGCAATCCCTCCACCCTGGCGATTGGTTTCATTATGGACTCCACAAATTCGCCAGGGCGGAATTAAGCGAGGTCGAGGCCACGAACGGGACAGGCGACCTATCGTCGATCACCGAAGCGCTGGAAGCATCTATCGAGGAGGGCTGACATTGGAACAACCGCTACTGGAACTACCCGAGGTCGAAGAACCGAAAAGCGATGAACCGGACGCCCACTTGACCAATCTGCCCGATTGGGCACGGCAGCCGGAGAACTGCAAGCGGATCGGCAGGAAGCGAGGCCACCTGATCCGCCGGATCAAAAAGCGCCACGGCGACATCCCCAATTTCACCATGACGCCGACCGCCGACTTCTGCGTCAAGGTCCGGCCCGGCCAATGGTTCTGGACCCAAGGCGAGGACATCTTCGAGAGCGTGAAGGGCGGGGTCGATCGGCGGTAGGCATTGCCCTACGATCGCCTCGATAGGACCAGCAGTATGACAAGGGGCTGATACGATGGCCGAACACCGGATGCCGCAGGTCCGGGGCCGTTTCAATGACGCGTTGGACCACCTGGAACGTGAGTTCGATGCCCTCGACACCGAGATCCAAGCCGCCCGCGATCAGCTCGAAGGGCTGATGCCACACGCCAGCTTCCACTTCAAGTATGTCAAGTGCCGATCCGACTGCCAGTGCAGCAACGGCAACGGGCATGGCCCGTACGCCTACGCCAGCTATCGAGACCGCAACGGGCGGGTTCGGACCCGCTACATGGGCAAGAACCCCGACCTCCCCGAAGGGAACGTGGACCGCCGGACCTGGAACCGGATGCAGAACGAACTCAATCGGATTCGCAAGAAACGACAGACGTTGTGGCGCCGGGTCGAGGACGCCTTGGCGCTACTCGAAAGGAGTTCGGCGTGATTGTCGAGCTATCAGAACGGGAAAAACAGACGCTCTCCGTCAAGGTTCACAGGTGGGCAAACGGACCTCGCGTCAATCAAGACATGCTCTACAACGACCTCATCCACGAACTGATCGAGGGCATCGACTACTCGACTGTCGTCTTACCGGATGCGCCCAAAGTCTACACCCTCTACGACGAGTTCGGCCACATCCTGGTGAGTACCCACAACGAGCCCGACCGCGACGAGATCTGCCGCATCACCGAGGGCGGTGACGCCTACCCCCACATCGTTCAAGTCGAGGAGGGCTAGCAGCATGAAGCAAGACAACATCAACCGATTGCTCGGAGTGCAGGCTCGTCTGCTCACCCTACGCTCCGGTGAGACAACGGAGGAGCACGATACCCAAGAGGAGGAGATCGACTGCATCTACGAGACCATTCTAAACGTGATGATCAGCGAGGGGCTGTTCGGCAGTGACACCGATTAACTGGCCTTCGATCCCCGAACTGTCCGACACTCCGAACGGAAACGGACTACGGATGGCGCTCAAGCGGGACGGCAGCTTCGTCCAGCTCACTCGAGACTGGATCAAGGGGCGACGGATCGACGCGGCCACCGGCGACTACATCGACTACACCGATCTGCTGGCTCCGTCATTCCCGATCGCCAACCTGCCTGAGAACACGCTGTTGGTGGGCGAGTACGTCGTTGTCGATGCCGACGGCCTCGACGACCTCCCCGCCACGGTCTCGGTGTTGAACAGCACGGAACCGCTTCGCCGCCAGCGAAGCCGGATCGTCCTCTTCGACGCCGCCTGGATCGCCGGATACGACGTGCGGCCACGCCCCCAGCATGAGCGCATGGAGCTTGTGCGCCAAGTGGTCAACCGTTGCCCGTTGCCGGGCGTCGAGGCCGTCACGGAGATGGCTTATGACGCCGATCGCTACGACGAGATCGTCGAGGCCGGGTATGAGGGCGTGGTCGTCAAAGATCCGCACGCCCGATTCGGCAACGGCATGTGGAAGCTCAAAGGGCGGCGCGAATACACCGTTCGCCTGGGCGACTTCGAGTATGGCGAGGGGGAGATCCACGATCGTGCCGGAGCTTTCTACATGCAAATAAAGATCAACGGCCGTTGGGTTCACGCCGGCAAGGTCGGCACCGGGTTCTCCAGGCGCGAACGCAAACTGCTGATGGAGAAGGTGCCGGTCGAGGCGAAGGTCGAGGCGCTCGGCGTCAGCGAAGACGGCAAGCTGCGGCAACCGAGCTTCAAGGAGGTCATCTCATCGTGAACGACAACATCCTGCACATCTACGGTCAAACCCGTGAGCACGATCGCGTCTTCATCGTCGGCGACCGCACCGGACTCCGCGAACTCCAAGAGGCCATCCAGCACGCCCTCGACTACCCTGACGCCGGACTCGGCTACGCCATGACCAACGACGGAGAATATTTCAGCGTCACGACCATCCTGATGGACGACGACTGGCAATCGGAGAACTGGCAACAGATGGGCGTCCCCTACAGCGACGACTCCTTCATGTACGCTGCCGAGCAACGGGAGGATGCCATCTGGCCCCGCGATCTGATCCACAACGGGGAAGGTTGGCGCACCCTTATGGAGCGGGAGAACGCAATACGCGCCCGACGAAATCGAGGAAGGAGTGGTGGTTGACATGCAGTATCAAGAGGAACCCACCGTTTTCGAGTGCCCGTGCGGCCACAACTGGGCCGAGCGCTTGCCCGTCAACCTGCCGGTCGATGCCTTCATCGCCCGCTTGTCAGCGGCCTCCGTTTGCCCCAACTGTGGCGGGGAGACCGACGGCGACGTGATGATCCTGACCGGCGACCGGCGAGAAAGCGTGCTGGCTGAGATGGAGAAGAGTCCGATTTAAGGAGGTAGCATGCCTAAATGCCAATGGCTCGGATCAACAGTAGACGAACATGGGAAACTCAAACTTGGCGGGGAACCGCAAACCTGTAACGAATGGGCCGCATTTGCTGTGACTACCACGTTCTATGGGAATGAGGTCGAAATAGAAGGCCCCGAACTGCTTTGCAAGCACCATGCCAAGGAGACCTTAGGTGGCCTCCCAGAACGAGTTTATGCCGAAAACGCATCCCGAAACATCCTTATAGAGCCAATCTCCGAGGCATCTGCATGACCGCAAGTGTTCAGATTGACTACCCTGTGACACGGCGTTAATCTGACAGCTCCGTCTCTCTACCCAAAGTGCTTCGCGCCGGGCGGCTCAGCAGCGCCCGGCGCGTTTTCTTACCTCATAGGGTTGACAGACACTCCATGATCGTATACCCCTTTAGGAGAGGAGGCAACCGTTGCCCAAGACGACAGCCAAGCCGCTCATCAAACAGGCCGTCGATGCGCTTGCCGCCGCCTGCGACCAAGCCAGCTCGACCGACGAGGCCGGCTTCAACAAGTATGACACCAGCCTCGGCCACAGCCTCGCCGAGCGCCCCTATGACTCCTGGTCAGCGAGGCAAGAGTGGGCGGCATGGAAGATGCTGCGCAAATACCAAGGCCAACTGCGCAACATGGGCATCCAGTACGATGCCATCCCCAAGCCCGACGATCCCGAGGACTACGAAGTCCCCCGGCGTGTGTCATTGGACGAGGCGGGGGAATACTTCTGGATCGAGTTCCCTTTCGAGTGGAACCTCAAAGAGGCGGTTAAACAGAACGTGCCGGGGCGCAACTTCCACAAGGAGCCGCGCCCTCACTGGACCGCTCCGACGACCGCCGAGACGGCCCAAGCCCTCAAGCCGATTGTCGAGAGCTACGAGATGGAGCTCTCCGCGGACGCGGATCAGGCGATGCAGTCGTTGGAAGATGCACCGACCCACCAGCTCACCTTCACCGACGAGGCCATTCAGGTCGCCTTTCCGTATGACCCACTGATGCTGAGCGAGGTCAAATCCGCGCCCGGTGCCACCTGGGATCAAGAGAACCGCGTCTGGACGCTGCCCCATGAGCTCGAAAGCATCCATCTCGCCAAGCGCCTGCAAGACGAGATGGGATTTGAGTGCGACGCCGACAGCCTCGAATCCGTTTACGGCGTCCGCAACCTGGACAAGCTGCTCCAACGCTTCGAGAGTGAAGTCGAAGCTGCGATCGCCGCCTCCAAGGCCGAGGACGCCGACCTCGAGGTGCCATCCCTCAATGGCACGCTGCGCCCATTCCAGCGGGCGGGCGCAAAGTATGCGCTCGACGCTCGACGCTGCTTCATTGCGGATTCCATGGGTCTTGGGAAAACCGTCCAGTCTCTAGCTACATTGGAGAAAGCGAATGCCTATCCGGCCATCATTGTCTGCCCTGCTTCCCTCAAGCATAATTGGCTGAAAGAAGTTCGCATGTGGCTCCCTCACCTGCGCCCCTACGTACTGGCCGGTCAGACGGGCCGCATCATCCCGGCCCACGATGCCGACGTGATTATTCTCAACTACGATATTCTCCATCATCGGCAGGAGCAGCTGGTCGAGATTGACTATCAAGCTGTGATCTTGGACGAAAGCCACAAGTGCAAAAACCAACAAGCTCAGCGGACGAAAGCAGCACAGAATCTTGCTAAGCAAGCCGAGTATCGACTGGCCCTGACAGGCACGCCGATCACCAACAAGCCTTATGAGCTCGCCTCACAGCTCCGCATCCTGGATCGCTTGGAGGACCTGGGCGGCTGGCGGACATTCGTGGACCGCTACTGTGCCCCACGCCAAGAGGCAGGCCGTGTGAAATACGACGGAGCCTCGAACCTTGAGCAACTGAACACGAAGCTGCGCAGCCTGTGCTACGTCCGCCGCACCAAGGAGGACGTGCTCAAGGATCTGCCGGAGAAGGCCCGCTCCGACGTGCCGATCGAGATCACCAACCTCGAAGAGTACCAACAGGTGGAGCGGGACGTGATTGACTTTCTCAAAAACGAGGTTGCCCGCGACGAGGCGTTCCGTCAGTCGATCGCCCACCTTCCCGAGGACGAACAGCGGCGCAAGATCAACGAGCGCATGTCCGACAAGGAGGAGAAGGCCCGGCGTGCCGAGCGACTGGTGCAGCTGAACACGCTCAAGCGCGTGGCCGCTCAGGGCAAGCTGAAACCGGCAATCGACTGGATCAAAGAGTTCCTGGCCAACGGGGAGAAGCTGGTCGTCTTCGCCCACCATCGAGAGATTCAGCGTGCGCTGTCCGAAGCGTTCCCTGATGCCGCCCATGTCTTAGCCGACGACTCGGGCCAAGCCCGACAGGCCAACGTGGATCGCTTCCAGAACGAGCCGGACTGTCAATTGATGATCGGATCGCTCAACGCAGCCGGCGTCGGCATCACACTGACAGCGGCGAGCGACGTGGTGTTTCTGGAACTGGCGTGGACGCCCGCCGATCACGACCAGGCGGAAGATCGTTGCATTTTAGAAGGGGAGCCGATATTAACTGATCATGGTTGGAAACCCGTAGAGGACATTGCTGAAGGAGATCACGTAGTATCCCATGATGGATACTGCCACCGAGTGGTTGACACATACTCGCGAAAAGCCAAAAGCGCCTCACCCTTAAGAAGCAAAGATATAGCCGAAATCGAGGTTACGGGATGGCAACACCCTATTAAGGTAACAACAGACCATCAAGTTTTAACAACACGCGGCTGGCTACCAGCGGGTGACCTCAAACCTCGAGATCAGATAAAGATGCCTCAAACAACTGAGGGCCCTCCAATTCCCGAAATACCAATATCAGACGACTATCGATGCCGCCAAACATACACCACCCCTGGCCACAACTTGTTCGGTTCCTATTATGAAAAACAGCGTGTCAAGCCTCCTAGCAAGCAGCGGAACGGGAAACTTACCCCTCTCCCCAGAGCACTCTCTACAGATGAAGACACACTTTTTATACTAGGTTTTTATATAGGAGACGGGTACGCCTACACAGGTCATGGGAAGGGACGATTTGTTAGCTTTTGTGGACATGATGAAGACCACAATCATCTTCCCAGATGCGAGCTGTGGAGTAACAGTTTAGGGCTTTCTTCCGCATACGTGCATGACGCGCATAGCCACAGCTGTGAACTACGGATATACTCTGCCGAGCTAGCGTTTTGGTTCCAGGGGGAGATGGGACGAACACTAGAGTATAAACAGGTCCCAAAGTGGATCTTTGCCTCGTCTGTAAAGCAAAGACGGGAATTCCTCGAGGGATGGGTTGCTTCAGACGGATACGAAAGATTTCCATCGCGTGGCGGACAACTCCGCCGCGAGGTCATAACAGCCAGTAATAGACTCGCGGCAGACGTCACCCGCCTACTAATTAGCATCGGAGAGAAGCCTTGTGTTCGATATGGACAAGAATCTGGCGCCTGGACCATCGGTTGGACTGAGGGAACTCTGCCAGCCCTCACAGTGAATCAAGTACATCTCCGCACCTGCAATAAGACAGAGCGTGTATATGACCTAACTGTAGAGGACGCCCACACCTTTGTAGTTGGCACCGCGGTAGTCCATAACTGCCACCGGATTGGTCAACATGATTCCGTCACATCCTGGTATTTGCTGGCCGAGGAGACGATTGACGAAACCATCAATGCGCTGTTAGAGAGCAAACGCGAAGTCGTAGACGCGGCGACCGAGGGCGCTTCCGAGCAGGCCCAAGACGACATCGTGAGCGCACTGATCTCCGACCTAACTGGCGGCGAGACGATGTGATATGACATTGGACGAACAGCCGCCGAGAGGAGGCGATGATGCCGGGTACTCCTTTGGAGGTCGTACTGGCCGACCACGATCTGCTTGAGGACGGAGACCTCGATGGCTACGTGATAGTAGAGACCACAAAGCGGGAACGCGAAGACGCGCTTCCAGATCCCACTACACTTTACCTTCTCGGTGGAAAGCCTGTATCGGGGAAGAAGATTAACCAGCTCGCCGCCGAGGGTCGACAGATCGGATTCCCCGCGTTGAAGATGGTCAAAGAAAGGAGCGACGATATCCGATGACGATAACAGCTAGACCGCCATCGCCTCCTCGTCCATCACCAAGTCCAACACGCCCCGGTGCTCACTCTCCAAGGCCCGCCGTTGCAGCACCCGGATCGCCTCCCGCCGTATCTGCCCCGCCCGCACACGCGACACGCCGATCTGCTCTGCAATGGCCCGATCGGGCCACTGATCGCGATCATTTAGACCGAAGCTGTGTTCGAGGACGTAGCGTTGACGCGCCGGCATGAAGCGGAGCTGACGCTGGACCCATTCGATCCCGAGGTCTCGCAGCACATCCGTTTCCGGCTCATCCGGCGACGGGGCCACCGTGTTCGCCCAATCGTCGCCAGTCTCTTGCTCTTGTGATGGGGCATCGAGCGAGACGGTGCCGACGACCTCCGTGTTGAACTTGTGAATGACCTTGAGGGCATATTGGTAAGCGTGGATCGCCCACGTTTGCAGATGGATGTTTTTGCCTTGGGCGAGCGAGGGAATGTAGATGTCGGGGGCGTCGGCAAGGCTTTGGGCAAGATCGCGGCTGCGCACAAATAGCTGGTGGGCCTGCCAAGCGGATAGTCCCGACGACGTGCGCGAGATACGCACGTAGCGGACAATGGCCCGCACGTCATCCAGATGTCGATTGGCCGCTGTTGCGAAGTCGGTGATCGGCGAAGTGGGCATGACTCAACTCCCCAAATAGATGCGAAATCTCCTCATCCAGAAGCCTCTGTGCTTCGTCATACCGCTCTTGGGCCATCAATCTTCGGTAGGCTCGCAACTTCCGTTTGAGTTCTCGGATCTTGTCACCGTGGGGGAAGTCCGCCCGCTCGCCCCGATACCCAAGCACGGCCAACTGTTCGCCGACCTGGGAGCGACCGAGCACGGTGAGCGAAATGAGCTCCTTCGCCTCGTCGACATCCCCGTCTTCCACCGCATCTTGCAACGGGCGCCAGAGCAGGTCGAGCGTGCCGACGCTCACGTCTTCGAGGGCGATCTGTTGTTCACCTTCCAGGCCAAGCTCGGTATTGAGACTTTCGGTCACGGTGCGGAGGGTGTCGTCGCGGATGAGGTCGACAAGGCGCTCGCCCAGACGGAGGGATGTGGACCGGGCGCCGGTGTGACGACTGACAAGGCGCTTATACTCTTGCCAATCGTCAATGCCGAGCCGTTGCGGTGCCCGGACTCGCTTGGCCTCATCAAGGAGGATGCCGACGCGCTTGATTTGACCCCGCCCCTGCCAACGGCTCGGCGTGCGCGTCAGCGCGTAGAGCCGCATTGCGTAGTCGTCCGTGTCACGACACTTCTGCCACAAATCCTCCAGCGCCTCAAGCGTGTCGGATACCGTGGCATCCTGTAGATGGGGAAGATCAGCCGGCCCTACACCGCCGTGTCGCGCTTCCATAAAACTCAGCCCCTCACCCCTGCAAGGCTCCGGCTTACGCTTTATACTTTCAAGTCATCGTCAACCGTCGCAAGCTCCCCTCCGGGCCTTCGTTAAGTTTGACGATTTAGCCACTCGAGGAACTCGGGTTCGCTTCCCCCACCACAGAACTCACAAGGAAACTCTTTAGAGGGCATCTCGCACTGCGGGCAACGGAAGCGCACCCCGAGCTCGCGGATTTCGCGCAGCCCCTCCTCGCTTAGCGCTCCGCTCCAATCCGACCTTGTGCGAGTCGTGTCGCGGGAGATGTCGTAGACGATCAGGCTGCTCATGCCATTCCTCCTTCCTCTATCTTGCGCCGGGCAATCTCGCGTCCAGCCTGAATGCCTCGCTGGATGGCATCCGGCTCGAACTCCAGCGCACCCAGATGCTTCCGTTCCGGCTCGAAAATGCGGAACGTGGGACGGATGATCGTCTTGTAGTCGCTCTGCCGGTACGGCTGGACGTGGCTGTCGTTGGTCTGGATCGCCCGGTCGATGTCGTTGCGATAGACCTCGTTCATCATCATGCCGAGCGTGCGCTGGCCGATGCCGAGCGCGTTCCAGGGCACATCCTCCTCGCGCTGCGGCAAAAGCGGAGTGGCCAAGAGGATATAGAATGTGGCCGTGTCGCCTTCCCGCCATCGTTCGCGCAGGATGTCGAAAGCGTCGGCTAAGGGGGCCATGTTCCGCACGCCCCCGTCCACATAATGGCGCCCGCCGATCTTCACGGGCGGGAAAACGCCGGGGATGCTCGCACTGGCCAAGACAACCTCGGGCGGATCTTGCGGAGCCAGCCTCACCGACATGTAGCGCCCCGACTCGAGTTGGGTTACGCCGATCGCCACGTCGGGAGTGTCCTTGGGCCACGTTCCGTCATCCTCATGAGGCAGGCGAGAGCGACCTATCGGGCGATCCGTTGGAACCTTGGCCGGATTAGCCCAGCGATGGATCAGATCCAACAGTGGCCCGGTCTCGTACAGCGACGGGTTGCGGATCAGCGATACACCATCCGTCCAACGCCACAGGCCGAGTTTGTGGAACAACGAAGACAGCGGGCGCCGTTGGTACACGTCCTCGGGGCCGTCGACCTGTTCGTAGGCACGCAACAAGTTGAGCACCGCCGCCACTTGCGCCTGTCGCTTGGCCTGCGCCAAGACAGCCGCGTTCAATGCCCCGGCCGAGACGCCGGTGATCACATCGAAGTTGCGACCTTCCTTGCACACCAGCCAATCCAGCATCCCGGCCTCGACTGCGCCACGGGCACCACCGCCGCTCATCACCAGCACGTTGTGATGGGTCACGATGATCCCTCCATGAGGAACAGATGCCACTCGCTCGGCAAATGTTGGAGCGCATGATCACGTGCCCATGCTTCGATGGCCTCGATCTTATCCGCATGATCGGCCGGTTCCTTGAGCCACTTGGCCACCTGGGCAACGGTCACTGGTTCAAGGGTTGGTTGTTCTGGAGGCGTAGCCACTTGAGCAAGGCGGCGCCCCATATGCTCCTCACTGATGCCGCAAACGGGCAGCACCGGGCATTTGTGCGACTCCAGCACTTGGTCGTTCCGCGTGTCGCGCATCCGCAAATGGCTGACAGGGACGACCACCGCCAGCAGGTCGGGCAGGTGCAAGTTATCAATGCCCGCGCCCAACGGAGATAGGGTGAAGTTGGTCACGCCGCGTGTCAGGCCGCCCCGGCCGATGAAGTAAGGGAAGCCGAACTTGCCGAAATAGTCGGCGTTCCAGTCAAGGTCGCCTATAAGGTCGGCGTGCATCACGGTGGGGAACTTCACCATCGGCGAACTGTCGCCTCGCATCGCCCGAGCATACTCCTCGACCGACACAACCCGCTTCCAGACGAGCAAGTGCTCCTCGTCCAAGACGGCATGCGGCCACTCCTCGCGAATCCAGTCCATCAGCTGATCGACCGGGACATCCCTCTCACCCTCCGGATCAAGAATGCTTTCCGCCGCGAACTGAACATGAACACTGGCATTTCGAGCAACGAGCTTGCGATCCATGTACACGTCGGCCACGCTTCCCTCCTTCTTATCCTACAAGATGACTCAATGCTTGACTTGTAATTCAAGCATTGTTACGCCGCCGTCACACGGCGGGCTTCGGCAAATGTGATGGAAACAGCCAGCGCCGCCCACTCATCGCCGGAGATGCCGTACAGGGGGCCGGGTGGACAGTCCCATCCGCCTCCTTCGCACTCGGGGCATGTCGGCCGGCCGCGGCCGAACCAGCCGCGGCCCTTGCACTTGCCACACTTGATCGCCCCAATCGCTTTCTCCTCGCCGCCGAAGCGGTCGATCAGCGCCGCCCGTACGGTGGTGTCGTTGCCGGCGGCCGACCGATTCAGGTTCTGCACGACGCCGGGCACGTCGGCCTCGTGGTTCGGCTTCCGGCGATAGACGCGGGTGTAATGGTCGGGATGGCTGGACCACACCTCGATGCATCGGCCAACCATGACGGCCGACTCGAACACGTCGTCCTTCACGCTCATGCCGTAGCTGGTCACCATCTCGATCGCCAGATGGTCGGCCCGCCCGACATCGGCAATGGTTGCCACGTCCGCAACGACCTGATCGTTGTCGGCATAGTCGTGGTCGATGACGTCGTGCGCCTGAGCATCGTAGATGACCCAGGCGCTTTTCGACGGGCCCGGATCGACGCCCAGCACCCGACGCATCAGGCGACCATCTCCGCAAGCGTAAGCTCGAGTCGACCGACCACTGTCACAGCCAGGATTGTCGCCCACCAACTGAATCCGTCCCCGTCGTCCTTCCAACCCCAATCGTCGGCGTAGCGGGGCACGACCCGGCGAACACAGTCCTTGACCGACTCAACGCCTTCCGAGTCAAGAATGAAGCCGTCGTAGACCAGCTCGATAAGCTCCTCTCGAATCTCGCTCTCCATCCGGCGGGCCCGACGCTGAACCAACACGTTGCCCAAGTCGTTGAAGACCTGAATGTGGACCTGCTCCACGTTGCTGTCGGTTTCAATTCGCTCGATATCCGCTGTCAATGCGGTCCTCCTTTCGCCGCTCATAGCCCATGAGATACAAATCGTGGTCGGTGAGATGTTGGACACGCTGGCTTTCGTCAAGGACGGCGCACTTCACCCCGTCCGGCAGGATCTCGTTCAACGATTCCGCGACCTCGACGACCGACTCGTTCGGCATCGACTCGGGCACGTAAACGACGATCAGATCGCCCTGCCTCGGTTGCAGATGCAGCACGTCGCGAATGGACTCAAGCTTGCGCAACTTGGCGAGCTGCCGATGCGCTCGGACGTTGTCGGCAACCGCGGCCACGGCGGTGGCGATCGCCACCGCCAAAGCCACGGAAAGCAGTGTCGACATGTCAGCACACCTTCCGGTTCTGCGTCCAAGCGTCGATGGCCCGCAAGAACGTGTCGTCGGTCAGCTTCTGCGCGACCCAAAGGTCGATCGCCCGCAGGAACTCGTCGTCGCTCAACAAGCAATCGCCGTCCCGGTCAAGCTGCTCCAGCCCCGTCCGCTCGGTCTCGTCACCCCCTGACGATCCGTTATCGTCGGACGTATTGATGTCAGCGTCGCTGAACACGGCGGTCCAGTACGGATCATTACCCTGCCGATCGACGCCGATGCTGCGGGCCCAACAGCGCATCATGTTCTCCCAATGGCCGGACGACTCGCGCCATGCTGACACGACTTGCGAGGCGGTGGACTGACCACGCGCCACGTTCTCGGCCAGACGGTTCCACGCCAGATCACCGGCCCGATCCACGCGATCCGGCAGCTTCGGCTCACCTGCGCAACGATGCCCGAAACAGCTTTGAGCCTTCATCGTCTCGTTGTGACTGGCGGCGGCGTCCGATAGCACGCGACTCGGGGTCAATCGTTGCCCCGAATCCGAGGGCCACTGTCGCCATTGGCCATCGGCAAAGCAGACGTCACTGCCCTGCCGCAGCGTGTTGATCTCGGCGATTGCCGCCTCCTCGGCATCGGTGAGATAGGCCGCACCATCGTCGACAACGCCGCTCGGTCCATCGAGCAGCGGCGCGCAACCGGTCGTTACCGCGAACAGGATGGCGAGGGCTCCTATCGCCCCCGCAATGCGGAGTGTCATGCTCAGCCCCTCCTCTGCAGGCTAGTGTTGCATCTGCTCGGCCAGCTTTCGCGAAACCCGAATGGGCTCGCGGCTGGCCCCTTCCCCGTCCGTTTGGAACTCGGCCATTAACGATCGGCCCTCGAGCCACGCGTCCTCAACCATGGGATCGTCTGCCGCAATTCGGCGAGCCAACTCCAACTCGAGCACGCTATACCCACCATCCACGCTGGCGACGGCCGTGATGTAGGTCGGCATCATCGAGCCTCCCGTCATCAGGGTCTCGAGAACCGTGCCATGAAAGCCTGAGGAGAGTAGGCGGACAGCCCTCCGCTGGGGGAAAATCCGGCAGGCTAAGGAGGCAAACCTTCCGGCAAAACCCTGGCATCGTCGAGCTGCCCGCCTACGGTTGGGCAAGAGGGTGGGGCTAATCATCATTACCCGATTCGTCAATCTCTTCCAACAACAGCTCCGCAGCCTCGTTCGGATCGTTCTCGCAGAGATGGTGATAAACCTTCTCCATGATGCCGCGCAGCCGATCCGCCTCGTCCTGAATCAACGGCTCGTAATCCCCCTCCTCCGAACGGGTGCCGATCATCTCACCCATCGAATCCAGCTTGTTGGCAGCCGCCGAAAACGTGTCCGCCAACGACGTAAAGCAAAGAACAATGGGACCAGCCGTCGTCGTCTCAATGTGAAGCCACCCGCCGGGATGATTCTCCGATTCATCCTCAGTGGGCGATTGAATCTCGGTATGGAACGTGGCCGGCTCGCCCTCCATATAACCGGGCACCGCGCTGTATTGGATGACGACTCGCTTGCTCAAGATCGGCCTCCTTACTGTTCAAATCCGATCCACTGAATCTCAGATCCGCACCACGGGCAGTAGCGGATCGGGCTATTCACAAGGCAATCCCCCGCTTCTAATGACTCCAATATCCCTCTCCCTTTGATTGCAGGCGCATAAACCTGGGTCGTATTGGACACCCCCTCTAGGATGGCACGCATCTCAGCACAGCAAGGATCAATCGACTCGGTTCCGCACGGCCTTCGATCGCTCATCCCTTCGATCATATCCCCGTTCAAGACTGCTCCTCCTTCCGCGCCTGATAATCCAACTCGCGCATATGCGACTCGAAGACCTCGACCAGCTGGTCGAGCGAGCCCTTGTGGCGATGACAGCATTCCACCGCATCGGCCATGACCTGTCGGTTATGCTCGGCGCTTGCGTTCGGATCCCAACCGCGCAAGACGATCTCCAGCTCGGAAAGGAAGTCCGTGCTCTGCCGACGCTGCTGGTGAACTTGAGTCTCGTACGGGAATCCGGCGAGAGGCATTTCCTCGCTGTTATCGTCCTCGGTCTCATCGTCCGGGGCGAGGCTGATGGCATCGTCATCTTCGGATGCCTCCTCCCCCTCGGTCCCCGCCGACGATGCCTCCTGTGCCCGCTCCAGATTCCGCTGCCGGCGCTCCTCTTGGATGCGCACTCGGAGGGCTGTGGGCGACCATGTGCGCGGGGAGTCGTTCGCCTCGCGCAATAACGCCAGCTTGCCCGCGTCATCGAGATGACTGGCCTCCAAGGCGACGCGGAAGTGGCTGTGCCAGAGGCGCGGGAACTCCTCGACGGGGTCGATGTTGGCACGCTCGAACAGGCGGTGGATGCGCACCCGCTTCTTCGCGCCCTCCTCGCCCGGCATCAGGTCCAGCTCGTCAATCTCGCGATCGCGATACCCGAGGCCCCGATAGTAGTTCCGCAACCGCTCGAGATTCTGCCGCAGCTGAGACCCCTCCGCCCGCTCCTCGTTCGGAATACGGGAGGCCAGCAGCGCGTTCTCGGTGTGATACATGCGGAGGGAGAGCTCGCGCATCGCCTCGCGCCCCTGGAACGCCGACTCGTCGTCCAGACGCTCGGCCATCTCCGTAAACGCCCGCACGTTCAGCTTGGCGCTGATGGCTTGGAGTACGGTAACGAAGGCCCCGAACTGCTCGGCGGAGACCGCCTCCCCGCCGAGCAGCACATCCATCATCTCACGCGCCCGCTGGTCAAGCTGTGCCGAGTCGTGCGTCGCCTCTGCAGGTGACGGGCTGGTAGTGCCCCCGACATCGTCAACCTCTGGATTCACGGGCGACTCAGTTGGCAACCGGTTCGCCATGTCGCCCCTCCTCAAGCTGTTTCAACGCGCGCTCCTTCTGAGCGGCTACGCGCTCGCGATCCGCCTCGCACTCGTCACACCGACACTCGGGATCGTGGTCGAGGCTCCGCTCGTCCGACTTGCTATCGCCGTTCGTGACTTCGCCCTCGGGCAAATAGGGGGTCAGGTTCTCGGCGATAGGGGCCATCTGCCCGTCGCGCCAGCCGTCCGGCTCGCCCTCGCCCGCCAGTTGGCGATCCAGCTGATCCTGCTCGCGCTCACGCTTGCGGGCATGGCGGCGATCCTCGAGGTACTGCGTCTTCGTGGTGCCCATGATCTCGTAGGCTTCGGAGCGGACCTCGCCGGGCGTCGGCATCCCCGGATACGCTTGGTGGGCCAGGGCCTGCCGCCCCGCCTGGAGGATCACGTCGCTCGACAGATCCCCGAGCAGGTCCGTCCAGGACTCGATCATGCCCTGCAACGCCTCCTCCTCGTTCGAACCCAGCTTCTCGCGCAGATTGGGAAACGTGCGGAACCATTGATAGAGAAACGTCTTCACCGCGCTGGCGACCTCGTTAGACATCGACGATCCCCTCCTGTCCATTCTCCTGGGGAAGCCCGAACAGTTCGTCCAGGGATTTGCCCTGGCTGCCCTCCGTCTTGACGAAGCCGACGAAGTTTCCGTCGGAATCTAGATATTCGAGCCAACCATCGGCATTGAGCCACGTTTTCGGCATCTTCATCTTCTCTAGTTCGCGCCCTCGATCCTCCATGTCGAGCGCATAGGCGTGGGCACCTTGCTCAATCAGATCCGGGTCATGCCCCTGGCGAACCCTTTGACGCCAAACGTCATACGCGGCAGCTTTGTCATCATTCCGCGGATAGTGGGACCAGAAGCGCTCGAAAGCCTCCGGATAGCTGTAGTGGGGGCCCTTCATCGGCAGCTCCGAGCGGCGCGGATATTTCTCCTCCGACGGTCTGGCGTCGGCATCCACGTCCTCGATCAGCTCTGCCGTCTGCCCTTGCGGATTGTCGCCGTTCGGGGCCGGGTCCGCCGGGGTCGAAGACCCCACGGGGTGTGTCCTTACGTCTGGATTACCTTCACCTGGATTACCTTCCGATTCGACCCCGTTGCCGGATCGGGCTGCCGACGAGGGTTTTGAGGGTGCTTCACAAGGGGGGTGGGGTGATGTGTCATCACTAGGGTGGTGATGTGTGGTCACTACCCCTGGTGATGTGTCATCACTACCCCCTAGTGATGTGTGGTCACTACCCCCAGGGCTGGCCATCCACTCGGTCGGGTTGGTGAGGACGAATTTGTTGCTGCTGTAACTGCCGTTCTCCTTGGTACGCTGCTCCACGATGATCATTCGATGGTCCTTCAGTTCCTTAACGGCGTTGATCGCCCAGCGCCGCCGCGTATCCGGTTTGTCGCTTAGCGCGCTAAAGCAGGCGTCGCCGATGTCGCGATAGCTGGGCCACGCATAGCCTGACTGCCGGTTTGTGCGGCGGCAGATATGGGCGTACACGCGGAACGCCTTCGGTGTGATGTCGTAATCGTCCAGCGCGGAATGGACAAAGAGAATGCCGAACTCGCGGCGATCCTCAATCTCAATGCCCTGTGCGCTTGACATACTCAGCCCCTCCTCTTTATGGCATATTCAACCAGTAATTCGATTAAAGGTATCACCTGAGTATCATTGTTGTTAAGTTTGAACCATTCGCCATTGACGCGGTGTGGTGTCAGGAAATCATGGATATATTTTTCGGCCTGATAGATATTCGATGATTTCCAGCTGTGGGCAATATCAATGGGCGTAGGCTGTGACTTAGATATTTGCGCGATCCGATTTGAGGGGAAGTCCTTGGTTACGCCTACCTTATATAAACCCAGTGCGGAATTGCCACAGACATAGATATGGCCATCGTGTCTGTTATTATCACGCTGGTTTGAAGTATGCTGGCTCATTCCGAGGCGGTAGTTGAGAAATGCCCGGTTGAGCCCATACAACCTGCGATTGTCGAACGAATCAGAAACGATGTTCCCTTCTAGGACAAACCCGACCTCCACAAGTGGAGCGAGTTTGCGGCGAAGAGAACGTTGATCCATAATGCCGAGAAGCGAAGCCTGGAGCTGTTTCAGGTCGACGAATGCTCCTTCTCCCCACTGGTCAAGCCCGTCTAGGATTGCAGCCTGTAACCAATCACCAGTGATTCGTACAAGCTCCTCTCGGATGTAAACACGGCCAAGCTCTTGTGCCATACTCAGCCCCTCCAATCCAGCAGGATGGAAATGTGCCGCACTTGCCCATAGGTGGGAGATGTGATACCATGCAGGCATCCCATCGACATGGAATCATCGTCCTTTCTTTTGGCGAGGTCGGCGGCCACCGGCCTCGCCAAAGTTGCTTCCCGACGCTCTGTGCGCGCCGATATAATTTCCGTCCTCAGCCCCTGCATACTGCGCTCCTTTTAAGCGGCCCTATCTGCCGCTGTTATGTTCTCATACCATTAGTTCCTAGCAAATGCTAATCGCCGGTCCTCCTTGACGACTGAGAGATGCTGTGGTAGGCTGCCTACATAGCAGCGGGGCTCCCGCCGCTATGTGGCGAGCCCCATGAGACTCAGCCCCTCATACTGCTATGACTCGGCCTCGGCTCCTATCGCCGGGGCCGTTTCCTTATGCCGCATGATGTCTCCCACCCTAGTTGGTACTGATTGAGTCAATATCCGTCAACGTCTCCCGGTTCATCAGCGTTTGCAGCGACGACTGCACTTGGCTTTTCAAATATTGTGCGACGGCTTGGGCCGTCTCGTCCTGGTCGCGGCCCGTCACGCGCATGCCGCGGATGTGGGGCGAGGTAGCGACCCATTCCTGATTCTCATCGTCCCAGGCAGCAAAGCAAGGGACTTGGATCGTGACGTTGAGTGGGTGATCCGGATAGTCCGGGTGCTCGAGGCTGAGGTCGAACTCAGGATTGAATTGGTGACTCACGTTGGGAAACCCCTTCCGCTTCGCTCGCCAAATGCTCGACCAGCTCCTTCAGCGTCCTCAACAGTGTTTCGCGCTCCGTCAGAGTGAGTCGGAGCTTGTGATTCACGTAGTCCTCGAGGGTGCCGGCGGCAAAGACCCACCGACCAGGGCGGGTCTCGATGATGCCCGACTCCTGCACCAAAGGAGTACTCCTACGACGCAGGTGATAATGCACCCAGGCGCGACCGTGCCCCAATGACGCCGCCAGCTGCAACATATGATCCATTGTCAGGTACACCCGACGCTCGGCCTCCGTAAGTCGTTGTGTCATAGGTGCCTATCGTAACTTTCCGCCTCCCGGCTGTCAAGGCATGCCACATATGTTGAAGGTTGACAATCTCTGTAAGACCGTGTACCCTATAGAAGATATGGCGACGACCTCGGTGGCAAACGACGCGGACTTGGAAAAGGCGCTCCGGCTGCTTCCGGATCGCATCCGCGACGTGGAATGCGAGCTGCACCGGCTCGAGACTCAGCAAGCGTCGGTGAAGGCGCGGATGGACCGTGCTGAGCAGCGGGTATGGAACGAGATCGTCTTTGCCCGCGACGAGGACGGGAAGAAGAAATACAGCAACGACGACCAGCGCAAGGCCGTGTTCAACCGTCAGGTCGATGAGGACGGCGAAGTCAGTGATCTTCGGCAGCAGTATCGCGATTTGGAGGTCACGATCGCGGACAAGCGGATCGAACTCACGTATGAGCAGAATCGACTCAAGGCCGCGTGCGCCGTGGCCCGACTCCGAGGAGGGTCCGACTGATGGGTATCCTGTCCGACAAGACTCAGCAACATCTCGGTCAAGAGCTGGATCAGGGGTTGGTGAAATCCCGACCCGACGGCTTCCCCTACATTCCGATCCAGCACATCATCCAGCAAGCAAATCAGGTTTTCGGCTACGACGGCTGGAGCAGCGAGATCCTGTCCGGGCCGACGTTGGTCCATGAGTGGAGCGGGAAGAATAACGAGGGCCAGAACGTCTACAACGTCATCTATCGCGCCACCTGCCGAGTCAAAATCCACGACGACGAGGACCACTACGCGACGCTCTGGCGCGACAACGGCGGGACGGGCGCCGCCCTCAAGGCTCGCGACCCGAGCCGAGCTCACGACACGGCGATGAAGGCGGCGATCTCCGACGCGCAGAAGCGAGCCCTGTGGTCGTTCGGCAACCAGTTCGGTCTCAGCCTGGGCCTGGACGACCACCAACAGGCAAGCGGCGGACAGTCGGCGTCGCAGAACGGCGGCGATGGCGATTACGACCATTCCAAGATGAAGGGGCTGGCGTCGCAGAAGCAGATCAACACCCTGCGGCAAGAGCTCGAAAATGTCGGCCGGAGCGAGGATGCGGCCTGTTCCTACATCGCCGACACGTTTGATGTCGCTATGGCATCCTTTGGCGAAGAAGGGCAAACCAATTTGCCCAAGTCCGTAGCCTCGCAGATGATCGACTTGCTGAAGAACACGCCGGAGCAGACGGCGAAGAAAATCCGTGCCTATGAACCTGCCACGGCTTCGTCTGGCAGCGAGGCGCCGTCCAGCGAGGAAGTGCCGTTCTAGTTGTGTCGCAATCCGCAAATTGGTAGGGAGGTTGATAAGAGGACCGACATGCAGAAGCCGACTGCCGAATTGAGCCTAGACACGCTATCCGACTATCTGGCCTGGATCAAGACTGAGTACGACTTGACCTATGACGACATGGTTGAGGGCGTCGACGTGGGGCGGGGCAGCCTGAAACAGGCAATTCACGATCGGGCGTTGCCCCGCGACGGCTACGTTCTCGGCAAGCTTTTCGCCTTTGTGGAAAGCTATTTGAAGAGCATGGCAGAAAACCCTGTTCTCGCCGAGCCTTGCCATTTGGTCGGCAAGGGCCATCACTTGATGCGCGAGCGTCAATACCAAGAGGCGTTGGCTTGCTACGACAAGGCCATGCTCGAAATCCGCACTCCACGACTATATCACGACACCCTGGTGCAGATGGCACGTGCCCATATCTCGCTGAATCAATATGACCGTGCGGTCGAGGTTCTGAATGAAATCAGCGACGCCTATCCCGACATCCGGTTGAGTAAAACGGTGACCTGGGGCGGTCTCTATTTCATCCAAGGCGACTGGGATCGTGCTCGACCGATGCTCGAGGAGGCGGAAATCCTAGCGCGGAACTGGTCGATCCGCGAGCTGCTGAACATCCGCGGGCGGCTGATCGGAATCCATCTTTACGAAGGGCGTCTCGATCGCGCTGAGGAGTACGCCTGGCTGGCTGCCGAGGACGCGCGCTATCTCGACGACTATCGCTGGCTGGCCAAGCTCTTTATGACGTACGCCGACATTTACCACGAACAAGGGGATGCGGAGAATGTTAAGCGCTGCTTGGATCGCGGGTTGGAGCTGGCCAGTGGCGTGGACGCGTTTATGGCGCTGGCGCACCTTTATCGTCGGCTCGCTCGCTGGCATCGGGAACAGCACGATCCCCGAACGGCTTACGGGTATGCCCACGTCGCTTGCGAAATTGCCGAGATCCATCAGTTCAGCGACGCGTTGGTCGCCGCCTACGCCGAGTTTGCTGAGGCGCTGGCCGATCTCGGGCAGACAGGGCGGGCCGAGCGTTGGGGGCGCCATGCCTGCACCTTGGGGGACAATCATGGCTCCCTCCACGTGCCCGAAGCCTATATAGCCCGTTCCCGCACCGCCCCGACCGACGATGAGGCGCTTCAACTGCTAGACTGGGCCGAGCGCTTCGCCACAGAGCGGCACCAATACCTGAAACTCCCCGAGATTCGGCGTCGACGACGATCGACGTGAGCAATGTCTCCTGACATCTGGGGCGACTTCCTTTAGCATTAAGACAATCCACTACGAAAGGATGATGGATGGTATGAGGGGCAAGCTGACAGTCATGCTCGTTCTGTCCGTGTTCGCGCTCACCGGTTGCGGGGCAATCGACGGGTTCCCGCCTCACGACGACAGCGGCATGCCAGTCAATTCGACAGGCGCCAAATCCTGGGCCGGCGGGTTCGTCATCATCACGGGTAGCGCCGACCAACTTGGCGCGCTTAATGACCAGCTCATGGAGGCTGACGTTCTCAGCGAGCGGCCGTTGCTCATCCATCGGGCGCCGTTGGTGAACTGGGGCGATGGTGTGGCCATCATGGCACAGTATCGCCTCTACGACGGCGCGTCCGTCGACACGCTGCGCAAGGCCCTCGATGAGATCGTGCCTGGAGAGCTGAACATTCGCATCCCCTCGGTGATCGAGCACCGGGGCGACCCCACGGCTCCGGATCCGTGGAAGGGACGCCCTCCTCTCTTGGAAAGCCAGCAGAGCGAATACAACGATTGGGGCTAGACGCCGCTCATTGACAAGCGGAGTTACCTGCAATACACTGGCTTGTACTCGCTCGTATAGCGACCCTAGCAGTATGAGGAGGCGGAAGCATCGAGCCGAGTCAACAGGACGTGATGTCTTGGTTGGGGGACCAAGACGAGACGAGCGAGGAGGACGGGCCGGCAGGCCGCTTTGCTGATCAGATCCGCGAGGTCTTCCCCTCGTTGATCAAAGGGCTTTTCCCGTCCGAGTTTTTCACGCTCGAAGGGCCGGTCAACGGCGAGTATCGGGTGGCCTTGACAACGGAGGACGGATACGAGGTGACCCCGCTCGACCAACAACGGTGTGAGGTTGCCTTCGGCGAGTTCAACTTCCTGGTCGCCTATGACGCCGAAGACGGGTTGTACCATCTCGGCCTTATCGACCATTGTCCGTCCTGTGGCGAGCGCCAACCGTCCGAAGAGATCGTCGATCTCGACTCGTTCCGACGACAACTGGCGGATTTCCAACCAACCCATCACGGATGCAGAACAGGCTCTCCCCCACCGGGGTTTGCCGAGGAAGCGGACGAGCCAGTCGAAGCTGACAGCGAGGTCGCCTTGCGCATATTGGCTCGAGTTCTGTGGCCTTATCTCCTGCCGATTTTGCGCGAGGAGCTGGCCAATGTGGAGAAGGGAGACGACAGCAGTGTCGGATAGCGAAACGCTAACCGTTCGAGACAACCAACCGACGATCACGATCTACATCCCTCGGCGTTACCAAGACGAGCGCGTGCTCGACCGCCTGAAAACGCTGGCCAACGATCGCGACCGCTCCACCAACTACTTGGCCGTTCAAGCCATCCGTGAATACCTCGAACGCCACGACGCCCAACAACCCGCCAAGACATAAGACCGACCGCGAACGGGGCCACACGCCCCGTTCGCCTTAACTTACATATCTATCACTTCCGTTATGCGTAAGACAAAGAGACCTCCCTCCGCGTCTGCCTGAGCAAACACGAAGGGAGGCTACCGGGTAAGGGTATGGGGTTACGCGATCAGTTCGTCGATGGCGGCCGGGACAGCGTGGCTAAGGATGAGGCTCTCGATCTGGCTTTCGAACGGCTCGGGCACCCACGGGATGTCGGGGTCGATCTCCTCGTAGAGATCCTGGACGGTGATGATGACCGCTTCGCGTCGCTGTTCCGGCGTGAGGTCTTGGACCTGCTGGACGGCCCGGGTCAAGTCTAACCCGGCTCTGAAGACGAAGCCGAGCAGCGCTGTGACATCGAAGCCCTCGCTGCGGAAGGCGTCCTCGATGGTCGCCAGCCGATCCCGAAGCGAGTCGATGGTCGACTCGACGCGCTCCTGAATCTGCTGGACGTCAGAGCTCTCCATCGTCATCGGTTCCATGTCCGGCCCGTCACCTACTTCTTCCCGGTGTCGGCGTCCTCGAAGCGCTGCAGCACCTGCTCGAAGCGCTGGACGGCCGAGTCGAGGGTCTGTTGGGTGGTCGCCGCCTGACGCTCGAGCGTGGACTGCAGGTTCTGGTTGTATCTATCCGTGTTCTGGTTGTAGTTGTCCCGCTGCTGGTTCTGGTTCAGCTGAGCGATGGCGTCTCCGCCCCACTCGAACGCCTTGCTTGCCTTCTCGCGAATCGGCTGCTGGCTCAACAGGATGAAGCCCGCCAGCGTAACAAAGAGCGCAAAGGCAATCCCGATGAAGAGGAAGGTCTGGTCCTGCATCGCCACCTTCGACTTCAGGTAGTTCTGCTCAAGCTGCTCCTCCATGTCGGGGCGGTCGAACGGGTCGCGGGAGTTGTTGTTCGACTTCGCCTGCTCGTCACCGAACAGCTGGGCCTGAGCGGACATTGCCGGTGCCGCCACCGTGAACGCGAGGGCGGCGATCAAGGAGAACACGATGAGTCGTGTCATAAGTCGCTCCTCCTTTAGCTACGTGGCTCGCCCTGTCAATTGGGCGCCTGCTGCCGTTCCGGCCAATTGGCAATTTCGCAGTCGGCGTTGGCCTGTCCGCGCCCCGCGCTTTGCCACTCCACCACCCAGCACGCGCCTGTCGCCGTGTCAACGAACAGGCACGTGCCGTTCGAACACGACATGCGCACATTGCCGGATGACGCCACGGCGGGTGTGTCCGTCGTCGGGCTTGTCGAGGACGACGGCTGTGGGGTGGAGATGACTTGAGGCGGCGGATCGGGGTTGATCACGCCGGCCAGCAATAGGTCGTAGCCGATTAGAGCGGCCAGCGTTCCGATGACGACCAGCGCCAAGGTTATCAACTTGGACGCCAAACGCGCTTCCTTTCGATGTAGGACGGGCAGTCGTTGCCCATGGACTCAGCTCCCTCTTGCATCTTGCCGGATCACCTTGATGATCGTCAAGGGATCGTCAACTCCTTTACGCAATAGCCTCGTGAATCCGGATCACATTGAATCCTTGGTTCGGGAACGTCTCGACGGTGCCATCGCTGAAGGTGACTTCCCACTCGATCTCAAAGATGCCCGCCTCGTTCGTGTCCTCGACCTCCCAATTGTAGATCACGTCCCCTTCGCTGGCATTGGAGATCGTGGCGGGCTTGTCCACTTTGACACTTCCCGATCCGCGCTGGCGCATGTGGAACTGGACGCTGGCGCCGGTGATGTTGACCGCGTTGCCCTCGTCGTCCACGATCGAGCCTTGTAGGGATGGCCCCGTATCGCCGCGTTTGAGATGGAACATTAGCTCAACTCCACGCCCTGACCGCTGATCGTGAGCTGGTCGATCTGCGAGAGGTCGTAGGTCTGATCCAGGCTGCCTGTGAAGAACAGGTGGTCATTGGCGCTCCCATCGCCCTTGTCGTCGCTCTGGAACGTGACCACGACGAAGAACGAGTCCACGTCCTGCGAGGAATCGCTGGTGTCGAAGACCTTGTCCGCAATGATCGACTGCCAGTTGCCGTTCAGGTCTGAGTTGTTGAAGTCCGAGCCATAGGTCACCGTCTGGCGGGCATAGCTTCCGCCCTGCGGCTCGGTGGTGATGTCACCGATGTCGTTGGCCTCCGCCAGCCCGTCCGTCGCGTCGTTGTAGAGTCCGATCGTCAGGCTGGCGGGTTTAGTCGCGCTCTCCTCGAAATGTTCATCCAGCAGGAACTCTTCGCCGGTATCATGGAGCATCTTGAATCTGAACCTCCGTTTCGCCCACGTCGGGGATTTCGACATTGGTGCGACCGCGCTGGGTCGTGGCCACGTTCGTTGGCCCATGCTCGATGAGCACGACGTCCGTCGCGCCCGCCTGGGCGAGAATGGCATCGTTGCCCCCGGTCCGGCTGACGCGGCGACCGACGATCCGTCCAGCTTCCAGAACGGCGAACCGCAATTGAGCGACGGTCGCCGCCGCGAACTGGTGAACGAGGCCATCGGCGGTAACGGCGGTCACCGTGATTGGCGTCACAGGTGTTGGGGCTGTTCGGACGCCACTGCCCGTGCCGGTCAAAACCTCCCAGGCAGCCTGAGCTGGGTCCGCCGGGGCTGTGCGCGTGCCGCTGCCCGTGCCTGCCAGGGTGTCCAGTACGGCATGGGCTATATCCGCTGGGGCGGTCCGCATGCCACTGCCGAGGCCGGTCAGGGGCGTCACCGACACCGATTCCGGCTGGAGGTTGGCGAGACGTTCCGTCTGGGTTGTGGCGCTCAGCACGGTGGCGACCATGCTCTGCACGGAAGCGACAGATGTGCTCTCGCTACGGACGCCGGCGTTCAGCGATGCCAGGGAGAATGTTTGCACTGTCGCCGGGGCGGTCGATGTAGAGCTGGCGCTGCTCCCGAGCGGCTGGAGCGACCACGACACGACGCTTCCGGATGCGGTTTCGGTGACAAGAGTCTCCTCGCTTCCCACGCTGATGAAGCTCGCGGGGTCGTTCTGGTTGGCGTGTTCGGTGGCAACCCAGTCTGATGAAACTGCCCTGTCTAAATAACGAACCTCATCAATTAGGCCGTCGAAATACCGTGAGCTATCATCTTCTAAACGACCAACAATTAAAGGTGAGTCGGAAATGTTTGGCGTATCTGAACTCTCGGCTGATGCCGCGACTTCATTCCCATCAACATAGACAGCGGAGTTCTGAGCATCTACCATCCCAGGCGTTTTAGTACCACATACATGATACCATTGTTTCACATTTAGAGCATTATCTGCACGCCACCTGTTACTCCAAAAGTCGATAGCGGGCCGACCCTCTTTTACGGTAAACGACAATCCCTCATCTGAGGCTCGGGTAGTATTGTTACCCATAAAGGAGGGGAAATCCGAATTCCAACTATTTCCATTCCACTTTATCCATGCGCACATGGTAAGTTCGGCGTCACCGCTAATTCCTAGGTTTTGGACACCCTTTAGGAAGTCATCACTCCCGTCAAATTCATAAGCGTCGCCAATCTTGCCTGATGAGCCTTGAGTTGCCCCATTAACATTCGCATCATTACCATTTCCAGTCGCATCTATAGCGTTGCCGCTTGACTCTTCAAGGTGGGAAACAGCTAAGTAGCCATTCGACCAGACCGCGTTCCGCCCATTCGGATCGGTAACAGGCAGCGCCGAAGCATCCGAGTTGTCGTAGTAGACGAACAGATCCAAGTCACTCTGATCCGTCACGTCCGCAGCGGGTTTGAGCCAGAGCGCGCCCTGCTGGTTCCCCGTGTCGATGAACGAGACCTCATGCGGCACCAGCGTCTCGCCGTCCGAGGTGGTCACACGCACGTCCCCGCCGTCGGACTGGACCTTGCTCCAGAACGACGACGGCATCTGGGCCAGATCCATGTAGACGGGGAAGTCGCTGTGCGTGCCCGTCACTTGGCTGGACTGGATCGTGATCGGGGCTCGTGCGCCCCAGCCGTCGAGAAAAGCCATTCTTTAAGGGGTCACCACGTTGATCACGAACTCGCCGATCTCGGCTGGCGTGGCCAACTGGAGCACCATGATGATGCCCATGACGCTTGCCACGACGACGGCCGCCAAGACGCGGTTGTCACTGATCCAGTTGACCAACCGGGCCTGCGCCGATCGATCCCGCGGCGCCACGGCGTGAATGTCCTGGGACAGCTCTTTCACCTCGTCGCGAATCTGCTGGATGTCCTGCCACGTAGCGGCCTCGTCAATCTTTCCTTCCACCGCCTGCACCCGTGTGCGCAGCTGGCCGAAGGTCTCCGAATACTCGCGATGCAACTCCTGGTATTTGCGGTCAAGCTCGTTGAGCGTCTTGTCGATCCGGTCAATGTCACGCCGGAGCGAGTCCTTGATTTCGGCGATGTATTGCGCGGCAGGATCTGCCACAGCGACCTCCTACGTCGCGGATTCCATCAAAGCGGCCAGCCATGTGGCGGCCTCGTCTTGCCAATGATGGGGGTGGATGGTGATGAGCAACCGTTGCCCGTCCCGGGTCTCGGCCTCCTCATTCAAGGAAGTGCCATGTGACGCGGGATCGAGCAGCGCACTGGCCACGCCTGGGGAGAAGACGCGGCCGAGCATCTCGCCTCGCACGTCCTCCGCCGCCCAGCCGAGCAAGCGAGCGGCGCCGGGCGACCAATAGGTGATCACCTCGTTGCACGCGGACACCACCGCCGCGCCGGTCTGATCAATCACGCCCTGCCACATCCCGTTGCATCGAATCTGGGGGGTCAAATCGCTCGCCGCGCCGACCACCAGCTTGTCGCCGTTGAGCCGGAACGGGATGCGCCGAATCCGGTAGTAGTGCCTCGCCCCGTCCACAGTTCGGAACGTCTCCATGCGGGTCGGATGCCTCTCGCCGCTGTCGACAACACCCCGTTCGGCCTCGTTGGACTGGGCGATCGCGTGCGAGTCGTCGATCAGGTCCTCAAGCCGGCGGCCGACCACCTCGTCGACAGCCAGCCCGAGCGCGTCGGCGAATGCCTGATTGACCATGCGATAGACGCCGCCTTCGTCCTTGGCGTACATGATCCCCGGCGCCGTATTGACGAGCTTCTCCGCCATGTCGAGGCGCTGCTTGCGGCTCTCGGTCAGCTGCTCTAGCTTCTCAAACAGTTCGGTCCGATGATCTTGCTCGCGACTGCTCATGTAATCCCCGTCCCATAGGACGGAAGGACCTCGATCGTGTGGCCGGCTTGATCGCCGGGGAAGTCGAGCGGGAATCCCTGACTCTCATATACCCAAATGAAGGCGGTGTAGGGCGACCACGGCTTGCGGAACACGTCTCGATCGGGCCAAACGCGAACGACGCCGGTTTGCGGGCCGTTGCCGTCATCAGGCTCAACCGCCATGCGAATGTGGTCTTGGTTGCTGTCGTAGACCTTCTGGACGCGCTCGTTCTTGTCCGCAACCACGACCTTCGCTCGGTTGCTGCCGATGGGATAGGGATTGCCTTGCCCGTCTTCGGCGGTCAGGTCGATTGCGCGCCCAAGCGCGTTCTCGCGGACCTTGACGGTTGCCATCTCAGGTCACCGTGATCCCGAGGCCGGTCTGTTCCGTGGTCATGGTGGACTGTCCCTTCTGCACCGATAGGCTTAGGTTGAGTCCTTCCGTCGAAATGGCTCCTCGCGTTTGGAGCACTTCGATAGCCAATTTTGAGTCAATCTTGTGCGGGGCGAAAACGACCGCGCTGATCTGAGCCGCCGCATCCACGGCACCGGCAATTGCGCTGAACGCCTTGGCCCGGCGTTCGTGATCCCTTTTCGTCGCCACCTTGGCTTCGCTGGAGAGGATGGCGAACCGGCGCACGGTCACCGCCGCCTCGGTGCTGCCGTGCTGGTCCAGATTCGGATGGGCGATGGCCGCCTCGCTTGCCGCCAGTTGGCGCTCAGCCTTCATAAGCGCAGACTGAACATCAGCGGAAACCCCTTGCCCCGAGGTAATGGCGGCCTGTGCTTGCGAGACGAGCGTTTCGACCTCGGTGACCGCCGTGTCGACGGACGCGGTCTGGGTCCCCAAATCGGACACGGCGGCGTCCGCCTGGGCGGTGGCCGTCTCAAGATCGGAGACGGCTGCCTCCGCCTGCCCCAGGCTCTCACGAATGTCGCTGACGGCAACTCTCGCCTGCGCTAGAGCATCTTCCGCCGACCGAACGGCGGCATCCACGCTTGCCAGTGGGGATTCGTCGGTCGCAATCGCGGTTTGAGCGTCCGACATCCGTTGGGCCACGTCGGCAACCGCAGCGTCCAACGTTGCTGTGAAGGTTTGCACTTGGCGTATGGCGGCGTCGACGTCGGCCTGTCGGGCCAGCACGTTGGACACGGCCGCCACGGTGTCGACGGCCTTGACGAAGACCTCGCGCACGGCGGCCTGGACGCCCGCGACCCGCTGATGCTGATCCTGAACGGCCGCTTCCGCCTGGGCCGTTGGTGTCGACGTGTCGCTGATCGCCGCTTGCAGCGAGGCGAGGCGACTTTCCTGGTCGCCGACTGCGGCGAGGGCGGCGCTCACCACCTCCTCCGTGTCGGCAACGGCACTGTGGGTTGTCGCGGTCCGCACGATCGTGTCCACGATCGCCGCCTGCGTGTCGGCCAACAGCGTTTCGAGGTCGCCGACCGCTGCGGCAACGCTGGCAAGCCGGACGTGGGTCCGGTCGATCGCGGCTTGGGCCGATGCGGAGTGTGATTCGTCGGTCGTCACGGCGCCTTCGGCTTGAGCAGCGAAGTCCTCGATATCGTGAATTGCTGCCCGGGCAGATCCTGTCGGCTCGAGCAAATCGGAAGCGGCAGCATTGATTGCCGACTGGACGCTATCCGTGTCAGCAATCGCAGCTTGGGCCTTTGCAGATGGTGCAGGATGCCACCCATTAAAGCTCCAGAAGGCACCTTGGTCGGACTGGTTGTTGAAGTAAGTGGAGATTTCGTCAGCGGAGAGGGCGCGGTTGTAGACACGAACTTCGTCTATCTGGCCATCAAAATAGCCAAAACCGTCTATATGCCCCACATACAAAGGATTCGTTGTCGGGGTGATGTCCCCGCTGAGAGTGTTGCCGCCGACTTCAGATGCATCTTGGTAAAGAAGCATCTGATTTCCATCATATACAAGAGCGATGTGAGCCCACTCCCCTTCTGTCAAAGAAGGAGTCCTGGCAGAACCGCCGCCATCCGAGGTTGTTATTTCTGTTTTAATTTCAGATGCGCCGTCGACGCCATATATCCAATACTCCCTAGTTCCACTGGGGCCTTTTGAGACCAGGCCATCCCAACCAGGGAACGGAAGATTGTTGGGCTTGAACCACAGAAAGATAGTTACGCGATCAGGGTCTAGGGCGGCATCATCGCTTACCTCGACAGTGTCGTCGTTTCCGTCGAAGCTGTAAGCATTGCCGACCTGCCCCGACACCCCTTGAGTCGCTCCGTTGACGGTGCCGTCATTGCCGTTCGACGTGGAGTCAAGCGCATTGCCACTACTTCTCCCGAGGTGCCAAACGCCTTTCGCCGAGCTGGGCCAGACGTTCTGGCTGCCTAGAGGATCGGACGGAGCGGGCGTGGTGGCATTGCTGTTGCCCGCATAGACCCGATAAGTGGTGTCGCTTCCCGCCTGCAACCCTTGAGCACGGAACCAGAGGATACCCGTCTGATTTGCATAATCGAATGCTTCTAGCTCAAACGCATAATCCGTGGTGCCTGTGGCGTCCCTTACCCGGATATCCGAGCCATCAGAGGCAACATTGTTCCACCACTCCGAAGACATGTTTTCCAAGGCAATGGCGAGATCGTTGACCGGAGCCGCCACCTTGGCGCCCTGTGCGACAACTTCCTCGTAGCCCAACCAATCGCCAGAAACTTGTTCACTAATGGCTGCTCGGGCTTGCGCAAGATGATCGGTTTCCTGATCACCGACGGCGGCCAGAGCGGAGCTTGTCACATCGTCCGTGTCGGCAACGGCGCTGTGCCCGGTGGCGGTCTGCACGATCGTGTCCATGATGGCCGCCCGGGTGTTGGCCAACAGGGTCTCGAAGGCGGTCACGCCCCCCTCGGCGGACACGGTCGGCTCGATCAGATCGGAGACAGCGGCCTCCATGACCGACTGGAGAACGGCGAAGCGGCGCACCGTGATCGCCGTCTCCATCGAGGCACCCACTGTGCGGACCGTGTCGATCGCCGCCCGAGCCTGGGCCGTTCCCGGCCGATGTCCTGGATTCCGGTAGAGTGTATCGGCTTCGGGCGGCGTTAATTTCCGCGTCCATACCTGAAACTCGTCCAAGTCGCCGCTACCCGATTGTTGCTGGTTGCCATCCGAGTCGGAGCGCCCGTTGAGTCGGATCGGCGCTAGGACTCCGATGTCCTCGCTGGAAAGGTTGTTAACTTGGACACTGAGCGGTTGCTCCTGCCCATCCACGAAGATTTGGACACCGCTGGCGGCCTTACTGCCGTCATAGGTTGTGACAACGTGATGCCAATCACCGTCTTGAGCGTTAATGTATCCGCTGCTACCCGAGTCCTGGTGCACCTTAATGGCATCATCGCTCCAGCTGTGAAGGATGTGGACGGCCAATTCCTCCCCGCCGCCACCATCCCACAGGTCCACGCCACGATGATCATCGGTTCGGTAGTTGACCGAGAGGACAGAGTTATTCCAGCCGGTAGTGCGAAGCCATACAGAGTAGGAGAACTCCTCTGAGGCTTTCAAATCCAGGTGGTGATCAACGGTGATGGTGTCGTTTGATGAAAACGACACGCCATTTCCGCTCACGCCGGATACATTCGAGGGCGAACCGGAGACATCCCCGCTCAGCTCGTTCCCGCTGAGATCGTCGGCTACACCATCCGAGATGTCATCCAGCGACCAACTCAGGATGAAATCCGAGTCGAGCAGTTCGTGGGTTACTGCCGCGACCGTGTCAGAGGCGGTTTCCACCTGGGCCTGCAAGGCCGTACTGAGATCGCCGAACAAGTGCGCGTGGTCGTCAATGGCCGCCCGCATGCTCGACAAAGCCTCCTCCGTGGCCTTCACGGCCCCTTCGGCGTCGGCGGTCGGCTCGATCAGATCGGAGACAGCGGCCTCCATGACCGACTGGAGAACGGCGAAGCGCCGCACCGTGATCGCCGTCTCCATCGAGGCCAGCGCGGATTCGGCTGTGCGCACGGCGGCGTCGACCTGTGCTTGCGCCTCCTCGTCGCCCTTGACCGCGGCGAGCGTATCGCTCAGCGCGTCGATGGGGGCGACGATCGCGGCCTCGGTGTCCGCGAAGAGATCGGAACGCGCCTGCACTGCCGCCTTCATATCGCCCAACGATGTTTGTGCAGTTGCGATCGCGGCATCCGTGCTGGCTGTCGGCTCTTGGATCTGGCGGATGGCGGCCCGAGCCGTGGACACCTTATCCAGCACGTGCTGAACCGCGGTTTCCGCATCGGCCAAGCTCGTCTCGTCGACCTGGGTCGCCGCCTGCGCCGCCGCGGTCAACGTCGAGGGGTCGCTGATGGCGGCCAGTGTGCTGGCGAGCTGCGTTTCCACCTGTTCCACTGCGGCGTCAAGCGCGGCGGTGAACTCGCTGTGCTCCAGAACCCCCGCCTCGGCGCTTGTCAAGAGGTCGGACACCTGGGCGATAGCCGTTTCCAGCGACGTGACGAAGGCGTCTTTGTCCTCGGCCAGCGCCGGTTCGGCTGTCCACGAATGATTGTCGAGCGAATGGACGGTGCTGTCGCCGCCGGCAATCCAGCTATGGCTGGACAGGCTGTGCGGCTTGAAGATCATCAGGCAACCCGCAGCAGGTCCGTCCAGTATTTGTGGCCGCCGGCGACGAGAATGCGATTGAAGGTCGTGTAGGTGGTGTCCGCCGTGCCGACCTCCACGGTCTTGAGCAGTGAGTCGCTGGTGTTAAAGAGCTGGAGTTTGAACGTGCTGTCCTGATAGATCGCCAAGGCGAACTGATACCACTGGTCCTCGGGCGGGTCAAAGCTGACTACCGTTCCCAACGTGGTGGGCGTGCCGCCGTCGCGGCGGTGGATGGCGATCTCGTTGGCGTCGTGATCCACGCGGAACCCGTAGCCGTCGCCGTTCACATCCACCAGCGCCAGAGCGTCGTCCCCGTCCCCGGCGTAGTTGGACGGGCGGAAGACGTAGCCCCAGAACAGCACGCCGGGCGACTCGGCAAGATGGAGCCGCCGGATGCCGCCGTTCGGGTCGTTGTTATTCTGCTTGAGCAGCGAGTAGCTCCCGTCGAAGGCTTGGGCGTTGTCCTGAATGACCGTCCCGCTGCCGAAGTCGGACCAGTTCGCAATCCCATCCTCAAAGCTGTCCTCGAAGTGAATGTTGAGGAAGTCGGTCACGGCGCCTGACACCCGTGGCGGCGTCAGGGTGTCGACGCGACGGACGCTTACCTTCTGGCCCTGGAGCTGTAACTCAAAGCTCACGGAGCCGTCGGAGGCGGACATGCCTTCGGCCAGCGGCGTAATGCCGCCATCCCCGTTTGTCCAATCGCGTACGGCGGGGTAGGGGAAGACGATCAGCTTGGCATCGCCAAGCGGATTGTCCGCCTTGTCCGTAATCTCGTCGGAGATGAGCGCGGGCGTCCAGGCGGCGACAGGGGGGCTATCTTCCGAGTTCCCGTCGCCGTCGTAGCCGCGCACGACGTACCAGCTCTTGCGGTTCATGGGCGCATTGGTATCGACATAGCTCTCCACGTCTCCCAGCCCGGACGCGATCGTTTCCAGAACGCCCGTGTTGTTCAGCTCGTCCGGGGCTCGCAGCACGTCATGGTCGACGGCCGTAAACCCGGCCGACCAAGAAACGGTAATCTGTGTGCTGTTGTCGACTGCTAGGTTGACGCTTGACGGCGTGGGCTTGAGTGTCGAGCGATAGTCGAGCGACGCCGCATCCGCGACCGCTTTGGACCACTCATGTTCAGCGAGGGGTACAACCCCCTCAGCCCAAGCTAGTTGACGTGCCCATTCAGCAGACATCTAGGTCCTCGTAACCGATCCTCCGGCCATGATGCGGATCGTGCCGCCGCTGGTGTTCTTCACTCGGATGAAGTTATCGTCGGTGGTGCGATAGGCGCGGTGTTCGATGGAGCCTAGGTCAAGAGCTTTGCTGGGGTCCTTGGGGTAGAACTGGATTTCGTTCCCGCCGCTGTCCACACGCATGATCTCAATGCTGTTGCCGCCGGGCCACTCGATCTCCTGAATCATGGCCTCGACGGTGCCCGACGACGTGTCAACGCCGTTGTTGTTGTTGCCGGGATTGAGGTCGAGCGTCCCGGCGTCGGCGACCGATGCACTCCAAAACATGGCCTGTCCAAGCGTTGCCATTTGTTATCACCTATCCTCGGTAGATTTCGGTAGAACCTGGAACATTCCTGGCGTCATAGACAATTCCATACCGGGCTCTCTCGGAGATAGAGGTCAGGAAAGATACTGCGACAGCTCGGACAATGTGACTATGCCCGGTGTATGCCCAGACCTGGTCCCCGTTGGCGTCGATCTTGTGGACTTCAAAGTCGTCATCCCCCGAGTAGACGTTGCCGTCCGCGTCCACCGCGACAGCCTGGACTCGGTCACTATGCCCGGTGTATGCCCAGACCTGGTCCCCGTTGGCGTCGATCTTGTGGACTTCGTTGTCTTGAGCCCCCGAGTAGACGTGTTCTGCTTTGGGCATCCATTACTCCTTTCGTCGCAGCCGCAGGACGGGTTGATTGTCGAATAGAATCCGGTACTCCACGGCGCGCACGGCCTTGCTCTGCATCTGCCCGCCGGGGCCGACGTTGGCGATGTGGTCGGTCTCGACCGGCGGCAACACGTCGCGCACGCCCTCGGGCACCTCGACCGACGCCGGCTCGATGCCGTTCGGCACCATGGGGAAGCCGTTCGCCGTGGCGTTGGTCGCCTCGATCGGGCCGACCGGCTCCCAACCGATTTCGACAATGGGGTCCCACGCCGTCCGGTTCTGGACCTCGCTGAACAGCGTCTGCCGACCGGCCTCGTCGATCTGCCGGATGACGGACCCGCTGCGCAAGCGGACCCACCAGCGGGCGTGGTGGACAACGCTCATGACTCGGTCGCCTCCAGAGCGGCAATGATGTCGGTGATCAGGCTGTCCAGGTCCTCGTAGGGCCAGTCGGCGACCCCGCTGGCCGCAAACCGCTGCCCGAGCTCCAGTGACGTGACCTGCCAGCCCTGGATCTCGAAGATCTCGTTCGGATGGAACGGCAGGGCGGGCAGAATGTCCTTGAAGCCGTGGATTGGGAACTCCACGAACCTCAGCTTCATGCGGAACTGTTCGCGCAGCTTCGTCTTCTGCTCGTCGGTGAAGGGCAACGGTTGCTCCTTCTAGCCTCGCGTCCGCGTCACCCACGGGTGAGCGCGATGTTCGTTCGTCTGAGCCCATGCGTGAACGCGCCGGGCCCGCTCCACCTTGCTAGCATGACGGAGATGGGGGCGTAAGCGGTCCAAGGCTCTCCGCAACGAATCGACTCGCATGATTCGGATGCCCCAATAGTCGTGCAGAAGCCCGCGACCGTTGCCCGGGTGAACCTTCGTGCCGGCCTTGACCTCCACATAAGGCTCCGGCAATCGGACGCCGTCCTCGCACAGCTGTTCATAGCACTGCTGGATAATGCCTTGGTCTGTGGACCGAACGACAATCTGGGGCCACGTCTTCCCGCCGGGCGGCATTATCGAGCCTTCGGCGTCGATGTAGCCAGCCAGGAACGCCCAAAATGCCTCATCGTGATTCAGGATGTCGTCGGGGATGCAGTCGTCATAGTCGAGCAGGAACTCGAACGACAGATTCAGCCGGTAGCGGACATACTCATAGAGCTGACCTAATCGGTATATTTGGCGTTCGTTAAAATCTCCATAAGAATGGAACAGGCTGTGAATCAGGTCGATCTGGTCCGATATGGTGGAGCCACAACTGACTTCGACCGTGGCGCCTCCCGGATAGCGTCTGACGCGATAGAGGTCGCCCTTGGCGAAGCCCAGCATGTAACCCTTCTCCACAATGTCGCCGCTAAAGTCGCGGAAGTTCCGATGCCGGGTGAACGATTCCGTCTTGGTGCGGGCCTCGATGCCCCATCGTTCGATCCAGTTGCGGACCGTCTGGCGGTCGCACCCATAGCGGTGGGCAAGCTCGTCCAGCGTCCAACCCTCCGCGTAACGCTGCTCCAGATCGGCGCGGTCGATCTCGTAGCGTTGGCCGTGCTTCGAGGGCCGGCTCGCCACGCTGTGCCGATTGAGAACGCGCGTCACAGTTGTGCGACCACAGCCGATGTCACGGGCGATCGCATGTTTCGCCTCGCCAGCCTCGTAGCGGCGAACGATCTCCGCCTCCGCCTCAGACGAGATACGCTGATCTCCCGCCGGGCGTTGCGACACGCCCTGCTCACGGAGAATCGAGCGGAGGGTCGACTCGCCCATCCGGTATTCTTTCGTCAGCTGCCGCATCGTGGCTCCGTTCTCGTACTGCTCGGCAATCCGCTCTGGATCGCGCTTTTGAGACATTGAGGATCACCGCCTGTAATTCACAAACGGTAAGCCCCAACATCAAGAATTTGGCTGTCCTTCACTCAACGACGCTTGCGCGGAACGCAAATTGCCCGCCTGACATATGCTCGTGGTTCGCATCGGTGTCCACTAGTAGCTGCATCACGATGTGGTACGAGGTGAACGCCGAGGTATAGAAGTTGTCATCGACTTGGGCGGGCGAGTTGGAGGGGAAGTCTCCCCACACCTTCGTCGGTGTGCTCTGGCCGTTGTAGTAGTTGTGGCCGTTGGTGCCGTCCTCGATCGGGTCGCCGCTTTCGTCCACCGTCCCGCTCGCCTGCTGATAGCTGGCCGGGGGCACGCCGATCGGATTGCTGTCCCGATTCCCCAGGCGCTTCTCGCCGTCGGTGCCGAGGGCCCAGGACGGGTTGGTGTCGATGTACCAACGGATGTTTCGGATGTCGGTGAAGCTGCCGGTGTTCTCCCGCAGCGCGACGTTGACCCAGAAGGAGTAGCTGTAGTTGCCGCTACCGGCGGCGCCGGAGGGGAGGGCGATCGGATGCCAGTCGGACGTGCCGATCTGCAACGGGTCCACCATGTCCTCCGTGCCGAAGCCGACGGAGGTCACGACGGTCTCGGTGGGCGACGTTCCGGTCAATTGCACGATCTCAAGCGTGGCCATAGGGGATTCACCTCACGTGGACGATGGCCTGTTTCTCGTAGATGTGGCCGCTTTTTTCCTCGGGCGCGAGCACGCGGATGGTGTAGTCCTTGCCGGGCACGCCCTCCCCTACTGCCAGCTTGTAGACCTGTTCGTCGTTGCGATCGACGCCTTGGTTGGTGATGGTTAGCTCGTCAGTGTCGGTGAGCTCCTCCCCCTGGACAATGATGCGAGCCGTTGCTTCACTGGAAGGGATGGTCTTCGTCTTGGACCGGACGTCGCCTTCCTCTCGCGTCTGCAACACGAACTGACCGCCGTTTTCCACCGAGTCGGCCAGGATGTCGCTGAGCATGATTCCGGCCTTGACGCGCACGTCGATGGGGCCACCGAACTGCACACCTTCGCCCAGCTCCTTGGCGAAAGGCAGCCTGACGGGGACGTTCATCTCCGGGGTTTTGGTCAGCTCGTCAACGATCTCGACGTCCGCCATCGGCTACACTCCGAACACGATTTGGATGACGGGGTCATCGTTCCACGAGATTTGTGTGCCCATCGGCACGGTGCGCCGCAGCCAAAGCGGGATCGTCTCGTTGGGACCGAGGTTGATGTGACCAATCGCGCTTGCCTCGTCGCTTGGAGGTGTGTTGGGAAAGACCAGCTCGGCCCCGTTGGTTCCCGGCGGCGATCCGCTCGTCCCGGCCCCGCCGGTGTCGGTGTAGTTCGTGTTGCTCGTCTCCCAATAGTCACTCGGCGAGCCCTGCGCACGGCCGTAGACGCGATAATTGGTGGCTCCGGGAACGGCATCCCACGAAATCTGGATGGATTGCGTGCTTGATCCGTCCACCATTGCCGAGACTTCGGCTGAGGCGATCGTCTCCCCGTTGTCGGTCAAGGCCGTGACGACGTAGTAATAGGTGCCGCTTGAAAGCGAGCCTCCGCTCTGTGCGGAGGCCGAGACATTGGTGGGGGCGTCGATGACGGGCGCAGTGCCTTCGTTGGGGACGGAATAGGCGATGCCATTATTGCGGCCATCTCCGAGGCCGTTCGGGTCGAAGGTGACGTTCAGTTCAATCGGGGATGGTGAACCGTCCGGCAAGTTGCCCTGCACGACGTAGAGGATCAAGTCCAGCATGGACTCTTGGCCGTGCGTGTTCTTCAGGTAGAGGCAGCGATACTCCGTATCCCCGAAGAACGCCTCGTTGTAATGGACAAAGTCGAGCAGGTTGCTGGTCGGCGATGTCACTGCATGGTCCGAAACCTCACCGCCAAGGCTCTGCTTGCCGTTTGCGTTACTCTTCCCGCCGGATAGACGCCATTCCAGATCGGCCGCACCCACAGGCATTAGTATCCCTCAAAGTAGCTCATGACGGGTTGATTGATGTCGAGGCCCTGCTCCGTCCGGCTCCACACCTGATAGGAGAATGTCCGATAGCTCCACGCCATCCGGAGCACGCGGGTCGAGACCGTCAGCGACGGCTTCGCGTTGGTCCGGTTGATCCCGTAGGGCAGACTCAATTGGCGCGTGGCCTTCTGCGTCACCTCGTACTGCACGGTGAGCTGGCCGACGTTGATGCTGTAACTGACCGCCAGCGATGTCCGGTTGAGTTCCAGCAGCTCCGCTCGCCACTGGCGGCCCGAGAGGCCGAGCCCGTGAAACAGCAGCGTGTTGCGAAATTCCGTGCCGGCCTTCCAGGTCTGACCGTTCAGCGACGGCGGGATGAAGATCATGCATATCAGGTCGTGATCCGGCGCTCAGACCAATCGGTGCTGCCGGTGTCCTCTTGACGCAGTTGCACACCCACGTTGATGCGGCTCTCGTTGGGAAGCTCGCCGACCGTGATGTCATAGGCCGCCGGCACCCCGCGCTTGCGCAACAGCCGTCGCATTTCCTCGAGCCGGTCGTCGCCTTCGAATTTGTCAACCTCGCTGTATTCCACACGGACTTCTTCGCCCGTATCGAGGAAGACCGTGACCGCCTCTTGATTGTTCTCGATCGTCCGGATCATGATGCCTCCAAGCGTTGCGGGTCGACGTAGCGACCGCGGAACTCCTGAGCCGTGATCTCGATAAACCGCCCCGGCACTTCGGCAGCTTTGTCCTCCAGCGCTCGGGCGTACTCCTCCAGCGGGACAGCCACCCGCCAGACTTGGCGGGTCGGGTCATCATCAACCGTCCGCGAGGCGAGCAGCACGGTCGGGGCCGGCACCTCGGGCACCTGATAGTGATTTTCGACCTTGACCCCATCGCCGCCGGTCTTCTCCACCGTCGCTTCGACGTAGTAAAACTTCTCCATGGCTAGATAATCTCGCTGATGCTGTGGTCGGTCCCCTGCGCCATCACGTCGTTTCGGGATTCCCAATAGGAGTCAAAGCTGATCGGGTCGCGGAAGATGGCGACGTGATCGCGCCCGTGCAGAGCGCGGATGTCCGGTTGCTCACCGATTTTGGCGGCGATGATTTCGTACCACTGGTTCCGCTTGATCACGTCCGTCGGCAGAATGCTGTCGAAGTGGTCGGCGGCGAAGGAGTCAATCGCCAGGACGACACCGGCCCAAGGCCGGACGTTGAACCGACACGCCTCCAAGAGCTTGTAGTCCTCGCCGCTGGCAAAGATGTCGTCCTCCACCAACAGGTCGCCGTCGCCCACGACCTTGCGGACGTAGGTCGACTTGTTGTCGGTTCTGTTGACCAAAAGCTGGCCGGGATTGGCGAAGTTGGTGAACGAGGCGGTGGAGTCGATCAGATGAAAGTCTTGGGCTCCATCCGTCGTCGCTTCGCGCAGATTGACAGACCCGTTGATCGGGACGACCGTCGAGTATCGCTGTCCAATTGGCATGGAAAATCACCAGAAGTTTTGATGGTACGTGCGGCGAGAGCGCATCTCCTGTTCGTCTTGGAATATGAGCGACTGATTCGGGATCAGCGCGTTCTGCGTAGTCGGGATGCCCATGATCCACGCCTCTCGCCAACGCGTCCGCTCGATGTTGCCGGTATCGTCGTCGCGCAGCGGAGCCAGTGGCTCTTTGGTGAAGTTCTCCACCAACCCAAAGTTCTCGTCGTGGCGCATGAGCCGGAACATGGATTCCGTCTGCTCGTTGAAGATGAACTTGCCCGTTGACTCGGCCTCCGGCCAGATCTCGAAGTACGTGATCGGCTCGTTGATGGTGGGCGGGGTCGACTTGGACTCCTCGGCGTCCGGCTCGAACTTCACCATGGAGCGTGTCCCATCCATGTTGGTGAGCTGCACGCGGGCCTCGCCGTCCGAGGTGGCTCGCCACTGGCGATAGCGGAAGCCGAGGTCGCCGTCCACCTCCTGGAAGTCCACCAACCCGGTTGCCGACAGGTTCGCATCCAGCGTCATGTCCCCCATCTGGCCGTTCAGCGATTGCGCGGTGGCGTAGAAGATGTCGCCGGCGCTGACGGGCATCTTCATCTCGCTGGGCGTGTGGACCGGCGGCACCGAGGACTTCACCAGCGAGTGCTGGATCAATGTGTGCCCGCTGTCCGGCGTCACCGACGGCCGGTAGTGCCACACGCTGAAACTGATGATCTGCGCGGCGGCGACGACCGTCCCGTCCGGCTTCTCCCACAGCGGCGGTGTGGCCGAGATTTCGACGGTTTGCGCCGCCCCGGCCCGCTGAATCCGCATCTCGCCAATGGTGAGCAACGAGTCCTGTTGCTTCGTGACGTCCGTGTCCGTGCTGACGCTGGTGTTCGTGCTCCAGTCCCAGTAGGAGAAGTGGCCGGACGTGACGAGCTTCCCCTTCTTAACCGTGTTCTTCTCCACGGTCGTGTGCTTGTTGATCGTCTTGAGCACGGGGATGTTGGAGAACGTGTTCATGTTGTGAAGCTCGCTCACGTTGTACTGGAGCGCCGGATGCGCTTGACCCGCGACCGTGACAAGCGGGATCAGTATGTCACCGGGGCTGACGTTGTCGAAGGTCAGCACGCTCCCGTTGCCGTTCGCGTCGCTCTTGATGAGAGACCAATTGCCGAATGTCGCCATACGTCCTCCTATGCGAAAAACTTGCTCCGACGCATGATCGAGAGCATGAACAGTTCGCGATGCGGGGCGATCGTGAGGTCATGGCCTGCGACGTGGTCCATGGCCAGATCACCCAGGTGGAATCCCTCTTCCGGACTGAGCGGATGCGGCTCGGGCGTGAAGAAGAACGGCTTGCCGTCAATCTCCTGCCAATGGTTCTTCTGAATCCACTGATCGTTCTGTCGCAGGAAGATGCCGAAGTTGTTCAGGTTGATCCACATGTCGCCTTCCACCACATGCGCGTAGGGATCGCTGGTCGGGTCGTTAAAACGCCGGTAGACGACGGCGTCGGAGGTATCGCGTCGGTTGAGCGATTCCTGCATGACCATTTAGACCAACCTCGCTGCAATGACGCCCAAGTCCTCGCCGACCGTGTCGAGGTTCGGATCCTGGGCGTTGCGATCAATCTGGATGCCGAGCATCTGGTCGACGTTGTAGATGCCGATGTCGAACTTGAGGTCGGCGACGATCGGCGACCCGTTGTAGGTGAAGGGAACCGTGATCGGCGACTGGAACGCGCCGGCCGGTTGGCCGGTTGCCACGTCGACGGGGCGCACGCGCACGTTGAGGGAGGCGTCCCCCGTGTTGGAGCCGATCATGATCACCTTGACCTGCACGAAGTTCTGGAAGTCGTTGTCCGAGTTCTGGAACAGCACCACGTCCTGAAATCGCATGAGCTCGGCTTTGTTGACGCTGTGCCGCAGCACCCTTGTGGCAAGGCCGTCGATCATGCCGATGTCGGCGGGCTGGAAGTTGGCGTCCTCGGCAGGCGTGCTCAGCATCTCGCCCACGGCATATCGCCAGCGGTCGGCCAGAATGGCGTCCTTGTAGGCGTTCAGGTCGAATTCCAACGACTCCCACATGGACGCCCATACGTTGGGGTCGACGTTCAGCCCCGCATCGTCGTGCCAGTCCTCGGGCGCGATCCGCTTGTCGGGCGGGGTGTGGGGGAATCGGAATTGGTTGATGCTGACGCTAGGGGGCATCGTTGTCACACCTGACTTTCTGTAGGAACGCCTCCAGATCGCCGGCGATCCGGCTGCCGCCGGTGCCGTGATGGTCGGCCAGCGACTGATCGGCGATGGGGCCGCCGGTCGCTTGGTCGTGGATCTGGAAGCCGTTGATGCCGCGCAAGATCATCTGCACCCCCGCGGCCTTAACCATCTGCGCAAATTGCACCAACTCGTAGAGCGGATAGTCCGCATAGCGAATCCTCGCGCCTCCCTCCCGAACCTGATGGCTTGCTTTGCCGTGTTCGGGATGGCTGTCCGGTAGTACCATGAAGGCGTCCCACCTGAAAGTCGCCCAGATGGCGTCCCACGGGATCTCCACGACGACGGCGGCGTTCAGATCCTTATATGTTCTGAGGTCGGGGTCGCTAGCCGCGTCGACCTCCATCATCGGAATCTCGTTCTCCCAGACGTAGAGGTCGCGCTCCTCAATCGGCCGGTCGCCGGTATGGGGATTCGGAAGTGGCTTGATGTGGGGGCGGGTCAGGCCCATCAGGTACGGCTTGTAATCCTGCTCGTCCTCGGGGGTGGAAATGCGAGCCCCGAGCCAATGGAGCATCCACCAGATCAGCTTGCGGATGTGGGGCACCGTGGCCTCGCTGTTCTGTTTGAACAGCTCCATCCGCAACCGCTCGCGCAATGCGTCGCTGGACTCGGTCTGCCCTGTCCGGTTGTCCACCCGGGGATAGACGTCGTAGTCCGCGGCAATCCGTTCGAGGTGGATGCCTTCTGCCCGGTCGATCGACCACGCGTCGAGGATGGCGAGCAGGGCGACCAGCGCCCGACCGAACTCCCCGGCGGCCACCCGGAGAAAGCGGCCTTTGAGCGAATCGCGGACCTCCTCGACAAACGTGTCCTTGTCGACGTGAGGCAACAGCTCCTCAAGCAGATAGGTCCACAGCTCTTCTTCGGCCTCTTCCTCGATCTGCGGCTCGTTCGTCGTCATCGGCATGGGCAATCGTTGTCCCTAGACGCGGGTGGGCCGCATTTGCTCGAACTGCGGATTTTTGAGGCCGTGGTCGCGCTCATGCCGATGCGGTTCATGGACGGTAAGGATCGGCAAGACCATGCCCATCTCGGCATCCAGATCCACGTTGCGTCCGAGGCCGAAGCCATACTCGGTGTACGCCTTGTCGCGGACGAGCCGTTCCACTTCCTGTCGGTAGATGTGGTTCCAGGTGCCTTGCGGGTCGTTGATGACGAGGTTCGGCATGGCGGCCACGTCCCACAACACCCGCATGTGGCGGGCCTGGACTCCGTGATGCACGGCCCAGTCCATCGCTCGCGCCAGCGCGTCAACGACCTGTTGTCGACAATGGCGGCAGTCGGTGTAGAGCACTTGCATGTCGCCTCCTCCTAGCGGATCTCCACGCGGACGGCGTCCACGTCGGTGATCGCTTTCTCCGTGACCTCGATCGGAAGGTTCTGCGCCTCGAACGGATCGCCTTCAAAAGCGATCTCGATAAGCGGGGCGCTGAGTCCGCGGACGGTTTTGACGGCGGCGTAGAGCGCGCCGAGGTTGACGGCTTGGCCGGGCGGCAACCCGTTGTGCTGTTGGGCAAGGTTGTCGGTCCCGCCGACCTTGGTGATCGTCGCGTCCTGCACCATCCGCCGGCCTTCTCCCTCCGGCGGAAATTCCCGTGTGGCCTCGCCCGTAATGCGCACGAAGACACGGCGCTCAACCGCCTCCTGCCAGCGCATCTTGCGCGGGCGCCCTCGGAAGTCCTCGCGGACGAACTCGATATTCCCCCACAGCCGGATGCCGCCATGCGCAACTGTGGTCAACGCGTCCGCGATACGCTGCTTGGACGTGCTGCCATAGATGATGGGCGACAGGCTGTTGGCGGGCAGGCCGTTCGGCTCGTCGTGTGGCGAATCGTTCTGCTCGACCTTGACAAAGCTCATGCCCGGCAGGTCGCGCAATCGGGCTTCGATCGACTCCGGCGTCCCCGCCCCCGGCTTGTAAAGCTGTTGGCGGCGGCGCATCTTGAACGCCGTCTCGCTCTCCAGATTGGTTCCCTCGAGGAAGTCGCCCCGGATGCGCTGGTGGATGGTGAGCTCGAGCGCGTTCCCGGTGTCCTGATTGCCCAGCCGCAGTTGTGGCCCGGACGATGCCTGAACGGCCTTTAACTCCAGCTGGTCGTGTGTGCTGCGCTCGAGCAGCAGGGGGATAATGCGCAAGTTGGACACGGCGGGGTCAACCAGCAGGTCGATGTCCTCGAACGTCCACCGAACGCTGCGCGTCTCGCCGCCGTCCATGTCGAACTCCTGAGCACTGGTGGCGCCGACGAACACGCCCACGTCGTCGTCGAGGATGGTCCACTTCACCGCAAACCGCGCTGCCGAACTGGACGGGTTGCGCATCTTGATCTCGAACCCGTCGACGGCAGCGGCATACTTGACGTTGCTTACCGGGAAGACTTGATGGTTGGCGACGTTCTCCCGGTCAATCGTGACGTAGCCGGCGTCCGGGCCTGTTATCGCATTGGCGTCCTCAATACTCTGGTTGTGGACGGACAATCCGCCGGGCTCGACAACAGTGTTGATGGCGTCGGCGGCAACGCGGGTGATGAGGCCCCGCTCCACCGACTCCGCCGGTACGGCAGCCACGCCGAAGTCGTTGATCTTGAACCCGCGCAGCGGACGATAGTCGAGGCCGGCGTTGCTTTGGGCGATGACGGCGTCGGCGTCGAACTGCTGGCCGGGGCTGCCACTGAACACCAGCATGCCGCGGGAACGTGTGGCGTCCTGGCGTTCGAGAATGCGGTCTTGGGCGCGATCGACCAACGACGTGCCGGTGGCGTGCTCGGCAAAGCCGTTCCAGTAGGTGCCCTCGATCATGCGGTGGACGTTACGCGCCAGCAGCACCACCGTCATCAGCGGGGCCATCACCTCGGAGTCGTCGGAGAGATCGGGGATCTTGCCGGTGATTTCCTCCCACTCTTCGCTCAAGTGGGTCCGGGCGTCGTTCTCGATCTCCGGCCCGAGCGAGGGAATCATCCCGCCAGTCGTGACGCCGCGATTGCCTCGATCAACCATAGTGACAGACGATAAACGGAAGGGATCAGGCTTGTAAGCCGTCCGGGAATGGCACGTCGAACTGCTCCTCCAGCAACAGGCCGTTCACCAGCTCGGCCTCGATGCGCACGGACCAGATGCGATTCTGCCGGTCCACCGTGATGTCGACCGGCGAGATCAAGCGGTCGACACGCGGATCCTTCATCACTTCCCGAGCCGCAATCGCCTTAAACAGGTTCTCGTCGGCCGGCTGGTTGTCGCCGCGCAACGTCTGCCAATAAGGGATGCCGTGCGTGACGTTCCAGACCATCGACCCGCGCCACAGCATGAGGCGGCGATGGGCTGCTTGCGCTACCGTCTCCGCGTTCTCAACGACCTTCAGCCGTCGGGTGGCCGGATTGAACTCCCAGTCGAGGAAGTCATGCCCGATCTGTTGATGCTTGAACGTGCTGGTGCCAATGTACGGGTTTGCCATGGACTCAGCCCCTTTGGATCAGAACCAGCTGCTCACGGTGTCCCACACCTTCTTCGCGCCGTCGACGATCTCCTTGGCTTGCTCGAACGCCTCTTCGCCCTTCTCAACCGCCTTGTCGACGTTGCCCTTTTGAAGCTCCTGGGCGGCCTCTTTGGCGTCCTCGCCCGCATCCTTCGCATCCGAGGCGACCTTGGTGACGGCCTCGCCCGCATTCTTCGCCTTGGCCGCCTTATCGGGGGCGACGTCGGCCGCCTTGTCGAGAAACTCCTCAGGCGACTTGTCGGTCGCGTCGAGCACGTCCTTCACCTTGGTGTTCTTCAGGTCTTGCAGGTCGGACGCACCGGCCTTGTCGACGAGGTCGCTGGCGGTGTCCGAGCCGAGCGCGTCCTGAATCTTCTTCTGCGGAATCCCGAGGCTGTTGGCCGCCTCGCCGAGCGTCATATTCTCCATCTCCGAGATCGACGGGATACCGGCTTCGTCAAGCAGCCCCTCGACATCCGAGGGGGCGCCCATCTTCTCCAGCATGTCCTCTTTGTTCTTGGCCCCGAGTGCCTGGGCGAAGTCGTCCGCCGACTTCCCGGCCGAGTCGGTCAGGTCTTCGACCTTCTGCTCGAACATGTTGGGCGGCGGGTTGTTGCCGTCCTCGTCCTCGACGTTGACGAACGACATCCCCGGAGGCTGCGGCTTGCATCGGCGGTGGACCGACTCGCCGCAGGGCACGTCGGAGGGCGGGACGTGATAGACGATCCCTTTGGCATGGATGTGCAGCCAGCCGTCCTTCTTGTAAACCCACTTGCTCAGAAACTTGGTGCCCGGCTCGTCGACGGCCCCGAAGACCGTGGCATCCTCCTCTTCGAGGCCCGGCATTTTCGGGTCGCCTTCGGCGCGACCGCCGAAGGGCATGACGACAATATCTTCCAAGCTGTAGCGGTGGGACAACACGGGCAGATTGGTGGCGGTCTCGGACAGCTCCGGCAGCCCTGACGACGGATCTTTGCTGTACGGAATCTTCTCAGTCGAGGATGAACCGCTGCTGCTGCCGCCGCCGCCGTTGCCATCGCCTCCGCCGTCACCGCTGTCGCCGAACGGCAGGTCCACGGGGAACATGTCGCCCAGGCCCTGAGCCATCTTGTCGACACCGTCGCTCAGGCTGTCGACGGCCTTGGACACGTCCGAGTCCTTCCCACCCAACAGGCTGCCGATCCCGTCGCTGATCTTCTCCAACCCCTCAGACAGACCGGGCACGTCGTCGGGCATGGGCAGCCCGAGTGAGCCCAACCCCTCAGCGATCTTAGAAGGGCCGGGGATGGGCAGCTTCCCGCTCTGCGCCTGTTCAATGAGGCCGCCGATACCGGGCAGGTCGGTGAGCGCGTCCTCCGCCTCCTCCTGACCCTTCTGCATCTCGGGCAAAGCGTTTTTCAGATTGGAGATGCTGTCGGCCAGCTTCGGCACGGCGTCGTCCGCGTTACCCTCAGCCAGCTTCTGCAACCCATCAGAGAGGTCCGGGGCGCTGCCGGAGACCGACCGTGCCCCCTCGGCGGGGGAAGTTCCGCCCAAACGCGCTGCTCGCCGATCCTTGATCAGCTTCGCGGTCGGCACCATCGAGGCGATGCAGAAGACCATGTCCTTCGGCTCGGGTTCGAGCTTCATGGCATACCGCCCCATCCGATACCAACCGGCGGGGACCGCAGGCTGGTTGTCCGCATCGAGCGCAATGTCCTCGCGCTCTTGCTCGTAGCGGTGCGGCATGTAGATGGCCCGGTCCTTGGGCGTGACCACCAAGCGGTTCGTCTCTCGGTCGAAGTCCTTGACCACGGCCCAGAATGCCGTGGTCATCTTGTCCCGCTCCTGGTGGATGAGGCGGACGAACTTGGCCGTCAGCTTGTTCAGGTCTGCAAACTCTGTGCCCTGGTGGCCGTCACTCATGAAAAATCCTTACGGAGGAAGCGCGGCTTGGAGTGGCTTCGCCTTGAGCTTTGAATAATATTCGTCCCCGAATGATGAGCCGACGTGCTCGACCGATTGGACCTGGAATTGGACTGTGTTGCCGTTGAACGCCTCCGATCGGACCCGACACCAATGCATCGGCAAAAGGCCGGGACGCAACATGGCTTTGATATCCCATTCGGTAATTGACTTATAGCTGCGCGACGGCGTCTTGACGCCTTGCCCGCCCTGGGATTGGACGCGGCCTTCGGGGAACGGGCCATTCTCGCCTGTGACGACATCTTCGGCCAAGCCACCGGCCCCGCGGTTGACCAGCTGTTCCGCGAGAGGTGGAGCGGGTCGGGTCGCTCTCTCCAAAAGCCCGGCTTGGCCGCCACCGCTCCCTTCATCTTCAGCCGGTTCGTTATTCGGATTGGTCACATCGTCGTTCATCTGACTTTCCAGATTCGGTGTGGGATTGCCGACCAGGCCGCCCTCCGCACCGGGTTCGAGTAGAACCCCGGAGTCGAAAAGGCGGTCTTCGATACCCCCTTCCTTCGGGATGAGCAACACCTCGTTGTTCGTCACGTTGGCATCTAGGTTCATGTCGTTAGCCACGTCGCGGATAGCGGCGCTGATCGTCTGCGAGTCGAACGCCTTCGACTTCTCGTAATTCGGTTCCTCGAGCGCCGGGATCGACCGAATGCGCCACGGCAGCGGCTGCAGGTCGAGCAGCTTGCGCAGCACGCCGATCTTCGGGCCGGCGCCGGTGCTGACGCCCTGGGCGGTGTAACCGCGAAAGGCCATGGTGTTCGCCGTAAAGTGCCACACCGTGTCTCGGTCCTCGTGCTCGGGCCAGATCTTCATCACGTCGCCCCAGAAGATCAGCGGCGTCCAGTCCTGCCATCCGGCGTAGACCTTCATCTGCAAGCCGGACGGCATCTGGTTCATAATCTGTTCCGACGAGACACCCGATCCGGCCATCGGGCCGAGTTGCGGGTGAATGGCGGCCTGGTCGAGCACGGTGTCGCGCTCAAAGAGGTCCTGGATGGCGAGCATGGTGTCGATGTCGATGTTGTAGATGCTCACCATCGCCGGGTTCTGGCCGCCCGTGCTCTCGCTCTGCCCGGACGCCTGTACCTCGAACTCGATCGCCCAGTTGTGCTCGGGGCTGTCTGAGGGACTGTAGTGCTCAAAGGCGTAGAAGGGCTTGAAGTCGAGCGTATGGCCGACGCCGGGAACAAATTGGCGCCCCGCGTCTTCCATACGCTTGCGCACCTTACGCTTGATCTGCTCCACGTCACGCGGGAACTGGCTGCTTAGATCGTCGGGCACGTCGGTTGTCCGCGGCGACGGCAGCAACAGCGGCTTGCCGATCTCGATCCGGATGCGGCGCTCCCACATGTTGGGCATGGCGCGAGAAGGTTACATGAAACGCGAGGGGGGGCGAAAGTTCGGGCTGCCGTCAGCGCTGCTTCGTCGGCGGGCGTCGACTAGGGTTCTCCAAGGCGTAGTACAGGCTCACGTCCGTGCCCAGATTGTCCAACGTCAATCCGATGTGCATCCACTTGAGCCGTCGATCGAAGGGGACGATATGGAGGGCGCGGAACTCGGGGATCCAGTGGAGGCCGTGCAGTGCGTCGATGCCATAGGTCAGCTTACGGCGGGCCAGGATTTCGTCGTCGTTCTCGATCTGGAGCAGCCAAAAGTGCGCGTAGTCGTTCCAGTCCAGTTGGAAGATGAAGAAGCGACGGGCGATCGTCTGCTGCCAACGGTAGGGGTACCGGCGTGCCACGTCCTGCGGAACGGGCAACTGTGTCGTGGTGACGATCGTGGACTGGTTCGGCAGGCGCGTCATGCGCCCCTGGCTGTCGAAAAGCGCCATCCTCAGACCCCTCGCTCCATCGCGTCATGCGGCACGCCCATCCACGATCCGACAACCAGCGCGATATCCTGAAGCTCGACCAGCTCGTCCGAGAGCTGGTGAAAGAATGTGCCGGTGTAGACGGCCAACACGCCCTCGAATGTCGCGGCTGAGCGCATCTGGCGAAACGCCCGTTGCTGTTCTTCCGTCAGGTCGTTGCCAACGCTTTCCGAAGCCATCTCGGCCAAGATGCCATACGGCCGTTGACCGCGATCGCCCTGAACACCAAGCCCACTTGCCATCCGCTGCTCCCAAGGAATCGGCTGGTTCAGGGGTCGCTGGCCGCTGGCTGGCGTGCTATTGTCAGCGCCAAATGCGGAAGTGAACTCGTCGCCGAACGGCAAGACTTGGCTGGCTGCGCTCTTAACAATAGGGTTATCGAGCGCGGTCTTCACCGCACCCGCCCCTGGAACGGCCGCTGCGGCCTGATCCACTAGTGTGTTGAACCCGAGGTCGCCGCTCATGGCGTCCATAACCACACCCGCGCCCGGCACGTTGTTCTCCACAAACGATTCGGCCGCCCCGACCAATGGCCCGGTGACAGGATTTTCCTTCAAATTGGAATAGGTGTTCTGAACCTTGTTAAAGGCGTCCTTGGCGCCCTCGACCACATTGCTCAACCAGCCGCCGTCGTCCTGCTTGGGCTCGTCCTTCCCCTTATCCTCGGTGGGCTTGTCCATCTTCTGACCGGTCGTGTTGTCAGGCTTCGCTTTGGTTGGCCCCTTAGTCAGGTTGTCCAATCCACGCTGGCCGCCGGGCGGCGTGCTGCCACCCGCTGGAGGCGAGTCATTGGGAGCGGGCGGAGAGGCATTCGTCGACGGGCTGGCACTGGACGGGCCGCTGCCGCCGTTACTGCTGCCGCCGTTACTGCTGCCACCGCCGCCCTCCCCGATGTTCTGAACCTTGGAGGATTCCTTGCGCCGTAACGTCAGGCTGACCTCATAAGCGTCACCGCTGGCGGGTGCGAATTCGCCGTTGGCCGACGGCACCTGCTTGGTGCTCGTCCCCAAGTGTTCCGAGTTGATGTCCACGACGAGGAAGGGTTCGTCGGTGAAGGGCGGGAAGTTGGTAACGATCGAGACGCGCTCAGCCTTCTCCTTCATCTGGACGATGCGACTCATGGCATCATGACGGTCGCGCAGCTGCGGGCGGGGCGGCCAGTAGGCGTTGCCGAAGAAGCCGCGCACCTCGATCTCACGGTTCTCCCGCATGGCGTCGTCGGCAAACTTATCGCCCTGCTCGTCAGGGTGTTCGTGCGGCGTCAGCCGCTCGGAAAGCGTTTCCACCTGCACGCTCTGCAGAAACACGTCGCCGATCATGATGTTGCCCTCGTTGCTGGCCCCGGTTGAGATGCCCTGGACTTGACTGATGACCTCCTCTTCGGCCGTCGTTCCCGAGGCCATCTGCTCGGCCTCTTCGGGGTCAATAGGAAAGCCGCCCTTGTCGAGCTTGAAGCGCGAGGTCATCTGCTTCACGCCGTCCGGAATCTTCGACTGCGCCTGTTCGACCGTCTGCTCGGCCTCTTCGATGACCTCCTCGGTCCCCTTCGGGCCGACCCGCTCGGCCATGTCCTTCGCCTTCTTCAGGCTCGGATCCTTCACCATGTCGGCCGCTTGGTTGGCCAGCTGGTTCCCCGGCTCGAAACCGAGCGCGTCCGTCACCTTCTGGACCGTGCTAATGCCTTTCTGCAGATCTTCAATCAAACCCATAGGGAATCAGGTATGCTTGGAGCTTCGATCCTCGTTGGGGGCCCGTTCGCTCAGAGCGTTGTCGATCGCTTGCTCGATGTCCTGAACCACATGCGGACGGAACCGGCGATACTCGGAGCGGACGCTCTTGCCCGCCTCTTCCCCGATAGCGCGGGCTGTCTGCCGGTCGACGTTGCGGCCGACGTTGACCTCGACGTTGAAGTTGATCTCGGGGGTGACCTGCACCGATCGACGATCTTGGGACTGGCGTTGGGGGCGCTCCGGAGCGGGCGGTGTCGCCACATTAACTTCGGGGGCTGGCGCAGCCGGAGGAGTCACTACTGGTGCTGCAGTCGGGCCACCCCGATCTCGGACGGTCCGGATGACCTCGCGTCCCTGATGGGCAGCCTGGACATCAGCCATCAATCGACGGTCGATGATGACCTGTCGGCTGGCGCCGCGAAGGTCGGCGTTGACGCCAGCGAGGTCGCGGTTGAGCGCTTCGCGAATCTGCCCCCGTCCCTCGCGCATCCCCTGACTCATTTGCTCGAAGATGCCCTGCCCCATCTTGCGCAGGTTGCGGAATGGCCCGCGCTTGGCAGGGCTCTGTGGGAAGAACCCGGCGATCCATTCCATGATGTTCTGAATTTCGTCGCCAATCGCACGGAACGGAGCTAAGAAGAAGTCGCGAACGGATTGCCCCCAAGACTTGATCGTGTCGAGGAAGGAGGTCAATGCCCCGGGGAGCGTGTTCGTAAAGAAGGTTCGAACCTTGTCCCAATTCGTGATGATCAGAGTTGCGGCAATTGCAACAAGCCCGATAATGCCGGTGAATCTGCTGATCAACGCCCCCGCCGCAGCAAAGGCTCGCCCGACGGACATCACGACGGTTCCCAAACGACTGACCAACAACGCTCGACTGGCAGCCGCAACCAGACGCCCGCCCAGCAACGATGCCCAGCGCAGTGTCGCGATCGACGCCCCCACGACGAATCCGATAAAGCGGCTTTGAATCAGTCGCCGGATGGACGGAATGATCGAGGTCCGAATGACAATGCTCCAAGCCTTCAGAGCCGGGACCAAGCGGGCCTGGATGATAATGGAGCTGCTGATCAACACGCTGATGAACTGTCGACGCAGGAAGCGGACGAACGGCACAATGTCACGATTGGTTGCCAACCATGCAGCCCCCATTGCTCGAATCGCCGGGATGGTTCGCGACACCACCCCACGCATGGCGCGCAAGGCGGGGACGGCTCGGATGGCAACGACACGGCGCATCCGTCGCAGCTGGGTACGTACCGCCCCGGTCCGTTGGCTCATGATGTCGATGGCCGCGGACGAGCGCCGAAACTCTTCGGACACGATTCCCACCGCCCGGCTGGCTCGCGGCATAATGGCACTCAGGCGTTTCATCCGAGCGATGAAGCTGCCGACCGCACCGGCCACGTCGCTGACGACGAACTGATAGGCCATCCAACCGAACTTCCCGGCTTGGACCGCCAGGAACAGCCCACCCAATGCTGAGGTGAGGGCAATCACGGCGCCGGTCAACTGGCGGAATCCAGGGAGCGAGATAATCTCGCGCACGATGTTGAGGATGCCGCCGAATAGCTCCATTGCGACCCGGAACACGGCGGTGTCAAATGCCTGCGCAAATGCGTCCTTGATGGCGGCCAGCGAGCCCCGGATGGACTGCAGCGCCAAAACGAAGTTGGACGGATCGGGAATCTCGCCGTCGTTGATCTCGCGCAGCTGGTCGTTGATCTCGCCGAACAGCAACCGGGCTTTCTCCAGCTTGCCCAAGTCGTCGAAGCTGGCCGCGCCGCGGAATCGGGCCATCCGGTCGAGCAAGTCGTCGGTGAGCGGCACGCCCAGGTTTTTGATCTGGTCGATGTTGCCCTTGATGACCTCGGTGGCGAGCTTGCTCGACTTGGTGAAGGTCAGATCGAATGTGCCGCTAAGGTTCTCGGCCAGTTGGCGAGCACGTTCGGTCAAATCCGTCAGCTCTCGCTCGGACGTCACGCCGATGCTGCGGAAGGCGGCGCCGAAGTTGCCCACCATCTTGAGCGCCGTGGCATTGGCGATGTTCTGCACGTTGCTAATATCGCGGGCCAAGTCCTTGGCCGCCCCGCTGGAGTCGCGGAAGACGGCTTCGACCTTGGCGTAGTTCTGGCGAATCTTGAGGGCTTCCTTCGCCAGCGAGCTCATGATGCTCACCACGATGCGGAAGTTCATCGCGGCGATGAACAGGCCGAAGGTCTTGAAGGTGAGCTCCTGCACGCGCTGGGAGAGGGCGCCGAACGTGTTGCTCAGCCCGGCCCCGATCTCGCGCATGGCAACACGGAAGCGACCGAACCGCTGTTGGAGTAGGCCCATGTTCTCAAACTGGCCCTGCACCGCCTGCCGCGAGGCGTCGTTGATGCGGATCATCGACTCCACCGCCGCTTGCCGGTTGCGCTGACTCAGGTTGGTCAGCTCGCGCATCGCCTCTTGGTTCTGAACCAAGTTCTGCTGGAAGCGGCCTTGGGCATCGGCGGCCTGGCTGGAGAAGCGCTGCACGTCGTCGAAGCGGCCGAGCAGGTTCCGGCGTGCCTCCTCGTTCAGTTGCGAAAACTGTTCGAATTCGGCTTGGAATTGCTGGAGATTCTGCAACTCTTGGGCGCCAAGCCCTCCGCGTGCCACCTTGCCCTGCTGGGCAGCCTGAAAGGCGCCCTGGATCTGCTCGGCCCGTTGTCGGGCGAACTGTTGGATGCGCGGGTCGTCCTGCAGTTGCTCGAGGAACGCCGTGCTGAACTGTTTGCCCCCGGCGGCCAGGGATTGATCCATGGTGCTGCGCACCACGTCCTGGAACTCCTGTTGGGGGAGTTGGACCAACTGGCGGAAGCGATCGCGGAACTGCGGGTCGCCGACGAAGTTGACAAAGTCATCGCGGAATCGGCCCAGGCCTTGGTCACGCAGGTCAACAAATCCCTGTTGTACGTCACGGACTTGGCTGCCCAACCGGGCGGTGAGGTTAGGCATCACGCTCAGGGCGAAGCGCTGCTGGTTGAGCGTCTGGGTCTGCACGCGATATGCCGACGTGATCCGTCGATTCATCTCTTGCAACTGACGGCTGGACTGGTTGATCTGTTCGGTCCGATTGGCCTGCCGCTCCAACATGGCGGCGCCTTCGCGATGGGCGGCGATCTGCTCCTCCGACTGCAGCAGCACGCTTTCGCCGCCGGCAAGCATCTGTGAGAAGAATCCGCTGGAGCTCATCATTTCCGAACGGAACCGCTCGGAGAGGTTGGCGAAGGAACGCATCTGTTCCGAGGCTCGCCGGGCCGCGACCGTCTGCTCGTTGGTGAGCGTGCGCCCGGCCTGCAGCGCTCGGAAAGTGGAATTGGCCGACCGCTGGGCCTGACGGACGGATTCGTTAACTTGGCGACGGTGTTGGGCGAAGCCGCTGTTTCGGTAGCGAGTCGTGATGAGCTGTCGTAGCTCTCGGACCGTCGCCAAGTTAACTCCCTCCGTCTACGAATCCATGCCGTACTGTTGACGCAGGTTCGGGTTCTGGTGCGCCCCGATCGATCCGAGGAACGGGTGGACGTTCTGCTCGGAGGGATCGGGGGCGTCCTCGTCGCCTTCCTGTTCGTCCTCCGGCGTCTGGAGCTCGATGTGGAGCTGCCATGCTTCGAGCATTTCCAGATACGTCCGGGCGGGCCAGTGGATCGCCTCTTTCAAATCCACGTTGAAGGCCCCGTGGAAGACGAACTGCCAGAAGATGTAGTAGTTACGCCTGGCTCTCCTTCTCCGAATCCGTTTGGTCCTGGAGCTGCTGTTCTCGTTGGTTAAGAAACGAACGAGCCCCGCTCCACTTCTCCCACGTCTGGACGAGATAGACGACGCCGGGAGCGAAGCGACCGGGGACCGAGTAGATGTCGATGGAGGGCGAGATGTGCTCGGAGAGTACCGCGTCGTAGTACTCGGCGGTGTTGCGGTCGATCTCCATCGCCGCGTTCTCCAGCTCCTCGTCCTCGCCCACATCGGCCTTCGGCTTGCCGACAAGATCCGCGAGCTCGCAGAGCTCTTGGATCGTCGGCTCACCCAAGGTGTAGTCCTGGCCGAACATCTGCACGGTCGTGGTCTCGAAGTTTTCCAGGTCGATCGGAGTGGAGCGCAACTCCTCCAGCGAGAGGCGCTGCGCTCCCTCCTGACCCTTCTGTGACTTCTTGCCTTTCCGTGTCGCCGGTTGGGCGTCCGCTTGTTGCGGCGTGGCTTCGTTCGCCTGTGTCGTGCGCTCTTCCTTGCTCATCCCCGAAACCTCCTCCTATGTGTTGTGAGTCGCTTAGCCGGCCAGCTTGAACGCGCCCCGAATGGCCACCTCAACGGCGTTGAGGTCCGGGGCACCCCGGGCCTCATCCGGCATTGAGGGGAGGGACGCGAACGGGCTCTTGGCCGTAAAGCGCGTGCTCTGGTTCTTGTCCGTGAACGAGCAGCTGAACGGGCGACCGCGCAGGCCCGGCAACGTGCTTTGGCGCCACTGCGACGAGGGCTTGACCCGCACCGTCAGCGTGCCGAGCGGGGCGTTGGAGAAGACCATCAGCAGGTCGCCGTTCTTGCCGAGCATGTAGGAGACCTCGTCCTCGTCGAACGAGAACTGGAGGGCGTCGGCCTGCCGGTTGAGCTGGTCAACCGGCGTGCCGTCCGTCTGGCAGGTCGCCTTTTTACTGAACGTTACGGTGTTGTACTGGCTCAGACTCATGGGTTATGCCACCCCTTCCGTCTGCGCCCCGGCCTGGACCGAGTTGGTCGAGGCGTTCGCGGGTTCGATGAACTCGACAGTCAGGTAGCCGGTGACGCGGATCTCGCCGATGAACAGCAAGATCGTGGCTTCCCACGTCAGGCTGTAGATGCGGTTTTTGTGATCGGTCGTCCCGGCCACGTCCTCGAAGTCGGGCGCCATCACGTTGAACAGCGCCGTGTCGTCCGGTTGCCGTCGGGCGACGATGCGGCGGTCGCGCTCCGAGTTCCGGTCCAAGACGAACTCGGTGCGCTCCACGATCAGGTCGATGCCCTCTTGGTCGTAAGGCAGGCCGCCGCTGTGGATGGCGGGCGGATTGGACAGAAGCTCCACCAGCTGAAACTCCATGTCGATGGTGATCCGGTCGACCTTCTGCTGCACGTCGCCGAAGTTTTCGTTGGTCGCGAAGTCGTCGGTCCAGACGGTGCGCCCGACCCGGTTGGTCCAGATGGTGTTGAGGAACGCCGCCCGGATGGACTGCAGGTCGTCGCTCGTCCAGGCGTCCGAGCCCCACACGTCGCTGTCGGTTCCGGACGGGATGCCCGAGACCTGCATGTGGCGCAGCCAGAACGAGCCCGGCGAACGGGGGAAGCTCTGGCCGAAGGCCACCATGTCGGGGAAGCCGTGCAGGATGTTGTCGGGCAGGATGTAGAACTTGACGCGCGGCGAGTTGATCGACGACGCCTCGGAATCGAGGTCGCTGATCGTCTCCTTGTTGCTCGCACCGCCGCCCGACAGCGTGATGGCGCTGGCGGCCGATGCCGTGTCACCGGCACTGCCGCCCGAGCCGAGCTTCATCGTGAACGTCTGCGCCGTCTCCTTGGTCGTGTTGACCGCGTCGATGATCTCTTGGAGCGTGCTGGTGATGGTGCCACTGCTGTCCGTGGCAAGGCTGACCACCAGCCGCCAGTTGTTGGTGTCGTTGATCGACTCCTTCGAGACCGTCAGCGGGGAGTCATTCGTACCAGGATCCTGCAGAACGGCCTCGTAATCGTTGGCGATCTGGCCGGGCCAAGTGCCTTCTGCGACGAGGTCGTCCCCGTTTCCGAGGTCGAAGGTGGCGCTGGCCGGATCGCCGGGGTAGCCGCTGGTGTGATAGATCGTGACGTTGGCCTCGATCCAGGCGGCGATCTCGCTGCGGTCGGCCGGGTCACGGGTAATGGCGGCGACGTGGTAGAAGAACAGGCCGTGCTGCTTCACCAAGTAGATGAGCATATCCGACCAGTCCGTCGGGGCCGGCGGATCGCTTTCCATAATGCGTGCGACCCACATCTCCTGCGGCGAGGGTTGCGTCTGCGCGAAGATGTCGAGCGTCGCCTGATACGTTCGGCTCTCGGTGCCGAAGTCGTCACCGACGCTCGAGACCGCCGTGTCGCCTGCGTACAGTTTGCGGGACTCCTCGCTGATGCCGTGATCGTTGGTGAGCAGCAACGCGCCGAACCGCTTGAACGAGGAACGGAACGCGTCGGTAAATACATCTACCTGAACATCACTGCTGGGGACAGAAGCCGGTGTTGCCATAAAACACCTCGCTCTAAGACGAGGGTTTCGAGACCGTGAACGTCTCGGTCTTGCGCACGGTCCCGTCTACATCCTTGACGGTCTTGGTGAGCTCGATCGTTCGCACGTCGCGCACGATCTGCGTAAATCGCTCCTGCACGTTGAACACGAGGTCGAAGGTCCATCCGGGCACAACGTCGCGGTCGGTGGGCGGGGTGAACGGCTCGCCCAGGGGCAACGGTTGCTCGTCCGTGATGTCCTTGATCTCAATGCCCGTCTGGTGCAGCTCTACAAGGCCGGGCTTCTGAATCCATGCAGATAGGTCGGTTAGGATCCCGGTCGCCTTGCGCCGGGGATTGGCATAACTCGCGTTGGTGTCCTCGAAGACGCGGACCTCCACCGTTACCGGATGGTGGTAGGCGAAGATCATCTCCAGGTCCTTATCGAACGTGTCCGGCTCGATCACGCCGTCAACCAGCCGCGTGTCGCGGGCGTCGATCCGCGAGGGATCGAAAAAGGCGGAGCGGTTGATGTTCAAGATGTGGAAGAAGATCGCCGGCGTCATTTCTTGGGCAGGGAATCCGGGGTTGTTCGGACTGTTCTGGGCCACGTTGTTGTCGGGAACAGCGGTGGCCGCCATGAACCCGTTCCCCAGGATCTGCATCAGGTTTGCCAAGTTGTAGAGGCTCGACAGGTGCAGATCAGCCATTCGTCTTCAATCCCTCCGGCGACTTGCGAATCAGATACATCACGTGCTCGCCCCACCCGGGGCCGAGTTGCGACACGTCCATCTCGCCCTGGACCTGATAGACCGTCCCGCCGCGCAGCTGTCCCCGCACGATGTGGCCGCCGTCGATGACGAACGCCTTCTGCGGCAGCGGGGCGTAGCGGCGACGGACGAACAGGAATTGGTCGCCCTCCTGCAACTGGCCAAACTCGGTCATCTCCCACTCGAACTCATTGGCCGGGATGAGCGCCCCGCGCACCGTGGTCGGTGCGGTCCTTGTCACTTGTGGCTTGTGAAACTGATCCTTGGTTCGCGTGACCGATTGCAGGACCAGCTGGCGCTCATGTCGCAGGATGGCCGTGTCCGACATGACTAACTCTTGCTGCCCTTGTTCTTCTTGCCGCCCTTCTGGTAGTTGGCCGAGATGAGACCGGCCCGAGCCAACGCATCTTGCAGGTCTTCCTTCGGCGGCTGGCCCTCAACCGGCTTGCCGTCGATCTTGACGGTCTCCGGGTTGTCGTGGGCGAAGGCGAGCATGCCGTGATAGTCGGTCGGGTCCGGGGCATCCTGAGTCGCCGTCGACGCATCCTGCTGCGGAGCGTTGACGGTGGCCGAGGCAGATTTCGAACTCGTCGGCTGCCCCGTCTGCGGCAGCCCGATGTTCTTGCTCTCCAGGCCGTGGTCCATGCGGTAAATCTTGCGTCGGGCCGCCTCTTGCACGATGGACCGGTCGGCACTCTCCGCAATCTCGGCCAGCTTGGCCCGGTCGGTGAGGCGCCAGATGATCATGTTGGCGAGATTTTCGGGGTAGGCGTTGATGCTGTGCTCGCCGTTGGCGACGGCCTCGATACCGGCCTCGATCACAGCGGCTTGGTCCTTGTGCTTGAAGCCGCCCCGGTCCAATGGCATGGCGAGGAAGCGCTGGAACTTACGATCCTTCTGAGCCGCCTGCCACTGCGCCTCGGTCAGAAAGTTGTTGCCGGGGGAGAGCGTGACCACTTCGTCGTTCAGCATGAACGGCCGGTCCTGCGTTCCGCCGTGTTCAATCAAGTGCATGGGTATCCCTCTTTCATGACGAGCGCGCACGGCGGTCCCGCACGCGACTGTCGATATGTCGGATCAACTCGCCATCGTCGATAAGCGGCGTGCCTCCGGCGCGAAACGTCAGCGGCGGCTCCAACCCGCTCTTGATGACGCGCACGATGGCGAACTCCATTGACTGCCCTACCTGGGCCGCCACCTGACGGGGCGTGCGCTTACCAGCGACCACGTCCTCAATCCCGCGTCGAATGACGTCCTCCAGCCGTTCCACGTTCCGGTCAAAGCTGATGCGCAACGGGGCGCGCTCCGGGATGTGAATGGACTGTGTCGACTCGGGAATCCAGATCCCGAATTTCCAAAAGAGGAATCCGCGCATATCGTCCGTGACCGGAATCGTGAGCCCAAATTCATTCATCCACATGAGTTGCGCCATCGAGATGGACTCACCGGCCACGCGGCCCGCATCGCTGAACACCCCCACCTCTATAAAGAGGTTTTGGAAAGGGCGTAAGCGCTCTTCGATCTCCTCCGACCACTCGTTAGCGATCTCCATTGCGCGGAAGCCGCCAGGGGTGCTATGGACGCCGCGATGAAAGACGTCGATCTGTTGGACCAGGGTGGTGTCTCGGGGCATAAGCTAAACCGTCCCCTTCCCGACGCCGACCGTGCGGCGGAACTGGCGCCGGAAGCGTTGGGCCAAGTCCTCGTCGTACTCCTCGATCACGCGTGGCGAGCCCAACGAAGAGTCGATCGGCATGGGCATCTTGGTGTCGAACAGCAGCCACCCGGCATAGAAGGTTTCCGCGTCGCGTCGACGTTCCTGGTGGACGATCTCCCACGTGTCGCCGATGCCGAAGGTGAAGTCGGCGGCCTCGAGCGTAAGCTCCACGTCGTTGGTGACGCTGGCGATGGCCGTGTGGCCTTGGCGCAGCCGTTGCGCCTGCAGGTTGCCGCCGACGAGAACGTGGTCCACACCGCGATGGATATGGTGGTCGAGCGGGGGATCGTGGCTGTGGCCGAGGTTGCGCACCGGCCACCCGGATTGGAAGCCCCGCGCCAGAAAGTGGCCGTCGTAGTCGATCAGCTTTCCGTCCGCCGCTTCGGAGGCGTGGCCCGTTACCGCGAATCGCTCGCGATAACGGGCCACCTCCGTCGCAGCATTGTTCAGCAAGTCTTGCAGTTGCAGTTCGAAGCTGTCGTTGGTGAGGTCGACGATGCTGACGTTCGGTTGCGAGTTGCCGCCAGTCACGCCCGCGTCGGCCAAGGCGACCTTGTCGCCGGGCTCGCGAGCGATCACCACGACCTCACGTCGGCTGTCGCCATTGGAGGGCGGGTCCGTTTCCGTCACCGTTGCCGAATCCACCGCGTCGAAGGCCGCTATGGCCGAGGCCAGTTGATCGAGGGTCGTGTCGTTGTCGGTGTCGAAGTCTTGCGTCACCAACTGCGACTCGACCCGCAGCTCGATCGTGTTGGCCGCAACCAAGGCGGCATCGAACTGGATGGCCTGGACCTGCGTTGCCCCCTCGCTCAGTGCGTTCAGCACCGAGTTCGGGATCACGCGACGCAGGTCGTTAACGGTGGCGAACGGCGTCACCCGTCACCCCTCCTCGGGCTCCTCGTCGTCCGCGAGCCGCGACGGGTCGAGATATTCGTTCTCGACCAGGGCGGCCTGGACGGTCTCCTTGCTGTCGTTGCCCTTGATCGGGCGACCGTCGACGAGCACGCCCTTCGCTTTGGCGAAGGCGATCAGCTCCTTGTGGTCCTCCGGGTCGTTGAGCACCTCGTCCTCGTCGGGTTGAGGCTCGTTGCCGGTCTCGCCCGTGTCGTCGGTTGCCGGAGGCTGGTCGACGTCCGGCTCGGGAGCCTGATCCGGCGGCTCCTCGGTGGGAGCAACCGTTGCCCCTTCGGGCTTGACCAAGCCGATCGCCTTGTAGTGCTCGGCTTCGTGAACGGGCATCTCGACAACGCCCTTGCGCTGCCCCTTGTAGGACAGGTTGCCGACGATCTGGACACGTTCGGTCTCTTCAGCCATCCGTTATCGCCTCCTCGTTACGGGATGGGCCGACGCGGCACCTGATCGGTGCTCTTCTGCGGGCCGTAGGCGATGGCGGCCACAAACGCGCCTGGCGTGCCGCTGCCGTTGATGGTCAGGTTGAGCCGGATCCAGTCCTGGAAGCCCAACACGCGGAAGCGGTGTGGCCCCGAGTTCGCCGACGGGCTGTTCACCGTCAGGGTGGCGCCCGCGTTACCGCTGTCGGCCTCGTTGTAGTCCGCGGCCGTGTCCGTCGCCGCGTCCTGCAAGATGGCCACCAGTGAGTCAACGGTTCCGCTAAGGGCACCGACGACGAGATCCACCGTCAGCTCCTCCAGCACGTAGCTGGCATAGGGGTTGACCGTCGGCCCGTTGATGGTCGTCCCGTCGCTGGTGATCTCCTGCGGCGGAAGCAGCAGGAACGATTCCGTATTCGCGAGAATGTGGCTGTCAGGCATCGTCATGATTCACTCACTCCTTAAACAGCGACCCGATCGGTCACGGCCATGCCCTGCTCGTGCTGCATCAGCAAGTCGTCCTCGACGTTGGCCTTGAAGAAGACGAGACCTTCCTTGAAGCCGAGCGACGTGTCGGCCGCGATCTCGAGAGCGGCGCCGCGCCCGATCAAGACCTCGCTCCAGTCACCGCCGAAGACCTCCGTCTGGCCGGAGCCGTTCAGGTCGTTGTTGATGACGTGACCGGAGAAGAGGTTGTGGCCGTTCAAGCTACCGGCCGAGCCCGGCGGGCCGATGTTGCGGTCGAAGAGGAAGCCGCCCACCGACTCCACGACGTTGTCGTTGGAGTCCAATGCGCCCTCGCGCAGCTGCCGGAGCCGCTGCACGGCGCGCGGGGCGGTGACGTAGGCGGTGAACTCGGCCCCGTTCTCGTCGATGACGGTCTCCAGCTCGAAGACGTCTGCCGAGCTGAGCAGTCCGCCCACACCGTTGTCTGGAGTGACCACGACGATGTTCGGGTGGTTGCGGATGCCGAGTGGTTCGTCGCTGCCGCCGTTGCCGTAGAAGAAGTCGTGCTCCTCACGCTCGGCAATCGACTGCGCCATGTCCTCACGGACCTGACGCTCGACGTTGATCTCGGCGCGGTTCATGAGCTCGTTGGACGTGGAGACCAGCGCGCTCAACAGCTTGGGCTCAATGGACTTCGAGCCGTAGCGCATCTGGCTCTCACTGACCGAGTTGGCTTCACGCCGGCGGTAGGCTGTCGTGCCCTGGATCTTCGTCGGCCACGTGACGCCCTTGCCCTCGATCGTCACTTCCTGCACGTCCGTGCGCTGCAGGACGAGGCGCGACCGGAGCATGTCGATGAGCTCGGCACGCTCCTCGGTGGGGACCAAGTGGCCGCCCTCCGGGTCGCTACCGGCCAGCAGGCTCTTGCGGTCTTCGGACGTGATGCCGAGATCCTTGCAGAGCTTGAGCCGCTTGGCCATGGAGCTGGAAGGCACATAGCCCTCGGTGACGAGATCAGCGATCCCCTTCATCTTCCGGGGATGCATGTTCTCCAGGAACGTGGCGTCGAGCGGCGCCATAAAGCCTTCCTTCGGCGTATAGCCGAGGTCTTGCTTCATGACGCGGTGGACCTCCAACTCCAGCTTCGTGTCCTCCATGCCGGTGTGGTCCACCGCCGCTCGGGCGAGTTTGGCAAAGGAGTACGGGCGGGATGTGGTCGGATCCTCGCCGTGTCGCACGCCGGCAGCCTTCTTCCAGGCGGCCACCGGGCCGTCGTCCTGCGCAGCAGGCGGCTCGTATGGATTCGCCGTGTCGTCCGGATTCGGCGTGCCGCCGGTCGGGGAGGCTGTGGGCGTGGCGGTGGAAACGGCCTTGGCCTGCTTGCCATTGCCGTTCTGATGGAACATCTCTTGGATGGCCTTCTGGACGTCGGGGTCCATGTTTTCCGGGTTCTCCAGGTCAATCACCGTGTCCTCGGAGAATCCGATGGATTCGAGCACGGCTTTGGCCATGGCGTTGCGGGTTTCAGGCGAGGCGTTCTGAAACCGTTGCTTCATCTTCTCGACCTGATTCATGTAGCACCTCCGTCGGGGTCGTCGGAGGGCGCGTCCTCGTCCTCGACGAGTTCCTCGCCGTACTGGACGATGGCTTCGCCCTCGCGGACGATCGCTTCGGGGTCGGGACTGTCGTCGTCTTCTGCCGGGACGGATTGGGTCGAGTTTCCTTCAGCCGCCTCTGCCTGAGCCTGCATGGATTCAGGTCTGGTGAATGACCTCATTCGTCGTCCTCCGCGTCGCTCAACATCTCGTCGAACGCCGTGACCGGGTCGTCATTCGATCCTTCGGATTCGCCCAAGATCGCATCGAACGCCGCTACGGCCTCGCCGTCCTCGGACGGCTCGTCGCCCGCACCTGTCGCTCCGGACGTGTCGCCATCGTCGGTGTGGAGCTGCTGTTGCATGTCGCTTCGGGCTTGCTTCGGACTGGCGACCTCGTCGGCAAAGCCTTGCTGCACAGCCTCCTCGCCCATAAACACGTCGGCCTCGGTGGCGCGCACGGCCTCTTCGGACAGGCCGCGGTTGCGGGCCACGGTACGGACGAAGATTTCGTAGATGCGGTTGATCTCGGCCTGAAGGTCGCTTTCCGCCTCATCACTGAGGGGTTCGTGCGGATTGCCATGCACCTTCTTGTCGCCCGCGTAGATGAGCGAGACGTCGAAGCCGTGCATCTCCTCGGCTTCGGATTGGTCGACGTGCATGGCGACGACACCGACGCTGCCCACCCCGGCGGTGCGGGGGACGATGATCCGGTCGGCGGCGCTTGCGATCGCATAGGCCGCCGAGAACGCGGACTCGTTGGCAATAGCCCAGATCGGCTTCTCGCCACGGGCCTCGAAGATGCGGTCGGCCACGTCGAAGTTGCCGCTCACCTCGCCGCCGGGCGAGTCGATGTCAAGGAGAATCCCCTTAATGCCGGGGTCGTTGAGGGCCTGCTCGAACGCCTCGTCGATGAACCCGTAGGGCGTCAGGCCGGACGAGGCTTCGTTGTCGCCGAGCAGCCCGCGATGGATGAGCGTGCCCATGATCGGGATCACGGCCATCGCGCCCTCGGGCTTCACGTCGCTGGCCCGCTTGCTCTCCATCATCTCCGCCGGGATGTCCTCGGTATGGACGCCCTCGGCGCCAACGCGGTCGCCGATGCCGGAGAGGATGGCCCCGAGCTTGTCGGGGTGGATCACGAGCGGCGTGTTGTAGAGCCGGCTGGCGATGTTCGGCAACAGCTTGGGCGCCTTGCCGACCGACTTCTGATGTGCCCGCTGCTGTTGCAGTTTCTTGAGCCCGGCCTTCACCGCTTTTCGGGTGTAGTGTGCCGTGTAATCGTCACCAAGCGGGTCTTGCAGCGCCGTGGCTTTCGCCTCGTCGCTGCCCTCGTCATCGCGCTCAGCCAAATCCTTTTCGCCGTGGTAGAAGAACACGGCCTGGACCTCGCTCTCCCCGTCCTCGGGAATGCCGAACTGGAGGAGGCGCGGCAGGTCGTCATCGTCCGGTTCGTCCTCCGGCTTGTTCTTGAGGCCCTGCCACTCGCGAGAAAAGTCGTCGAATTCGTCAGGATCGGCGAGCCGGAAGTCGTGGAAGTTGTCCGACTTCTCCTCCTTCAACACCTCGCCAAAGTCGTGGTCCTCCAGCCATTGACGGGCTTGATCCTGGTCCCAGACGTACCACTTGTAGGGGCCGACCGGTTCCTCCAGGATCTCGCCGGCGTGCGGATCGGTCGTTCCGGCTGGGTTCACCCCAATGGGTTGCGGATGGCCGTCGATGGAAGCCCGTTCCTCAATGGGGTCGAGGTCTTCAAACTTCTCCGCCTCTTGATTCAGGTGATCGCGGATGCCGGGGCGATCTTCCTCAGGCACGTCCAGCTCGGCACGCGCCCCGTTGAAGGCCCCGATGGCGGCTTTGACGCCGTTGCGCACGACCACAAGATCCCCGTCCTCAATGTCGTGGTGTGGTAGCTTGTAGCCGCCGAAGTTGGTCGAGTTCTCCTCGTCAACCCAGGCGAAGCCGCGCTCGTATAGGTTCCAGTCAATTTTCTCCTTGCGCCCCGAGTTGTCCTCTGATGCCCAGCGGCGCAGGTTTTCGGTCGCACGATCCTCGTCCCAGTGCTCGAATGAAGCGACAGGCGTGTCCTCGAAGGGGATCGCGTCCTTCGTGTATCGCTTGGCGAGCTGGCGATCCTTGGCCTGGCCGACAGCTTTTTCCTGGCCTACGGCGAACTTGGCGGTGCCATCGGTCGAGGGGGCCACACTGGCCTGTTCGGTATAGACGAGCTGCTCCCGCACGTCCGGGGTCATCGCCTCGCAGCTGATGCAGATGTTCTTCTTTGTGGACGGATCGTCGTAGAACTCCTCGACGGTGGCGTAGACGGGCTCATCGTCCTCGTAGCCGACGTGCGCGCCGAGCACGACGAGTTGGATGCCTCGAATCTTTTCACGAGCCAGCATCGTGTGGGCCGCGGTTCGAGCCTGTTCGATCGTCGAGCACTCGCGAGTGTAGGGGGTGCGCTGATCGAGGAAGTCGGTGATGATCGCATACTGCTGCGTGGGGGTTGCCGAAGCCGCGAACTCGCTCATCTCCACCACGCGGCCCTCGCCCGTGACCTTGAAGTAAGGGGCATAGACGGGTGAGCACGCGACCATCTGTTGATATGCCTTCACGAAGCTCTTGGAGCGGCGGAGGGCTTGCGGATTGGACCGCAGCGTCACGACGGACAGTTCCAGCAGCTCGGCCTCGGGAATGTAGTAGCCGGTCTGCCCTTGGAGAACCTTTTTGCGCGAGAGCGCGTCCATGTTGGGCAAAAACCCCTGCGACACCGAACTGAACAGGTGGTCGCGCCAACATTTCCACGCCAGCTCGGCCTTCGGGTTGTGTTCCTCCGAGCCGAACGTCCACACCGCTTCCAGCTCGTCATCGTTCTTCTGAACGGTGTCGCCCGGAGAAATGCCCGCGTTGCCGATAGGAAGATCGGCGCCGTGGTTGAGAAGCACGACCGGGTCCGCCAGATAGTTGGCCATGTCAAGGCCGGCGGGCTCGAGCACGTCTCCGTCTCGGTCCACGCAGCGAACGGTGAAGGCGGCATGGCCCTGTCGGGTTTGGGTGTCCACGTCCTGAGACTTCGTCGGATACGGTTTGCGCAGCGGTCCAGCTAAGTTCTTTTGCCACTTTTCAAGGTCCGTCATGAAGTTCGCCCTCCTACCTGCTCTTGGCGATTCGACGGACCTTATACGGAAAGTCGCAACCCTGTAAGCGGGGAACGCGCAACCGCAACGAACGCTTGCCCTAAAGGGAGAGACGCCCCCGCGCAGCGGAGAACGCGGGGGGGCGTCGGAGAAGGTTTGGGGCTACTTCCGCATCTCGGTGGAAGGCTGCTTCAACGGCTGGTCGCACTTGGGGCAGCGGTGCGCCCGCCCTTTGATCATCGTCCCGCAGTTGGCGCAGATGGTGCTCATCCTGTCATTCAAGCGCATTCTGATTCCTTTCGTCAGGCTGGGTGCCGCTCGGCACCGACCCTTCCGGGGCCTCCGCGTTGACCGGAACGAGGTTGAACGGCCGATAGAGGATGTCGCCTTCGTCACCATCCAACTCATCCAGGAAGGGGAACAGGATGCGGCGAATCTCGTTGTCCTTGACACCGGCGCGGCGCAGGTTGAGCGCGGTCTCAGCCCGCTGTTCCATGTTCTCCTGCAGCGCCTCGACGGAGTTGAAGTTGAAGCGGATCTCGACGTTCTCATTCGGGGCGACGATGGGCAGGATCGTCCCGTTGATCACCTGCTCCGCCATGCCGAGCTTGGGCATGACCCCCTGCCAATAGAACTGTTGGATTTGCGCGGACGCGTTGGAGAACGAGGCTTCCGCAAAGTCCTTCAGATACATGGGGGGGATGTTGAACACGCCTGCAATCTCGTCGCGAATCCACTCGCGCAGATTCAGGAATTCCATGTCCTTGGGCGAATGGCTCATCGGCTGGTAGTTCGCGCCCTGGTCGAGAATCGCCGTGCGTCGCGTGTTCTCCGGCCCCTTGTGATGTCGCTCCCAATACTCGCGCAGATCCCGAATGACCTCGTCGTCCACCTCGTCAGGGAACGAGAGCAAGCCTTCGGGGATAGCGAAGTTCTCGAACAGGTTGCGGTTCCAGCGCATCGCGTTGATGTCGCTGAACAGCTCGATCAGCATGGGGGCGAGCGGCGGCAGCCCGTAATACTCGTCGGTGGGGTGCGGATACTTGAAGTGGACCATGTCCTGCGTGTCGATGGGCAAGCGTTGGCCCCCGACGTGCACGACGTAGCCCGCCTTCAGTTGATCGCCATCCACGTCCGGCAGAATCCAGACGTTGGACGGCGTCACGGGGTAGAAGAACTCGATTTCCTCGCGCCGATCATCCTTCCACACGATCTCCCAGTAAGCGTTACCGGCGCTTTCCAGGTGGACAAAGAGCTTCTGGATCAGGCTGAGCGACTCGTCCACCTTGGGCGGGTCATAAAGCAGGTTGAGGATCGGGTGGTCGTCGACGAAGTCGCCGCCAGCCTGCTTGACATAGCTCTTGTAGAAGCGGCTGGCCCGAACGTTGTCGTCGTTCCACAAGTCCATCCACTGCTTGAACGTCCGGATTTTCTGCTTGTCCGTCTGCGGGCTGGGGCGCTCGATGACGTCCACCGGGATGCGCGAGGCGGTGTTGGCAATGGTCATGATCGCGTCGTAGACGAACGGATGCGCCTGCATCGCCTCTAGCAGCGTCTGCAAATTGGGCGGCTGGCGTCGGGCGTTGTGGCGCATGTGCACGGTGTCGAGCATGTCGAGGACTTGGGACGACTTCTCGTCCATGCTCGGACTGGCCCCGGACTCCATTCCCGCGCCGTCCATGACGGCCTTAACGATTTTCGGCGGCATTACGCCTCCACCTCGACATCAGCTTTGGTTTCGATCCAGGTCACGGCGCCGCTTTTCATCGGGCTGTCAAAGTCCTGTTTAAGCTCAAAGGCATGCTCGCCGCAGCACGGGCAATAGCCCACCGCTCGACGCCCTTTCCGGTTGGCCTGATAATCCTTCACGGTGATGACTGGATCATTGCGGCCTTCCTTCTTGTTCGCCTTGATGATGTGCCCGTTGACGTGTATGCGCTTGATGCGTGCCATTGAATCACCACGGAGGGAAGGCCCAGGCAAAAACGAGCGAGACCTCGGCCTTCGGATCGCTATCCCAGACCATCGGACGCTTGCGATTTTCCGTAATCATGGGGTTCAGAACCATGTATTTGAGATAGTCCAGATGGCAGTCCGCATCGAACACGCGCAACAGAAACGAGGTGCCACACTCTTCAATGCGCATCCGCACGTTCTCGTCCTCGGCTTCCAGCTGTTGTCGATAACGGGTTGCCTCCTCTTCGGCATCGTCGCGATTGATGTAGTGGTAGCGCGGGCGGTCGCCCTTGTAGACGGCTCGGTGGTACTGGTACAGGCCCGTCTTTTTCTGTGAGACCTCGAGCTTCGGGATGACTTGGCCCGCGTCAATGCTCTGCCGTGAGGTCTCCGCCAGAGGATGCGTCTGCGTGTTCAAATCCTCGCAGTTGCAGAACGCGCAGATCCCGTCCCGATGGAACTCTTCCCCGTGACCGCAGTGGCAAAGCGCCCCCATCGTCATCACTCCAGTGGCAGCGAGCTGGCGGCCGAGAGCGCTTGATCCAGGTGGGTCATGCTCCAGATCACGATGTAGCCGATGACCGTGAACAGGATCATCGCCCCGATGAAGCCGAAAACAATCAGGTTGAACCATCCGAAGACGTGGACCGCCTTGCCGCGCAGGTCCATCTGACGGAGGGGCTTCTCGTTGAAATAGGCGCTGATGGCCGCCACGCCCGCGATAAACATGTAGGCTGTGAACGCCGCGCCGATGATGAGCAACAGTATCCGCTCCTTCCAAACCTTCTCGTGGCGGATCGTAAGCGGAAGATCGGGTGAGCGTAACCGGCTTACGGCAAAGCCGGATTCGCGTAATCTGCCCGTGTCATGCGGAGAAGCGATCACTTCAACGACCCCGAGATGTCCACAAACGGCCACGGCGACCTCGACGACATTGAACGCCAACCTCCGGGCGTGCTGCTCGATCGGGCCGAGAAGGAGTTTACGCACGGCGTCATGACCGACACCGGCTTCCTCCGCTGGCCTAAGCTGATCGAGCTGGCCCGCAAGTACCGAATCGCCTACAAGTCCGTGAAAGAGCGGGCCCAACGGGACGAGTGGAACCGCAAGCGCCAAGAGGTCCAGGCCCAATTGGACACGCGGATCGAGGGCGACGTGCTCGAACAGCTGAAGCAGCGGGTCGTCCAATTCCGCCTGCAGAGCTTCGAGGCTGCGGAAACGCTCCAAGATGCCGTCCTTTATGCGATCGAAGAGGCATCCTTCGACGAGGACGGCAACCCGGCCCCGCTCGGCCCGAATGACGCCCGCAAGTATGCTGCTGCGCTGCAAATGGCGCAGAAGATCGGTGTCGAAGCGGTGGGCGGTCAAGCCACCCAGATCCAGGTCACCCACGACTACAAGACGCAAGACGACATGCGTCGCTTGATGGACTCGTTCGACGGCCACCCCGACCTGCAGCAACAGGTGGTGGATCTGGTCCGCCAGGCTGATGAGCGCAAACGCGAGCCCACGCCTGCTGTCGACAACACCGCTCCCGACGAGAGGGCCGCGGAGGACGAGGATAAGGACGAAGATGAGCGCGGCAATCAATCCGAGTGACGTCTCGTTCGATGAGCTGCGCCAGCTGGCCGAGCGGTATTCGCTCGAGCAGTGGACGCACCAGAACCGCTACATCGACGGCAAGCCGTTCACGCTAGAGACTTATCCGTTCATGCGCGAAATATACGAAAACCTCTCCTCCACGGAAGTCACATCCGTCGTCAACATGAAGCCGGCGCAGATCGGCGCGACGCAGGCGGGGATCAACCTCTCCTTCTGGTTCATGCAGCATTGCCGCGAGGGCGTGCTCTACCTGCGTGAGAGCGACGACGCCATCTCCACGTTCAGCACGGCACGGCTCAACCTCGCCATCCAGGAGTCGCCGTCGATCTCAGAGTTCTTCGATCAGGCCGACAACGTGGGTGTGAAGGTGGGGAACAACGGCACGCAGCTCTACCTGCGCGGAGCGCGGCAGCGCGGCAAGCTCAAGGAGATCTCGGTCGGGCTCGTCGTGTTCGATGAGTTTGACGAGATGAATCAAGAGGTCTGCGAGTACGCGCTCAACCGCATGGACGCCAGCCAGTACGAGTGGACCTTCTACCTCTCCAACCCGACCACGCCCAACTTCGGCATTGATCGGCGCTATCAGAACTCCAGCCGTGGCGAATGGCGCTTCCCCTGCCCCAATCCGAGTTGCGCTCGGTCGGTCGAACGTCGGGAGGGGCAACCGGTGCCCCCGCAGTGGATTCGCCCCGACTGGAAGTTCGTCGACTTTGAGGCCGAAGCCTTCCTGTGCCCGGACTGCCACACGCCCGTTAGCAAAGCGACGATGTGGCAGGGCGACTGGCTGCATCGCGATCCGGCGAACCCGTGCAAGGGCTACTGGTTGCCGCAACTGCTCTCGCCCACGATCAAGATCGCCAAGGACCATCCGAACGAGCGCTCACTGATCGAGGCGTACCAAGAGGCCGAGGGCAACCCGGTGAAGATGCAGCGGTTCTACAACATGGTCCTCGGCCTGCCCTTCGAGCAAGGGGCCGACCGGCTCGAGGAGAACGACATCCGCGCCTGCATGCAGGAAGGCTTCGTCATGCCCAAATCCTGGGATCAGACGAAGGCCGTGATGGGCGTGGACGTCAACTGGCCCTATCTGCACTACTGGATCCAGACGGGCAACCGCGTGTTGAAGATCGGGGTTGCCGAGGGGTTGACCAACCTCGAACGGATCGCCAAGCGGTTCAACGTCAAGGTCGTCGTCATCGACGCGCAGCCGGAGCGCCGCATGGTGAGCGAGTGGGCGGCGGCCATGAAGGACGAGAACATCCGCGTCTATCGCTGGTTCCACACCGAAGCGAGCCATGCCGAGCCCCAAGCGAAGAAGAAGGAGTTCAAGGTCCTGTTCAACAAGACGGAGCTGCTCGATCAGTGGATCGGCCAGTTCTTTGAGGTCGAGGCGAGCGAAGATGCCGCCGACTGGAAACACCGCATCATCATGCCAGCAAATCCGCCCAACAACGCGATCGACCAGATGACATCCCCGCAGCGCAAGATCGAAGAGACGCGCACCGGCCCGAAGGCCGTTTATGAGCCGAGTGGCGACGACCACTACGCCGACGCCGGCGCCTACGCCCGCTTGGCCCAAGAGCTGCGGCCGGGCGTCGTCCACTTCGGCTTCGCCTGATTCCCGCTTACGACAATCCGATTTCCCCGCAATCTGCCGGTAATCCGACGCAACTGGGGGATTACCGTGCCCGGATGGACCCATGCCGAAGACTTGCAGTTGATTCGGCGAGTCCGGTCCCTGATCACCGAGGGACACACCATCACCCCGGAGAGCGGCTGGGAGACCGTGGCCGAAGCGTTCCCTCGCCACGGCCCCGACACCTGCCAAAAGCGTTACGACCGACTGCGAGAAGTCCACGAAGTCTGGAAGGACGTCCTCGACGACGATTCGGGGACGTCGTCGGAAACGGAAGCGTCGCCGGAGAAGGTGGAATTTGAGGAATCTGAAAACGCCGCGATTGCCGAGTCCAAGAGCAACCGCATCACCACGCTGGACGACCTGATCCGGGTTGCCGAGATCGATTTGGAAACCTTCGAGATCGAGCAGTGGGTCGCCAACAAGTGGGAAGTCGGGATGAAGCACCCCGACACCGGCGAGCCGCTGGTCGAGCCGTTGTTCCAAGTAAAGGCGTGGCTCAAGCGCCGCCAGCTGGTGCAACAGAAGTTCCCGCCCCTCACGCCCACGCACGCCGCAACCCCGCAAAAACAGATCGAGACGAAACGGATCAAGGGCGACCTCCATCGCGCCCTCGTCATCCCCGACTCGCAGAACGGCTATATGCGCGACGTGGAGACAGGCGCGTTCGACCCGTTCCACGATCGCCGCTGTTGGGATCTGGCGTTGCAGATGGCGAGCTACTTGCAGCCGGAGGTCATCGTGCTGCTGGGCGACCATCTCGATCTACCGGATTGGAGCGATAAGTTCCTACGCTCACCGGAGATGTATTGGACCACGCAACCGGCCATCGACGAACTCCACTGGTGGCTGGCCAAGATCCGACACGCCGCCCCGCCCGAGACCGAGATCGCTTACCTCGAAGGCAATCATGAAGATCGGCTGCCCCGTGCGATCCTGAACAACCTGAAGGCCGCCTATCACCTGCGACCTGCTGACGCGGTGGAATCGCCAGACGTGCTGTCCGTGCCGCACTTGCTCGGCCTAGACTCGCTCGACATCCACTGGGTCGCGCCCTATCCCGACGCCGGTTACTGGATCAACGACAACCTTGTGGCCGAGCATGGCGAGGTCGCCAAAGGCAATCCCGGCCAGACCGCCGGCGCGGTGGTGCAGGAGTCACGGGCCTCGTCGATCTTCGGCCACGTCCATCGCGTGGAGATGGCGTCGCACACCGTCTTCCCTAAGCGTGGGCCGGTCAGCTATCGCAGTCTGTCCTTGGGCACCATCGCCCGCATCGGCGGACCGACTCCGGCCCAAGGCGGCAGCCGGAAGCAGAATTGGCAACAGGCGATCGGCGTCGTGGACTTCGAGGAGGGCAACGGCCTCTTTGAGGTCTACCCGCTCTACATCCACAGCGGGCGGGTCATCTGGGACGGCGAGGTCATTGAGGCCCAGGATCGCACGGCCGAGATCGCCGAGGACACCGGATGGGATTTCACCAAGGAGGTCTAGCATGACCAGAATTCGTGACGAGATCGCAGCCATTCTTGAAACTCACGGAGCCGTCTGGCTCACCACCGACAGCGGGGAAGTGTTCGACGTGCAGAAAGGGTGGGCCACGCTCGAGGAGCATGGCATCCGCTTCCCCGAGCGCGGCACCGACGAGATCTTTCTGCCCTACGACAAGATCGAGTCGCCGCAGAAGCCCTCGCCACACCGGGAGCGTTAGGAGGTCGGAGACAACACACCGTGCTCTCGGCAATAGGGCACTGAGCTCGTAAACTCGACCTCGCCCCCGCCGCGATGGGCCAGGGTTTCGACCTTCTCAAGCTGGTTGCCACAGCCGTAGGGACACGGAGAGATTTCAGGACTGGTGATCACCTGAAGACTCCCGGCCCGCATGACGGCCAGAGCTAAGGCTTCCGAAGTACGATACGCCTGGCCGGTCTGTGCATCCCGCATCATCGTGACCTCCTGATGTCCGTTATCACGGTCTTAATGGACCACAAAAATCTGGATGCGCTCACATTGCGAGCTTCTGTGGCCCAAACACGGTTTGCCGCTCAGACGCCCACAATTGGCTTTTGTCGACAGCAGGCATGGTTCACTCGGGCGGCTTGGCCTTTGCTAGAGCGGTTGCCGCGAAGATTAGCGGGCCAGCAACCCATGGCTGATGGGCTAAGGCCAGAAGGAAGATGATGCCGACTGCCGCATTGAAGATGGGCTGCACACCGATCGTCCGCATGGAGCGTCCGACAATCTCGAATCCTGCTGTCACATCTCGGAGCATGGCCACTCATTCCGCCCAGGAAAACGATACCTTGCCGTCATCTCCAACCTTGACGCTTGCACGGGCCTGAAACCCGTCGATCTGTTGACGCAGTTTCTCGGCCTCTTCGTGATGCTGGAGATCCCGTTGCAAGCTGGCAAGGAATTGTTCTTTGAGGTGGCCGGGATAGTTCTCGACAAGCCACTGCGTTATCAGCTTGGAATTGCCCGACTCGATCATATCCCGGAGTTCTTCAACATCATTACTATGATCGGTGACAAAGCCATCGACTGTTGCTGTCGGATGGCGATCACAAATGATGCGGCCATTGTACAGCTCGGGGGATTCGGGAGTCATCTCAAGCCATTCCAGATCATCATTTGAGAAGACGAGCGGATTGTTGAGGTCGTTTCGGAGGTCGCCGTCTGCTAAGTTCGCTCGGGCGATTATCCTCCCACACTCGCGGCATTGCCATGTAACCTGCTGGGACTCAGTTCCCATGTTCCTCGCCTCCTTGTTTGCTAGGAACCAAGGTTGCTCGGATCCGATCTTCACAGGCCAGTTCACTCTTGCAGTCGCTGAAATCCGGGTCGATCTCGCCCAGGTAGCGGATGAGCGAGCGAATGATCCACGACTTGTTGAACTGGCTGGTCGCCCGCTTGCCCTTCATGGCAAGTAGCTGCAGGATTTCGTCCTCGGTCGGGCGGACCTGATAGACCTTCCCGATGGCCTCCTCGTCGAACGGGCCCGCCTGTTCGGGGCGCTGGTCGAGCGAGTGGACGCTGCCCTTCATACCGCGACTCGGCATCGGCCCATCACCTCGCTTGCCAGGGCGCGAAAGTCGGCTGAGGCCGTCGAGTCCGGCGCATGCTCGCAAATGGCGAGCCCGGCAGACGGGGCTTCTTCCAAACGGACGGTCTTGCGGATCTCGGTGTTGAAGACGTGTGGGGCGATCGACGGATCGTCACGCAATCGCTCTACCGCATCCGACATCAGCACGGTTGCATAGCCATTCCGGCGCGGCTCGACCCGATTGAGCACGATGCCGAGAACGTCGGCCTCTACGACACCGCGCTCACGCAACGCCTCCAACTCGCCCCGAAACCAACCGAAGCCCTCGAGGCTGTAATAGTCCGGCAGCACCGGCACGACAATGTGGTTCGAGGCGGCGATCGCGGCCACGGTGAGTTGCGCCATCGCCGGCTGGGTGTCAATGATCACAGCATCATAGGAACCTCGGATGCGATCAAGCAAGTTTGCCAGCATCCTTGTTCCATCCGGCTCGCTCCACATCTCGAAAACGGCCTTCGCCAGCTTCGGGTGCGCGGGCAAGAGGTCGCGGTTCGACCCGACGTTTCGACAGAGCACGGCTTCGATACCACGTCTCGAGAGCAGGGTGTCGTCGATCGAGGCCCGCAACTCAAACGGGTTGACGCCGCAGTGCAGGGTCGTGCTTGCTTGCGGGTCCATGTCGACACAGAGCACGCGGTTCCCTTGCTCGGCCAACGCCGCCCCGAGGTTGACCGTCATCGTGCTCTTTCCGACACCGCCCTTCCAGTTCGCCACGGTGAACGTCTCCGTCATGCCACCCTCCTATGATCCAAGGATACTGCGATGCTAGCTTGGAAGGTTCCTGGGAACCAAGGACAGTTGTCTCATAGCTCCCAATCTTCCGAAGGATCGACTTCGTCGATGACTTCCCGCAGCCGGTCGCAGGCTTCGTTGATCTTGCTCACGGTGTCGGGATCGAGCGAAGATTCGTTCTCGAGATCTTGCTGGATGCCGGTGAGCAGTACGATGACATTGGAGATTCGGCCCCGATATTCGGCTCGCCCGCGCAGCGAGATGCCTTCTTCACTCATCGTTGCCCCGCAGCCGCTTGACCTCATCGAGCAGCCAGCGGATGTCGCTTGGCGCGTGCGCGATGAACTCCCGATCCACTTCGCGGATGATGCCCTCGGCGTCGGCGTAGACGATCAAGCCGATGTTGTCTTGGGCGGAATAGATGTAGTGGCCGGGATCTTCTTGCTCGTAGCCTTGTCCTCGATGCCACGGACCCTCTGTCGCCGCGTGCAGCCGGGCTTCTATCTCTTGGAGTTCATCGCTTGCCGAAATTTCGGCCCGGAGATGGCGAAGTTCTTCGAGCTTCGCGCGGGATCGTTCCCCAGTCTGACCCGAAAACGCATCGGCTTGTTCCTGGCCTACCCAATAGCGAATCTGCTGGTCGATCAGTGCGACAACGTCCTCAACGGTCAAGCTGACCTCCTTCTTCATCGCCATACTCCGACACGATTGCACGTAACGCCGAGTTAAGGCGGGTGGACATGACCTGCGTCGCCGGACCCAATCGGGCTTCGGTTGGCCCTCTCGGCAAGGTGAAATCGACACCACAGGTGACACAAAGGTGGGTCGGCCCTTCGTAGTTATCGGCTTCTTGGGTCTCTATCCATACGGTCTGATGGCCGCAAGCGGGACAGAAAAGCTCCGATTCTTCCCAAGTGTGGTGATTTTCATCCACAACTTTGCGCCCCCGGTAGGTGATGACACCGTTGATCTGCCGCTCAATGAGGCGGAAGGAGAAAACCCCTTCGCGAAATTCCTTCAAACTGGGTTGTTCCATCTCGTACACGACCCGGCCGTCGTCGGTCTCAATCACAAGTTTGCCGTCCTCGAAGCTCGAGTCGGGATCAGCCCCACGCTTCAGAAACTGCTCCGTCACCTTTAAACGCCGGCAGAACTTGTGTGTTGGTCGAGGGATGGGCAGGCTAGGGTCGATCGGGTTCATGTGTGTAACACGCTCCAATCTTCAGTCGCGTCCTCTCTTGCGACCGATGTGGGTTTCTCCTTGTAGCACGTAGCGATGGATCTTCTCGCCGCGCAGCAGGTAGCGGACGATGGCCTCGGCGGCTGGAAGTTACTCTCTCAACACCACCTTGGTCAGAACGAAACGCGGGCTGGCAGAGACGACAGGAGCTGAAAGGGGCCTCTCAACACCACCTTGGTCAGAACGAAACATCCCTCTAGGAGTTCTCTCAACACCACCTTGGTCAGAACGAAACCCCCGCCCGCCATACTTGCCTATGTGAGCGGGTTGCATACCCCGAAATCGTCGCCCCGCAGCGGGACCGCTCTCAACGTCACAAGCAGACGCTCCTCTACTGTTGCGCGCTAAGAGAGTCGTCGACCCCGGCCCTGTTTACAGAATCGAGGGCTGACGACCTCCAGCTTCAAGGTGGTGTTTCGGCGAGAGATGCCGTGCCGCGTGGGTCTTACCGACACCGAATTCGCCCTGGGGCCGTGAGAGTGCGACCCTGTTTGCGCCTTAGAGCAGCGCATTTTCCAATACCTTCCGGTCCGTATCCTGATTGCCGTTCTCCGATACTGCTTCTTACTCTTTACGCTTCTTGCGCCCTTTGACTTGCTTCTGGATTGACTCCTTGATCTTCGGATAATCTGCCGACGCGAGAATCCAGCTTGCGTTGAGATCGGCGTCGCAGGTGAATCCGCACTCAGGGCACTCGAACTCAGGGAAACCGAACTCTTGGCGATACTCCCAGTCAAAGTCGAAGTTGACCGTCCAGCAATGCGAGCAGGTGCGCGAATTGTAGAACCCGGGCACCTTCTGTAAGGCAATCGAGTCCCGCTTGCATTGATGTTCGAGCAAGTCATAAATGCGATGGTATGGGAATTTCGCGTGGGCCTTCGTTCCTAGCCCCGTCAAGTCCTCAATGCGGATCAGCGTCGGCTTTTCGCTCATGCGCGCCATGCCCATGATCTCGGACACAAACCGGCGAGCAAAGTCCTCTTGCATGTTCTGGAAACGGTACTTGGCAACCGCGTGACCGTCGAAGCGGTCCCGCTTGCCATGCCCGCCACGCCAAGGCTGCACGCTCACCTGTTGGCGCACCTTATACTCGAACTCCCGATAGTTGCGAAGGCGACGGAACGGCATTGCCAGTTCGTTGAGCCAGACATGATCCGAACCATTCGGCAACGGTTCGCTGAACGCGACGCACGTTCGGAAGTCCTGACCGATATCAATACCAATGATGAACTCGCCTTCATCATAACGCGGGGCCATGTCCGTGAGGAAGGCATACGCCATGCGGAGTTCCCATCGCCACATGCCGCCCTTGCGAGTCAAAGCCAACTCGCAGTTGCCAAGCGGGTCCGGGTTGTCCACGACCTCATCTAAAGCGGCAACCCGCTTGGCGGCATCGCCCTTGCGCTTATCAGCCGCCTTGCGGAGACCCTTCGTGTCGAGTTCCAATTCAGCGGGTTCCCGATCAGAGAATATGTCGAGATAAGCGACGTGCTGGCCGTTGCGCTGACCAATAGAAACACCGCGTTTCCGCGACACCCCCGATTCGCCCTCATACGTCTTGGCCGGGCGCATCACCAGAGGCACATCGCCTGACTGCGGGATACGTCGCTTGCCGGATAGAATCTCTTTGCCAGACTTGCCTTTGACCAGAGAGCGCACCTTGCTCTTGACCGTATCCCGTGTGTCCGAGTTGAGAGACGGGGAAAGACTCTTGAGGTCTTGCTTCCCCGAACCGGATACATCAGTTCCCGCCGCATCAGCAAACAATCGCCCGACGAGATAAGGGAGTGAATCGTCAGCGACGGCTTGGGCTTGGCTGAGGGCCATCTCCAAGCCAGCGTCATCCATCAGCGAGCGGCCCTTGAACTTATAAGTTTCCGTTACCCACTTTTTGCCTTCGGGCGGTTTGCGCCTCATATCTAGATCACCAATAGCATCATAACATACTCATACGAACGTGTCAAGGGCTTGAGCGCAATCCGCCACCATGCTACACTGCTTATCATGAAAGTGCGTGTTGCCGTATCGCTCGATTCCGATATAGCCGAAGCGATAAAGGCCGTTGCCCAACGAAAGGGCATTTCGGTTAGCTCGGTTGTGCAACGCGCTTGTTATGAGGACCAAGATATTAAGGCTGCACTCTCACAGCCTAAGAGCGAGTGAACGTTGTCAGTAAGACCCGGCAGCGGCATGGCAGCTCTCGCTAAAGTCTTTACTGAGAGCAACCATGGCACCGAACAGGGCGATGACATGAACCCACTCCGTCTCGACATAGAGATGGATACCGACGGAGAGCATCGTGATCGCCAATCCGGTAATTCGTATTGCCTCCATGTGGTCGGCTCCCCATGAGGCAAATCGCTGGATCATTGCAGTTGAACCTCCAAATCCTTCTTCACCATCTCCTTCATCTCAGCCCAAGCGGTACGCTCCTCCTCGGCAAACACCTCTTGAAGGGTCGAGTCTGTCGACATCTGGCACCAGAACGCCCAACTGAATACCTTCCGGGCATGGACGGGGGTTAGGTCAAGGCTGGTCTGCTCGATGAACCCATGTTTGAAATGGGTCGCAGTATCCCTCCCCGAGAATTGCTCGATCCGCCATGTCACGCTTTTCATCTCGGGAATCCAGGAACCGGCTTCCCACCGAGACCACGGGTGTCGTTGCCATCGTTGCTGACGGTACGTT